AAAATTCGTACCACGAAGCTAAAATTCGTACCACGAAGCTAAAATTCGTACCACGAAACTAAAATTCGTACCACGAAACTAAAATTCGTACCATAAAATCTCCAAAAATTTGACAACTCCTCAAAATTATGTTATACTACTAATGTAAATAAAAAAAGGAGACCTGTTTCGTCGTTGACGAAGCTTAATGTCATCAATGGCAAAAAATCGACTTAATTTAGACTTCTCACTCCCTACCAACGTAGAGCGAGTGGAATTCATTGAAAAATATTTGGCACTTCCTCAATGGAAGATTAACCCACTCACCCCCGATGAACTCGAAACCATCGGCAATTATCTTCTTTATGGCAAGGATGCCGACGACAAAAATGCTGTCCAACATAAAGAAGTCCAAATCGCCACCCGCTATGGTACATGGGATCGCAAAGAAGAAGAATCCTACGAGGCAATCCTCGAGAATCCCTCCTTCAATGAAAACCAAATCTTTCCCATTAATGCACCAGCCGCACCCAAAGTACGCAGAGGAACCTTCTCCCGAGAAGAAGCATCCCTCAACCCCGAAATGCTTGCCCTTCTGGAACCACTCTGGGAAAAAATCGATACACTTGACCTTCTCCTCAACTGCTATGACCTGCGGCACGGCAAGCGCAAAAAACCTATTCGCCCCGAATTACTCGAAAAATTCACCAAAGAACAAATTGCCGAAGCGCACGAAAAGGCCGCTCATCTCAACCAGTACCAGTATCTAAAGCGTCGACATCTTCTCGTTGAGTATCGAAGTGAACAATACTCAATTCGCGATTCCTTCATCGATCCTGTCATGAACACTCAAATACTGCGGCGGCCTGCTGAATATTTAGTTCCCGAATTTGACGCAGAAATTCCTGTATTCCCATTTGGGTTGAAAAACGGCAATCGTGCCGCAGAAATTTTCTTCCATCCTTTCGAGGAAGTCCACACAGAAATCTACAATGATAATGACTTCAAGATTATCTCGGATTATCTTTGGAAAGAAAAACCCTCGTCTTCCCTTTTCTTCGACTTCTCCAACCCCGCCCATGTTGCAGAACTCTACTTGGGCTTCTATGATATCACCTTTGAAGAAATCGAAAAAGAAAAACACTCTGCGCTTCTTGAAACACTTAAATTTTATGAAGAACAAACTTATCTGGAACCTTATCAATTAGAAATCCTTCACATGAAAGCAAAAAAATATAAAAATCAAGAAATCGCAGAATACATCAATAAAAAATACTCTAAAACCTACACCGCCAATTATATTTCCACTATCTTCCGACAAAAGGTTATTGGCAGAATCTGTGATACCGCGGCCTATCACATAAAATTAATGGAAAATGTATTCTTTGAAGAAAACTTCAAGAAGTGTAATTGTTGCGGCAAATGGTACTTAATAGATAGTAATAACTTTGTGCGTAAAGCGAATTCATCAGACGGTTTCGCCTCTAAATGTAAGATTTGCGACAAGAAAGACCGTCAACGCCGCACAGCAAACAAGAGGTAAACAACTAATGAACTTTAATATAAAACAAAAAGACCAATCAAAGTCTTTTGAAGAATTTTTAATACTTGTCAGCAAACTCAACGCAATTGAATTTTTGGGCCTAACCAAGATTCTCTGCGTACCATTGCTTGACGGAGAACGTGATCGAGATTTTGCAGATTTGCTCGATGACGTCCTTGATCGTTTTGAAAAATGCGGTCGGCCGCAACGTCGTGAGATTCTTCGTGCTTTGCGCGCCGCCACCAAAAACAAATAAATGGGCCTTGCTCCTAGAATGCCCGGAGTTCGGGCTTCTTTTTTAACCAAAACCTGCACTTGTTGCGGCCAAGACCATCCTGCCGCACACTACATCAAAAGCAAATCAGTTCTTGCGGCCGATGGCTTCGCGGATGTTTGTAATGATTGCATCAACCGCATTCTCCGTGAAAACGACTTTAATTGGAAAATTGTCAATCAAATTTGCGCCGCACTAAACATCCCCTTTATCCCCAAAGAATGGACACGCTTTTTAGATGAAAATCCTGATGATGCTTTCCAACGGTATGCCGCGGTATTCTTTAAGGAAGAGTATGAACACCTAGACTGGGGGATGTATTTTGAGGAGTTCAAAAAACTTGAAAAGATGGAACTCATTGAACAGGAATTACCCCTCATTCAAGAAGAACACTTGAGGAAAATGAGGGATAAGTGGGGGGCTAATTATTCGGAAGAAGAACTTTCCTATTTAGATACGCTGTACAATGGTATGTTACAGAGTCAAAACGTTAATGGTGCTCTCCAAGTTGACCAAGCAGAAAAGCTGTGTAAGATTTCTTTAGAAATTGATTCACGTATTCGCGCAGGCACTGATTTTGACAAGATTCTTGCTTCGTATGACAAATTGGTCAAAATCGCAGAATTTACTCCAAAGAACGCGAAGAATGCTTCGGATTTTGATTCAACCGGAGAATTGTTCAAGTGGTTAGAGAAGAGGGGTTGGAAGAATAAGTTCTACGATAACGTCACTAGAGATGTAGTAGACGAAACATTGAAGAACTTTCAAGCTTTCAACCAAAGACTCTACACTAATGAAACTGGTATCGGCGAAGAAATCACTCGCCGCATAGAAGCCTTGAAGATTGCGGCCGATACTGAAAATTTGTATGATACTGATAAGACTTACGACCTTGATGCTTTTGAAAATGAAGCTTTCAATGAGCTTTATAGTGATGAAGAATTTGAGGTGGATGTTTAATGAGTAATGCTTTTTTATCAACTAATACCGCGGCCATTGAAGAAGGTAAACTAAAACTTGCAATACGCGACGGTGTCGAACTAGAAAAAGGTGTAGTTATCACAGAAGAATATCTGAAGCAACACGAAGATTTATTCATTCAATATGCCGAGCTTTTTACTGCTTACCCAGACCTTTATCTAGATATAATTAAACCAGTTGATTCAAACTTTGAACTTTTCTTTTATCAAAGAATTGTATTGCGAGCGCTCATGCGTTATAAGAGTATTTACATTACTGCTTGCCGTGCTTTCTCAAAATCTTTTATTACTATTCTTGGTATGATGTTGCAATGCACTTTTATGCCAGGTACTAAACGATTTATCTGCGCTCCCAATAAAAATCAATCTGCACAAATTGCAAAAGAAAAAATTGTTGAAATTTATGACCATTGGCCGCTTTTGAGAAAAGAAGTGATAGGTGGTGAAATTTCAGATACTCCGGGTAACTTCGGTAAAGATTATGTTACGCTTAAATTTAGAAATGGTTCTGTGCTTGATGTTGTTGGCGCTTTGGACTCCACTCGTGGTGGTCGTCGCCATGGTGGGCTGATTGATGAGATTCGTGACCATGAAGAAGAACCAATTAATGAAGTTGTTCTCCCTCTCATGAACGTCTCACGTCGTCTTCCCGATAATACAGTCAATCCCAATGAACCAAATCAGCAACAAATAATGTGTACATCAGCCGGAGTCAAAACTTCATTTGCTTTTGATAAATTAATTGATGTTTTTGAAAAATCAATTATTGACCCAACAAAAGCAATCAATATCGGCTGTGATTATCGAATTCCTGCAAAACATGGACTTTTAGATAAAGACTACATTCGTGACCTTCAAATGTCACCTTCCTACGATGAAGAATCCTTCGCCCGCGAATATCTTGGTATTTGGACTGGTGGTTCTGAGGAATCCTGGTTCCAATATGACAAACTTCAAAATTACCGTAAATTAAAAAATCCAGAATTACGCGAAATTCGAAGACCCGATAGCAACTATTTCTACTTAATGTCAGTGGACGTAGGTCGTTTAAATGACCAAACCGTTGTTTGCGTTTTCCGAGTTAATATTTTAAATGGTAAATATTATGCTACTTTGGTTAATCTTGTTGTGCTCGGCCGCACCGCCGAAACAAAAACTTTCCATCAACAAGCAATCGACATAAAAAAGATGATTGCGGCCTATAACGTAAAAGAATGCGTTATTGATACCAATGGTCTTGGTGTTGGTCTTGGTGATGAAATGATTCGTCAACAATATGACCTTGAAGGAAACATTCTTCCTGCTTATGGCTTTATTAATGACGATAATTACAAGAAAATTCAACCAAAAGATGCTCCCAAAATTCTTTATGGCATCAAAGCTAATGGACCACTTAAATCACAGATTAACGGTAATGCTTTTTCTAGAATAAACAGTGGTATGGTTCGTTTTTTAATCAAAGAGCAAGAAGCAAAAAATGCCCTCATGGCCACTAAAGTAGGTCAAAAGATGACGCCAGAACAGCGTGTTCGACGCTTGCTGCCGCATGAGATGACCACCAAACTATTTGAAGAAATGTCTAATTTACGTCTTAAACGTACCGGGGCGTCTTTGGATATTGTTCTCGAACCGATTAATACTCGTTTCCCTGATGATAAATATTATTCTTTCGTTTATGGGTTATGGCGTATAAAGGAACTCGAAGAAGAATCAGCTAAGAAGATTCGCCGCCGTGGCGGAGGAGTTAAACGTAAGCTAACTTTCTTCTCAGGAGGTTTTACTTATGGAGAAGGATAATAAGTTTTTATCTGAATTTAAACGCACTTTGGGCAAAAGAATTGCAACTACCCCAAATGCATATGAAGATAATTCATGGAGTTATCGTCGAGTTACAAGAGTTAAAGACTATAGTTTAGAAGAAGTTAAAAAAATTATTGAATCTGGTTCTTTAGAAGAACAACAAAAGCTTTCAAGAAATTACTTTTATAAAGATGGATTTTATAAACGTTTAATAATTTATTACGCCACGATATTAAAATATTCGGGTGTATTAATCGCTAATCCAAGTTTTGGTAAAAATCTCTCCCAAGAACACATCCAAAAACGATATCATTCAGCGCTTGATTTTATTGAACGTGCTAAACTTCCATCACTTTTAACTAATTGTTCTTATAGGGCTTTGGTAGATGGTAGTTACTATGGGTTATTACTTTCTGCGGATAAAAATTCTTTATGTATTTTAGATTTACCTGTTGGATATTGTTCTTCTAATTTTAAGGATATTCATGGAAATGATATAATTCAATTTGATGTTTCTTATTTTGATACAATTTTTGATAAAGCGGCAAGACAAGAAGCATTAGATGTTTATCCTGATTTTATTAGTAATACTTACAGGAAGTATAAAAAAGGTAAAGCAAAGAAATTTGTAATGATTCCTTCTGATGTAGGTATATGTTTCCCCTTCTTTGATGGAAGACCCATTTTCTTGGATGTTATTCCTGCTGCAATTGAGTATGATATGGCGGTTGATACAGAAAGAGAAAGAGATTTAGATGAAATCAGAAAGATTATTGTTCAAAAAGTACCTCATTTAAATGATGGAACTTTATTATTTGAACCTGAAGAAGCAGAAGAAATGCACATGGCGGCCGTCGGTATGTTAAGAGGTAATAAGAATATTTCCGTTTTAACAACCTATGACGATGTTGATGCAATTGTGTCAAAAACTTCTGGTGAGGCTACAACAAATCGCTTAGAGAAGATGGTTCAAAATATTTATGACCAAGCTGGCGTGAGTAAAGAATTATTTGCAGCCAGCGGCAGTTCTTCATTAGATAAGAGTATTAAAAATGATACTGCTTTAATGATGGTATTAGGCAATAAATATTCAGATTTCCTAACCAATCTCATAAATATGCTTTATGCTAATTCAAATGTTAATTTTAAATATACAATTTTACCAATTACTTGGTATAATGAAAAAGAATATGTTGAAGAAAGTTTTAAACTTGCTGGTATGGGCTATAGCTTCTTAATTCCCTCAATGGCATTGGGACTGACTCAACGGGATTTAGTTAACATTAAAATGCTTGAGAACGACGTTTTAAAATTAGAAGAAGTATTAATTCCTTTACAGACTGCTTATACTCAAACTGCTGAAAGCGCTGGTCGCCCAGCGAAAGAAGGAACAGAACAATCTCCTAAGACAATTAAAAACAAAGAGTCACAGGAAAAAACTGGACAAGGAGGCTCTAAATGAATTTTGATAAAATAAAAGAGTTTCCAGTTGTTATATACAATAATTTAGAAGAATATAATAAAGTACTTTCTAAAGCTCGTGTACGTATTTTTTATAAAGGGCACAATCGAAATGGTACTTATATAACAGATGAATTTGCTGAAAAATTATTAAAAACTCTACCCTATGCACCAATAAAGGGCATCTACGAAGATGGCGACTTTACTACACACGGAGAGGCCCGCACCGAAGGTCGGGCATATGGCGTGGTTATGGGGCCAGATGATTTAGATTTTTCTTGGGAAACTCATTTAGATGAAGATGGAATAGAGCGTGAATATGCTTGCGCCAACGTACTTCTTTGGACAGGTCTTTATGAAGAAGCCAAAGAAATTCCTGGCAAAAGCCAATCAATGGAGCTTTATGAGCCTTCTATTCAAGGTTCAGTAATTATACGTGATGGACGTAGATGTTTTGAATATACCGATGCTTGTTTCTTAGGCTTGCAAGCATTAGGTGAATTAGTTGAACCTTGTTTTGAAGGAAGCGCCTTTTATAGTCTCTATACTTCTTTAAAAGAAACTTTAGATAATATAAAAGATTTTACTTTAAAACAAGATGATAATAAAGGAGGACAAGCTGAAATGCATAATGTAAATTTCAAGCTTTCTGACTCAGAAAAGCATAGTGCTATTTTTATGGCACTTAATCCTTCTTTTAATGAAGAAGGCAATTGGACAATTACTTATACCGTACTTGATGTTTATGAAAAGTATGCTCTTTGTTATAATTATGAAGCTGGTCAGTATGAGCAAGTTGACTATATTAAAGATGATGCCGCTGATGTAGTAACAATCGGTGAGCGTCGCAAGTGCTTCATAGTTGACATTACTGAAAGTGAAAAGGCTGCCCTTGATGCTCTCCATGCAATGAATGGCGGTACTTTTGAAATGGTAAACGAAAATTTCGTTGCTGCAAATTCTTTTGATGAAGATAGACAGAATTTTGAATCAAAAATTGAAGAACTTAATACTTCAGTTTCTACTTTAACAACAGAAAAGGGAGAAATTCAGACTCAATTAGACGCAGCGAATAACTCTCTTAATTCTTTAAAGACTGAAAACGAGCAACTAGCTCAATATAAGCTTGATAGTGAAAATGCTCAGAAGCAGACTGTTATTGATCGTTACAGCGAACTGCTTGATGATAGTATTATTTCCAAATATACTGAAAATCTTGGTAATTATACTGTTGAGTCTATTGAGAAGGAATTAGCTTTTGAATTAGTTAATACTAATCCTTCAGTTTTCACTAAGACACCTCAGTTCATTCCTAAGGATGTTCCTACTGATGGTTTGTCAGAAATTTTATCTAAATACAAGAAATAATTTTGGAGGAATATAAATGGCTACCAAAAGATTTACAATTGAAGGTTACGGTCAAATTGAATTAAATAACGTCGCTTTCCGTCGTGATGGCCGCATTGAGACACAGTGCCATCTTGATGCTACTGATTTTGAAACCCTTCCTGCCGAGAACGGTATGCTTTTAGCTATTGACCGTGCTAATCGCGTAGTTCGCTTCCCTGATGCTGGCGAACTTCTTCCTATCGGTTTACATTATTCTACCGAGCATATGTATGATGAGCGTCTACCTGGTCTGAAGAACTTCTCTTTAAAGCGTGGTTCTTTCTTACCCCGTATGGGCCTGCTTGCTGTTGGTGATAAGTGGACTACTAATTGCCTCTGCTATGACGATAGCGAATTTACTGATGATGATGCTCTGATTGAAGCTCTTGAAGCTTGCAAGGAGACTCCTGTTTATGGTGGTCTCGATGTTGATGGTGGCGCTACTAAGCTGTCTGCTACTCAGCCTGCCTGGGGTCCGGTGCTTAAGGTTGTTGAGTTTACCACTATGCCTGACGGCCAGCCTGGTGTAATGCTTCAGGCTCTTAAGGCTTAATCTTAATAGGAGGAATTGAGAATATGACTATTCAACAGTTAAAAGATTTAGCTCGTCATGCCGCTCGTGGTACTGCTCCTGCTAATTTTGAATGTGAAAATGTTAATGCTGCTCTTGCTGATGGTCTTAAAGAACTCTGTGGTTCTGTTAATGATTTCATGCGGAACAAGTATGATATTTATGAAATAATTATTAAAAACGCTGATGAAATCGTTCCTAACAAGGTTATTGATGCAGTTGGTGCTTTTGCTGAGGTGCAGCGTGTTCCCCAGGGACAGAAAGCTATCTTCAAGCGTGGTGTTATGGGTAAGAATCGTGCCCGCAAGTTCCTGACCCAGGTTGGTCTTTCTGGTGTATATGAGACATTCCGTCTTGACACTGACACCTTCACCCTTGAAGGAAAGGCTGTTGGTGGAGCTATCACCATGGACTTCGAGCGTTTCCTTGATGGTGCTGAAAGTCTGAGTGAATTAATGGATGTTCTTACCGAAGGTCTTACCGATGCAGTATTTGGTGAAATTCAGAAGGCTCTTATCGCCGCAGTTGATGCAGTTGGTCGTCCTGCTGCTAACAAAGTTATCTTTGCTGGTTTTGATGCTGAGCAAATGCAGAAGCTCGTTACCACAGTTAAGAATTATGGCCAGAGCGTTGTAATTTTTGCTTGTCCTGAATTCATTGATGCTATGGGTCCTGATGCTATTGTTCCTGCCGTTTCTGGCGCTCAGGGTGTTTATCATCCCCAGGATATCGACCGTATTCACAATGTTGGCCGCATCAATCTTTTCCGTGGTACTCCTATTATTGAGATTCCGCAGTCTTATCTTGATGAAAGCAATACCAAGACTTGGATGAATCCTCAGTTCGCTTACATTCTTCCTTCTGGCAAGGAAAAAGTTGTTAAGGTTGTTCTTGAGGGTGATACTCAGATGTATGACTTCGTAAACCGCGACCAGTCTGTTGAAGTACATGCTTATAAGAAGATGGGTGCTGCTATTATGCATCATCACAATTGGGCTGTTTATCAGAATACTGCTATTGCAGATACTTCTGAATTCCCTTACCCCAATCTGTAATTGTTAGTTAAAGGGGAGAGGTAACCCCTCTCCCTTATTTTATATAAATATAGGCGTAAAAAGGAGTAATTAAATATGACAGATAATGTTTTTGTAGTAAGTACTGTTAATGGTAATGTAGGTTTTTCTATTCCTGAATTAAGATTTAAGAGGATTTGGCAGAAGAAAAAGGCTAGGTTCCCCGTACCGAAGGATGTGCTTCGTGAAGCAATTTTTAACCCTGGTGTTTCTTATCTTTTTGAAAAGGGTATTCTTTATATTGAGGATTTAGATTTTAAGAAAGAAATTGGTTTGGAGCCTTATGATGCAGTAAAAGAAACTATTGTTTTACTTGAAGATAAAATGATTGAACGTATGTTGACTAATATGCCTATTGCTGAATTTAGAACAGAGTTTAAAAAACTTACTGATATTCAGATGAAGGAAGTTGCTCAGTATGCTGTTGATCATGCCATGATTGATATGAACAAGGCTGAAATTATGAAGAGTCTTTGCGGCATGGATGTTTTAAAGATTTATAATTTAAAGAAACAAAATGAGGAGGTTCTGCCTGATGAAAATGGTAATGACTCCTTACGAAAGAGTATTTAACGCTTTTTTAGCAAAAATTCTCGATGATGAATGGGCGCATTGGGAATGGGAAGAAGTTCAAATTGACTTGAGGGAGTTATTAGAGGGAGGAATTCCTTGGTTTAAATTCCCAAGAGTTGATTTAGATAGGAATGATGAAGGGTTTTATGCTGAACTCGGCCCTGAAGAAATCCAAATCTTGGCTACTTATATGAAATGTGAGTGGTTAAATCGCACTATACTTTCTTGGGAGAATATTAAACCTCTTTACGATGAAAGAGATTTTTCACAAGCGAATTTGCTTGATAAATTCAATGAAACACTTGAAAATGAAAAGAAAAATGCTTTACGTTTAGAGGCGGTTTATTATCGCTCTATTAAGGGTAAACCTTTTAAATATTCTCGTCTTGCCAGCCGCGTAGATTAATGCTTCCTGATGTAATTGAAGCAAGCAATAATAAGCTAAAAAGTCGTCTTTTTGGTTTATTAAGAGAGTATGAAAGAGGGAGAGAATGGGAAAAGTTTCTGGATTCAATTTTGATTGAATTAATGGGTTATTCAGAAGAAGAAAAGACGATTAACTATTACATACTTTTCCATAAACTTAGCTCTCTTAAATATTTAAGTTACAAGTATTTCAGAACTACAATCTTTGATTGTATGACCTTAGTGAGTAAAATAGGCGATGAAATACTTTGATGATGTTTATCTACGGCGATTAAATAGATTTGGATATGACTATCAAACAAGAGTTCAGAATAAACGTGAATTAGAATTTGAGAATCTATTGAATAAGTCAGTTTATAGAATTGATTTTTCATATAAGAATAAGATAATTCCTGCGTGTTTTGAACCTGACAAACAGGATGAAACACAAGTAACTTTTGATTTATTAACAAGAGTTGAAACAGAAATTGATCAGGGTGAAATTCTTTTTATTCCAGATAAAAGAACTGGTGATTTGCGGCCATGGCTTGTTTGGTATCAAGAGGATTTAGTTGATAGAGGGTATAACAATTATAAAATGCTGAGAATGACCCATGAGATTCATTGGGAATATGAGGGTCATAAATGTTGTAGTTATGCTTATCTTTATGGTCAGCAGAATAATATGTTGAAAAATGAGGTTAGATCACGTTCTCGTATGGATGTTCTTTATGCAGAAAATTTGAAATCCAACTTCTTAGTAATGCCGAGGAATGAATTCATCAGAAAAGATGTAATTATTGAAGCTGGTAAACCTCCGTTCTTAGAGCATTATCAAGTTACTGGTTACGATTTTAATTCTTCACTTGGTGTTGAATATGTAACTATTGACCCAACATATATTCATGATTTATCTACTCCGCCGCAACGTGGGGAAGAAGATATACCTGATAACAAAGAACCTTATAATGAACCAGATGACTTCTTCTGGTTAGATGGTGGTGAAGATCAATAATGGCAGGAATTAAATATTTAAATGAATTAGGTGAAAATCTTCAAAAGATTATTAAACGATTAATGGGAAACCAAACTTTAATGAAGTATTTGTATTATACTGATAAAGACCCTTTAGATAATCCAGATTTAACCGATGACGAAATTCGCCATAAAGTTTATCAAAAGTTAGTTAAGATTGTTCCCAAACTTGATAATGAGGAAAAAGCTAATTCAGTAATTGCTTTAAAGGTAATTAGCGGAGTAAAAAATCCTGAAAATCAAGAATTTAAAAATTTATCCTTAGGTATTGAAGTTTTTGTGCCTTTAAGTCAATGGATTTTAAAAAGTGATAATTTACGTCCCTTTTTAATAATGGGAGAAATACAAAAATCATTAGAAGGAAAAACTATTAATGGTTTAGGTCGAATTGAAGGTGGGGATTTTCAGTCGAATTTTAATACCGAAGAAATCTCTGCTTTTGAAATGTTTTTCGATATAGTTACTTATGATTGATTTAAATGGATTTTTAGCAATTCCTTTTTCTTATAAAGGAAAATGCAAAATTTATCCACCCACAGTGCGGCAGACGCTATCAGATGAAATGTTTCCACAATATAGGAGACTTTTAACAATTAGCCAAGAAGAATTAGAAGATGAGTTTACACGCGCCGCAAAGGGTAATTTAAAAGAAACAGTTCCTTCTGTATATGATTATTTGTTTATAAATATAAAACAAGATAAACGATTTGCGACAGTTGCAAAAAAAGCTTTTGAATTCTTTTTGCATGAGGAAGTTAATTTTCTTCCTGAACCAAAAATAGTGGTTATTGGCAGTTTAGAAAAAGAAATTAAAAAAGCTAAAAGTGTGGAAAAGCTGAGATTAATTAAAGAGGATGAATTTTTAGAATTCCAAAATGCGGTTCGCCGCTCTTTAGGTGACAAACCTCTTGAACCACCTAATCCCAATGAACATCCACGAATTAAAGCAATGAAAGCAAAAGCCCGGTATAGAGATTACATTAAAGCGAAGAAAGGTTTAGGTATTGATTTTGGTACTTTACTTGCTTCAATTTGTTGTATGAATATGGGTTTAAACCCACTTAATATCGGAGAGATTAGTTATGCATCAGTGAAAGTATTAGTTGATACTTATCAAGAAAAAGAAAAGTATGAAACTGAGGTTCGTTACTTACAAGCTGGTGCCGACCCGAAAAAAATAAAACCAAAATATTGGATTAGACAATTAGATAATTAAGGAGGCTATTTTAGATGGCTGGTATTGATATTCTTGCTAAGTACGGCATTAAAGAAGTTGCTGATGTCGTGTTTTATGAATTAAACAAGCTTGGTGAGCCCGCTTTCCCTGTTCTTTATCTAGATACTCTTAAAGTTTCTACAATTGAACAGACTGCTGAGAGTTCTGATGCTCGTGGTGGTAAAGGTAATGCTGCTCTTATTTCTTGGGACTATGGTAAGGAAATTAACGTAACTCTTGAAGATGCTCTTTTCTCTGCTAAGTCCATGGCTATTATGTTTGGTAATGGTCAGGTTAACGCTTATGGTGATGATACTACTCCTGGTCTTATTATGAAATCAGAAGTTTTTATTGCTAAAGATACTGCTTTACCTACCGCTGCCGAAAGTATTAGTGCTGCAAAGGAAATAAGTGGTTGGAACCAAGTATTTATTGCTCCTGATGGCAAAAAGTATTTAAAGAAGAATCCTAAGTTCTTCCCTGCCGATGCTGTTTTTGCCGATGATAAGCAAGAAGCTTTGGCTAAACCTGTAGCAACTCTTGAAGTAAATAATCGTTATTTCTGTTCTTATGACCTTGAAGTAAAAGGTGCTGTTATTGAAGTTTCTGCTGATTCTTTCCCTGGCACTTATTACGTAACTGGCGATACCTATGCCCGTTCTGAAGCTTCTGGTACTGATGAATTCTTCCAGTTTATTATTCCTAAGGCCAAAGTTCAGTCTGAAAATACTATTACTCTTGAGGCTGAGGGTGATCCTTCTGTATTTAATATGAGCCTTAAGGTTCTTCGTCCTTCTGACGGTAAGATGATGAAGCTTGTTAAGTATGAATTAGTTAATGGAGTAGCTAGTTCTACTGGTACTAATAATTATGATGATATTTATCATAATCATACCTTAATAGTAAATAATATGGCTGATTTAAAAACTTCTAATTCTGGTGAAGAGGTTAGCGGCTAATCAAATCAAATAACAATCAAAGGAGGTTGGTGGAAACCACCTCCTTTTTTTTAATAGGAGAACCCAATGCAAAATTTCGGTGTAACTGATAATTATTCATTCAAAGAATTATACGACGTGTGCTTAAAAGCCACTTATAACATGAAGGTCGGAGATAGAGAATTTGTCCCCAACGAAACAGTATTTGAATTTGACAAAATCTTTATCTCGACCACGCAAGAATTAAAGTCCCATATTGCGGCCCGCGGTGGATTTGATAATCGTGCTTGGGTAAATTGGGATGAGACAAAGGAAGTTGGGTTTTATTTTTCGCAAGGCGTTTTTTCAAAGGCACAGTTTGGATTGTTAAGTAATTCAAGATTAATAGAAGTTCCAAAGAAAGAAATTATTTATGTGCCAATGAAAGAAGAAAAGGAAAGCGACGAAAATGGCGTAATTAAACTAGATCATGTTCCATATTGTGATTTATTTATTTATGAAAAAGAAACTGGGAATCGCATTATGAATTATGGTTTTGTTGATGGTGAATATAATCTAATTAAAATAGATAAGCCTTACGTTGATGTATTGGTGCGTTATTGTTATAATTATGATGATGGCGGCACTGTCATTAGAATTGGTCAAAGACTGATTGAAGGTTATTTACGTCTAGAAGGAAAAACCCGACTTAAAGATGATAATACAGGACGAACTGTCACGGCATTAATCACAATGCCAAGATTTAAATTAATGTCTGATTTATCTATGAGGTTGGGGCCGCAAGCTAATCCAGTTGTAGCAAATTTTTATGGAGTAGCTTATCCAGTTGGCGGAAAGGGCGATAAACAAGTAGTTGATTATATAATCCTCAACCAAGATATAGATGCTGATATGTAAGTATTAAATAGACATTAATTTGATTAATGTCTATTTTTTTTTTTTTTTTTTTTTTTTTTTTTTTATTTTGGAGGGAAGATTGTGGCAAGTAATACTAAAAAAGAAATTAATATATTACTAAGAACCGATATGGATATTGGTAATGCCGCGAAAGAAGCAGATAAATTAAAACAAGTTTTTAGTAAAATTTCTCTTCCTGCGGAAAACGAAACTAAGATAAATAAATTATTCAATAATTTAAATGATGAAATTATTAAATATCAAAATAAATTAAAATCTGGTTTCAAGACAAAAACAGATGTTACTGGACTAGAAAATACTGGTAAAAATATTAATCGAATTTTTGAACAGATTAATTCTGAATTTAGAAAAGTTCAGAAAATGGATTTAGGGGAAATTTTTAAGATTGACCCTAAAGTTCAAGAAGAAATTAATAAAATCAACCAAGAGATAGAAAAGTATAGAAAGAATTTAAGTGAATTAGGTAAAAAGAATAATTTACCCGATTTAACAAATTTTCAAAATCAATTAAAAACTAAGGGTGCGAAAGATAATTCTAAAAAAGTTTTTGATTTAATAGATGAAGGAGAATACCAAAAAGCTTTAGAACTTATCCGAAAACTGCAAAACGAACAGGAAAGATATAAAATACAATTTGAAGGTCAAGGGAAAAACACTGCCAATGTTAAAGCAAACGAAGAAGCTTTTAAAAATTTAGGCGATTCTGTAAAAAAAGTAATTACTGAGGCAGATGGGCTAAATCAAAAAATAAATAATTTAGAATCTCAAAAGACCGATAAAATAACACAAGAATTTACTAATGTTCAAACTTCTATTAATGGTGCTGCAGATGGTTTTGAACGTCTAACTAATGAAACTAAAGGTTATATTAGTGTAGGCAATGCTGCGGCCAATGAAACTCAGCAGTTAAATAAAGAATTAAGTGATATCCAGAATAAAGTTTCGTACTTTTTTAGTTTAACAAATAGTGTTAATCTTTTAAAAAGAACTATACGCAGCGCTTATAATACAGTAAAAGAACTTGATGCCGCAATGACAGAAACAGCAGTTGTTACTGATTTTTCTGTTGGCGATATGTGGGATCAATTACCACGCTACACAAAAGCAGCAAATGAGTTAGGTACAACCACTCTTGGTGCATATCAAACAATGACATTGTTTTACCAGCAAGGCTTAAAAACTAATGAAGTTTTTGAAATTGGTACTGAAACAATGAAAATGGCTCGCATTGCGGGCATGGATTATGCAGATGCTACAAATAAGATGACTGCTGCACTTCGTGGTTTCAATATGGAACTTAATGAAACAAGTGCGCAACGAGTTAATGATGTTTATTCTGAATTGGCAGCAATTACTGCGGCAGATACTAATGAAATTTCTACTGCTATGACGAAAACTGCATCAATTGCAGATTCTGCCAACATGGAATTTGAAACTACTGCGGCTTTCTTATCGCAGATTATTGAAACAACTCGTGAATCTGCTGAAACTGCTGGTACGGCGATGAAAACTGTTATAGCCCGTTTCCAGGAATTAAAGAAAGATCCTGCTGAAATTGGTGAAGTTGACGGTGAAATTGTTGACGCCAACAAGATTGAAACTGCATTAAGAACTATTAATGTAGCACTTCGTGATACTAGTGGCCAATTTAGAGATTTGGATGATGTATTCATTGAAATTGCAAGTAAATGGAATACTTTAGATACTAATACTCAACGTTATATTGCTACTATGGCGGCTGGCTCTCGTCAACAATCTCGTTTTATTGCAATGATGAGTAACTATGACCGTACAATGGAATTGGTTAATGCGGCTAATAATAGTGCAGGTGCGAGTCAAAGGCAATTTGAAAAGACTACTGAAAGTTTAGAATCAAAGTTAAATAAGTTAAAAAATGCATGGGATGCATTTACAATGAGTTTAACTAATTCAGAAGTTATTAAATTTGGTGTTGATTTATTAACTAATTTTTTAACCATCATAAATAAACTTATTGATGGAATTTCTGGCGGAAATGGTTTAATTAAAAGTATTTTAAGCCTTGGCATAGCTTTTGGTGGACTGAAGATTGGTAAAAATTTAATTATTGGTTTATCAAGTGATATAGCCAAAGTTTTTAAAAATGCTGGTAAAGATGGAGCAAATGCTTGGTCGAATGGTTTAGCCGAGGGTTTTAAATCATCTGGCAAAAATTTACAAAAAACTGTAAAAAATATTTTTAGTAAAGATTTCTGGTCAAATAATTTTAAAGGAATATTTGAATCAGATAAACCTTTTAATGATTTTAGTAAATATTTAAATATTGATGGGTTAAAAGCGGATATAGAAATTGCAGAAGAATTAAAAGATTTTGAAGAAGTTGGAAGATTAAAAACTGAATTAGCGAAAACAGAAGATTATTATAATAAAATTTTAAATTCTTCTAAAACACAACAAATTGCTTATAATGCTGCTGTTCGTGCAGGAATTCCATTAGATCAGGCTGAGAACATTTTAACCAGTAAGCAATCAAAAGAAGAATTAGCTTTAGCTTTGGCAAGAAAGGCTGGAAAAACCGCGGCCGACGAAGAAACAAGAGCGCAAGCCGGTTTAATAATTGCGGAACAAACTCATTTACAATTTTTAAAGATGGGATTGTTGCAAAAAGTAAAATATATCGCCATCAGTCTATTTGCTTCTAAACAAAAAAGAGCAGAAGCAATAGTTACTATGGGACTTGCCACCGCAGAACAGGTTGCAACTGGTGCGACCACTGGATTGGCCGCCGCAATGATGGCTCTTCCCATTGGTTGGATAGTCGCGGGTCTTGCCTTAGTTGCTGGTGCTTTTTATGCAATTTGGAAAGCTTCTCCTGCTCAACAACTTAAAGAAGCTCAAGAAGCTGCAGAACAAGCAGCAACTGCGGCGGATGAATTAGCAGATAAATACAACAATTTAAAAACTGCTCTTGATGAAATTGGTGAGAAAAAAGATAATCTTGAAGAACTCACTAAAGGCACTCAAGAGTGGAAAGATGCTGTCTTTGAATTAAATCAGCAAGTGCTTCAATTAATGAAGGATTTTCCTGAATTAGCGGCTTTTGTTGAGAATGTTGATGGTGTTTTAACTATTAATTATGATAAATCAACTGGTGGTCAAACTGCTGATGATATTGTTGATAGTGCTTATGAACAGCAAGTAAGAGCTTCCTCTGCTGCTATTGGTGCGGAATTAAAAGTTATTGAAAAAGAATTAACTGTTGAACATTCTGACTTAGGGTTATACTATACTAGTGCCATGATGAAGGGTGATTCTGTGGCAGCACCTCGACAAATTACTGAATTATTATCTCAAGCAATTACTAATGGTGAATTAACAGGATTAAAAGATTCTGATAAAGTAGAAGATATAAATAGTAATCGAGAAATAATAGAACAATTTTTAAAAGATTCAGGATATGAATATCTTACTAAATATGGTTCTACTCTATCTTCTGTTTATGCTTCTAATATAGAAGAATTAAAAGCTTTTGGAGTTAGTATTCATGAAGCAGAAGTACGAACTAATTCTTATTATTCTGCTTTGTCTGCTAATGCTGATCAAATTGCTAACTTAAAAGGTTTAGGGTATAATCAAGAACAAATTGATGCTGCTTCTGCTTATTCTGAAAATGTAGCAAAAGTTTTTGCGGAACAGTTAAAAGAAGAAAAAGCATTTACCACTGATAGAACAAAAAATATTCAGTTAGCTAAAGATTATGCCGAATTGATGGGATATGAATATAGCCATCTTGGTATATTAGGAGCAGATGCTGTTTTTAAAGATGCGAATGGTGAAAAAGTAAATGTTTCTCGAGAGCAGATGACTCAACAATTAGCTATGGCAGGAGTTGGGGATGAATTAGCAGATGCTCAAAAGACATTTGCTCGTTCTATTGATTCTCTGGAAGATACGGTTAATAAGACTAATAAAGGTTTAGGCACAGCCATTCGTAATGTTTATAGTGGAACCGAAGGTGAAGCGCTTAAATATACTGATTTATTATCTTTTAATTCAGAACAAATTGATGTAACTAATGGAATAACAGATGAAGAAAAAGTTTTATTAAACGAACAATTAGCTGCAACTTGGGAAACCTTAACAAAAGAGCAACAAGCTTTATTTGGAGATTTAGATACTTTTTCTACTACTGTAATAAATTCTCTAGAAATTAGCGCTGAAAAATTTGATAAAGCAAAAGAAGATTTAGCTGCTTTAGGATTAGATAATTTAGCTTTAGACCCCTCAGTTTTTAATTTTGACGCTAGTACCATTTCCGGTTTTTCTGACACAATTCTTAAAATTTATACTGCTTCTGGTAGAGAAAAGGCTGGGGAATTTAAAGAGCAAATTGATGCAATTTTAAGTCAGTTAGACCCAGAATTGGCCGAGGAATTTATTGGTGCTCTTAACGGTCTTGATTTTTCTTCTGTTGATTCAATTAAAGGTTTTAGTGAAAAATTATTAGCACTTGGAATAGATTTAACTGATTGTGGCATTAATGTTGAAGATTTAGAGAGCCAATTAATTGATTTATCTGGTGCAGTACGTGAAGTTGATTTTGATTCTATTATTGAACAAATTACTAAATTATCAGAATTAAGAATTGATTTAGAAACTGGGAAAAAAGGTAGACAATTTACCGCTGAAGAAAGAGATACTCTCCTTGCGGCTGGTGTTAATGAAGATAATTTTGTTTTTAATGTTGATGAAGGTACTTGGAATTATATTGGAGAATCAACAAATGAAATTGTCGCGGCAATTGAAAAACAAACCAATGATTTATTAGGTACTGGTCCATTAGAACAACAAATTGCTTCTGGAAAAGCTTTTGAAGATGCTAAAGATATAACATCAGTATCAGAAGATACTTTATTTGGTAAGTATAAAAGATTAGAAGAGTATCAAAGGCTTATGGCCGAAGAGGGTTATGATGTTGGTTATACTAAAGACGAATTAGAAAGTCTTTATGAAAAAGCTGAATTAGGGTCTCAAGCTGATAAAGAAGCAATAGCTGCGCAATTTCAAACTTGGTTAGATGCTGCTCGACAAGATTGGATTAATCAACTTTCTAATGAAGAAGCTGCTAAAAAACTTGAAGGTATTGAACCTTATTCAAGTGATTATTCTTTCACCCAGGCAGCTTTAGCAGAAGAGGAAACTTGGAATGAAGCAGAAAATCGACCTAATTATGCTGAAACTGGATATACGAAAGCTTTACTTTCTCAGGCAGCAAATTATGATACTCTTAATGACGAAATTGCTGAATATATAGAAGCAGTAAAAAGCGGAGATAACGAAACAGTAAAAGCAAAAAAGCAACAACTTGCTTTTGCAGTCTCAGTTGAAGAATTAGCAAAGAAATTTGACCAATTAGATGATGAAGCAGAAGATCATCTTCAAGCTTTAGAAAAAATGGACAAAGAAAGTGATGAATATCGTGAAACTCTTGATGATTTAGCAGAAGATGTTAATCGTGCTTTGGGGACAGATATTGATGGTACTTTCTTTGATGAGGAAAATTTAAAACTATTTAAAAAAGCGTTAGAAGGTGACCAAGATGCTTGGGAACAATTTATAATTAATGCTGACGTTGCTAGATTATCAATGGCAGATTTTGCTGAGCAATTCCAGCTATCTGCAGAAGATATTAATGGTATTACCGCGGCATTAGATGGTTTAGAATTTGATATTAACGGCCGTGCAGATATGTCTCAAGTCGTAGAAGCCTTATTCGCGGCCGGGATGACTGGACAACAAGTTGCTGAATTTTTAGAAAAATTAGGATATACTAATATTGAATTTACAGTTGATAATCAACTTAAAAATTTAGAAGATATCGCTAATCCAGAAGAATGGGCAAATGTCCAAGGAACAATTACTCTTGAGGCTACTAAAAAAGAAATTCCTGCCGCTCGTAGATTATCAAGTTTCGGTAGCGGCGGACGTAATAGTGGCTCTAAAAAGTCATCTTCTGGTGGCGGCAGTTCCAAGTCCTGGGAAAATCCCTATGACAAATTCTACAATCTCACCGAAACAATCAACAAAAACCTTCGTGAACGTGAGAAACTAGAGCGCACCTACAACAAGCTTCTACGTGAACAACAACACATTCTCAACACAATCGACTACGAGAAGAACCTCTCCGATCAAATCAGCAACCTCAAACAGCAGGCTAATAAACTTCGTCGTGAATATGCCCTGCAATCCACAATGTATAGCGGGAAAGGCAATGAACTTCAGTCTTATATGGCGAAGAATTCCTCAATGCGCAAATATGGTTATTATGACGCAGCGAGTCAGCAGATTGTTATTGATTGGAACACAATTAATAAAGTCAAAAACGATGAAAAAGGTCAAAAGATAGAAGACTACATCGGCAAACTCGAAGAACTTCGCGATGCAATGTGGGACGCCGAAGATGCAATGCTTGATGCCGAAGAGCAAATCGAGGAAATGAAGGAAGACCTTCGTGAAAAACTCGAAGAACTCAAACAAGCATATCTTGACTTTGAAGATCGAATCGTTGAAGCACTTGTTGCACAACGGCAAGCTGAAATCGACGAACTCCAAGAAGTTTATGACTTAATGAGCGAGTCAAATAATTCGGTTCTTTCTGCAATTCAAGAAGTTATCAGTGAACAGCGTAGACTTCGTGAGCTTGAAGAACAAAAAGCTGACATTGAAGAAATGCAGCGCCGCCTCGCTATGTTGCGGCAGGATACCTCAGGCGCCAGTGACTTGGAGATTAAGGCTCTTGAAGAACAGATTGGTGATGCGCAACAGAGTTATACTGATTCATTAATTGACCAAGCAATTGATGAAATGGGAACTGCGAATGAAAAAGCAGAGGAACAGCGTCAGCAACAGATTGATTTACTTCAACACCAACTTGACTGGGACAAAGAAAACGGCAAGTTCTGGACGCAAGTTAATGAATTGTTAAGCACAGCAATTAATCCCGATGGCAGTTTGAATAATAATTCGCCATTAGTGGAATTATTGAAGAGCACCGAAGGTTATAAAGCTATGAGTGAATTTGGTAAGCAAAATTGGTGGACAAATTTACAAAAGACTGTTGCTGAAGCAATGGCAGGCTTGAAAGAATGGCTGAATCCAACAGATGTCGATGCCGCAATTGGTGGCATTCAAGGCGGAGATGCTGGAATTGTTGGCAGCGTTGGTAGTGATAATGGTGGCTCTGGTGGTTCTGGCGGTTCCGGCGGTGGAAGTGGAGTTTTAGCTCGTGGTGAAAATGTTAAGACTTTGCAACGTTTTTTGAAAAAACATTGGGGAAAAAATATAGAAGATGACGGACTTTATGGCTCTAAAACTAAAAAAGCTGTAAAAGAGATTCAAAAAACATTAAATGACTCAGGAGCAGTAGCAGGAGGAAGAATTCAAGAAGACGGTTTATATGGTGCGGATACACAAAATGCTATAAGATTATTTTATTCAAGAACTGGACGTAGTAATATCGCTATTCCTGCGCCAATGTTTAAAACCGGCGGTCTTGCTGATTTCACTGGTCCTGCATGGCTCGACGGTACTAAAACTCATCCCGAAATCGTTCTTAACGCTCGCGACACCGCGAACTTCCTTGAACTTCGCGATATTCTCCGCGATATGAATTTAATTTCAGAAGGAAAGACTTCTGGTGGAGATAATTACTTCGAAATTCACATAGAAGTAGACACCTTGAGCAACGATTATGATGTTGAACAAGTAGCAGACAAAGTCAAACGGATTATTAATGACGATGCTCGTTATCGTAACACAAATGCAATCAATCTAATCCGTTAAAAGGAGGAAAGAATGGCAAGAGAAGCTAAAAAAGATTTCCAAGGGCCGTTTCTTGGTTTCACATACAACGGCCGCCATTCTTCAGAACTCGGTATTGTAAGAATCAATACGGGGAATCGGGCAGAAATGCCCCTTTCCCCTTCTTTTAAGGATTCAACTGCTGAAGTTCCTGGAGGCAAAGGATTGTATTATTTTAATACACAAATACAACAAAGACAATTTACAATTAATTTTGCTTATGATGATTTGACTGAAGAAGACGTGCGCGAATTACGCGAATGGTTGAATCCATTGGAGCAAGGAGAATTAATTTTTGATGAAGAACCGTATAAAGCTTATACAGTTAAACCAAATACTCAGCCAAAGTTGAGTTATTTGGTGTTTAATAAAGAAATAACTACAGAAACTTTTAAACTTTATGAACCTTCAACCGTTAGAAGTAGCGGGCGTCTTTACAAAGGGGAAGGCGCAATTGGATTAACGGCTTATTATCCTTATGCGAAGGCACCGTCTAAAAAACTTTCTTATTATAATCCTAATACTAAAGAAGGTGGTTTTGGCAGCCAAGATGAATGGAAAACTGCAGCAGGTTTTGATGAAGAAGTAGGGTTAGATAGTTTAGAATGTTATAATCGTGGTGATATTGAAACTCCTGTAACACTTAATTTTAAAGTTGCTAAGGATATAAATACAAATGAAGCAGTTAGTGGTAATGTAGGTATTGAATTATACAGTGGGACAACTTCACAAATTGGAACACGAATTGGTTATGTATATATGGACGCTTCAAAAATGTCTGTTAATATGAATTATACCATTAATTCAAAATTAGAATTAATTACTGATGAAAATGGAGTAGCTCGCAATGATATAATTGTAGCAAGTAAATTTTTCTACTTACCACCAAGAGAGAAATGCTTTTTTAATGTTAATTATTTAAGTGGTTATACTGGTGAACAAACAAATAGTACGACCGCAATTACAAATATTGATTATGATTATCTCTATCTATAAAAGGAGGAAAAGGCATGGGTAAACAACCCTATGAATTATCTGTCTGGAGAGACGTGCCGATTGCTGGGACTCTTGAAACAGATGGATATTTTACAGATGAGAAAGTTGCTATCATTGGTTCTGATTCAATGGATTCTCCATTGAAAGCCTATGATGTATCTTTAAAGGAGTTAACAAATGGTGATTGTACACTTACCTTTTCTATGCTTTATGATTATGAAAAAGATGGTGAAAGGGTTAGCAATCCATTATTTGAATTATTAAAGAATGAAATTAAATTGAAGTTGCGCCGCGGCGAAGAGTATGGGTTTATTAATTCAAAAGGTGAAATTGATTTTACCATTTTAAATGGTGAAATAGATTTCAATGAAGAAGAACCAAATTATGAAGATACAAGTGTAGACTATGACAATCGTTGGCGTGATTTTGTTATTAAAACAATAGATAAAGATTCAAATACTCATGTTGCTAATATTGTTGCAAAAGAGATATTTGTTAACGAACTTGGAAAAAATGGTTGGTCAGTAACGCTGAATACAGAATTAGAAAATAATTATGGTACTGTTGAGCAGTTAGCTGAAAAGGTATTAGATGGTTCAGATTGGAAGGTAAAAAAAGGTTATTCTCCTATTGAAAGAGTTAAAGAGCCATTATTTGAGTATAAAATTCCAGAAGATACGTCGATTGCGGCTGTCGCTATGAGAAAAGGTGATGATGGTAACAACGGAAAAATTACTATTTCTGCGAATGAATATATTTATTTCTTCTATAATGATGCTGAGTTTTCTGAACCAATAGAAAGTGGGAAAGATGGCCAATGGGGAATTAAGGAAAAAGAATCTGTTCAAATTCTTTATTTCGGTAGAAGAATTGATGATAAAGATAATCCGGTTGCTATTGATGACGGTCGAGTAGTAATTGATGATGATTATTTATTCAACTACAAGATAACATCCGCCGCAGTCAATGTAAAAGTAACTGGTTATAGTGGTTATCGGATTCAAGATAGAACACGCACTGTTTATGAGCCTACATTAGATAAGTATGTTGAAGTTTACACTAGTGGTTCTGAGGAATATTTTAGTTATACTGAAACAGAATATCATGTTAGTCCTCTTGTTCAAAATTATTTAACTAACTCAACTAATTTTACTTCAAATGCGGGTTGGAAAAATTTAAATAAAGAACAAGAAGACCCAGTTTTAACTCTTTATCCTGAGCCAACTATTGGTAAAGATGAAAATGGCCGAGATAAAGTTATATGGGAAAATTCAAAAAATAGTTTGGTGTTAGAAGGCGGTCAAACTTATAAAAATAGTGGGCCTACTAATGCTGGTTTAAAGGTAATTGAAGGCGAAAAATATATAGTTAATATTTTAGGAGATTGGGATAATTCTCCAGATAGTTTTAACTTTGGAATAGCAGATAGAGATAAAGAAACTACCGATGAAAATTTTTATTTTGGAAATGTTATAATTAATTTTTCTGATTTAAAAAACAAAGTAATACAAATAAATGGAGAGGAAGAAGAAAAAACTTATAAATATTGTATTTTAACAATTGAAAAAGGAAAATCTTCAACTTCAAAACAATCATTAATTTTTACAATATCCGCTGCGAATGACTTTTATCTTTATGATATTCAACTATTTAAATATCAAGAAGAAAACGGAGAGATTATTTTCCCCGGTGATGCTCCCACTTCTACTATCGAAGATAAAAGATATTTCTATAAAGTTGAAAACGGTAAAGCCGTCTATTACGATGGTTCAAATTTTACACCATTACATGAAGATGGTTATCATTCAGTTCGTTTCTTTGAAACTCAAGAATCCAACTATTTTAATAACATTCAATCTCTTGCCGAACTATTTGAAGTATGGGTTAGCTTCCATATAAAACATAAGAAGAATGGTCAAATTTGGCTTGAGAACGGCAAACCAGTTAAAACAGTTAAATTCTCTCAGTATTCACCTAATAGCGCAGAGAATTATGCTGGTTTTAAATATGGTATTAATTTAAAAGGTATTAAACGCACTGTTGATTCAAATTCTATCGCTTCTAAGGTTATTGTAAAGCCAAATAATCAAGAATATGCGACAGATGGTATGTGTACAATCGCTCGCGCGCCTTCTAATCAATCTGGCGAGACAGAAATTATTAATTTTGATTATTATATCAATCAGGGTTTAATTAGTTATGGTCAAGTTATAAATGACCTTTATGGCACTGGCGCAACTGATTTAAGATATTTTGCTAAGTTGAAGAATCTTAATAAACAGATTAACGAAGAAGCAACTTATGTAAATGCTTATAGTAACACTGTTTCTGAATTAGAAGGACAATATGATTTATATAATGCTGAGATTTTGGCATATGACAATGAAATTTCTGAATTAACTTCTTATCTTAATAATTTAAATATTAATGATGAAAAGAGAACACAATATGCAAATGAAATTGCGCGTTTAGAAATTTTAAGAAGTGTTGCTTTACAAAATCGTGATGCGATTGAGAAAAAAGAGAATGGTACTGTTACGGGAACTTTAAGTAAATATCAAGGTTTAATTGATGTTGCGGAAGAAAGAATTAAAAAGTTACAAGAAGAAAAAGAAGATTTAAAGTTAAAATTCTATACTAAATATTCTCGCTTTATCCAAGAAGGAACTTGGACAGATGAATCTTATGTAGATGATGAACTTTATTACCTTGATGCCGTAAAAATCTCTAACACTTCTGCTTATCCACAAGTTTCTTATACTATTAATGTTCTTAGTATCGAAGATGTAGATGGATATGAAGCTTATAAGTTCAATATTGGTGATAGAACTTATATTGAAGATGTCGAGTTCTTTGGCTATGTGACAAAAGAATTTAATGGTATGAGTGCAAAAACTCCATATCGAATGGAAGTCATTGTAAGTGAACGTAATCAAAATCTTGATGATGCTTCTAAGACAACAATTACCATTAAAAACTACAAAAATCAATTTGAAGAACTCTTCCAAAAAATTACTGCAACGACCCAAAGCCTCCAATATCAAGTTGGTGAATATGCTAGGGCGGCCGGTGTTGTAACTCCTACTGGTGAAATTAAGGTTTCTACTCTTGAGCAATCTTTCCAGAATAACTCATTAATTCTTTCTGGTTCAGATAATCAAAGTGTTATTTGGGATACTGGTACTGGCATTGAAGTTATCGACAATCGAAGTAGTAATAATCGTGTCCGAGTAGTCGGCGGCGGCGTGTTCATTTCAAGTGATGGTGGTGTTACTTGGAGTAATGCTATTTCTGGCAATGGAATTAATACCAAATATTTAATTGCTGGACAAATTGATGCAAGCAAAATTAATATTGTTAATGGCAGTGTTCCTTATTTTAGATGGGATACTAATGGTATTACTGCTTTTAAAGTTGATAGTGTAATCAAAGATGGTCAAATTACAGGCGAAACTTACGATACAAATAGATACGTTCGTTTTAATCAATATGGTATTTATGCAATAGGTGCGGGTAGCCCAATTGTAAATGGAAGTATTAATGGTTCTGATTTAGATGCTAAAATTGCTGAAAAAACTACCTTAGCAGAAAAATTAGAAGTAATTGAAGAAAATGCTTCTTTTGCTTTGACTTGGAAAGGTCTAAGTCTTGTAGCTAGCGGTGGAGATTATAGCAGATGGCAAGCTGTAAAACTTGATGCTGGACAGGGTTTAAGGTTAATAAATGAAGAATATAGCTTTAAAGCAACAGCTGAAGAAATAGCAAATAAAACAGATATTCTTAATCAAATGCCTTATTACTTTGCTAGATTTGGCAAAGGAGAAGGTACTTCATATGCGTATACTGGTGATAATCGCTTTTTCCCAATTCTTGCTGTTGGTCAATTTCCTGATATGCCTTGTACTCCTTATGAAAAAAAAGACGATTTAGGAAATACAATTACTATTGAAAAAGAACCAGTTTATGGTTTAAGGCTGAGAAACCGAGAAGGTTATGTAACTCTTACTACTGATAATCGCGGTGAACTTTGGGTTCAAGATAGAATTTTTGTCGGGCCTTGGGGTAATCTTTATGATTCATCTAAATTATCTACCACAGTTGGTTTAAATGCTAAGACTATTTCAGAAGAAGAATTTAATAATTATTTATTTGAAATATTAAGTAATTTAGAACCTGGTGCAGAAACAATTACTCCTGATTATCTTCAAAAAAGATCGGTTAGAATATGGTCTGGTGCTGATAATTTAAATATTACGAATTCTCCATTTTTAGTATTAGAAAATGGTACTTTAATTGCTGAAAAAGCTTATATTCAAGGTAATATTCAAGCAAATTCAGGTAATATAAGTGGTTTATTAACTATTGGCGATGGCCGCCATGGTATAGACGGGTCTGCTTTAGAGAATGGATATATTCTTTGGGGTGGAAAAGAAGGAAATAATTATAAGTTTAGTGTTGATTATACTGGTCAACTTAGTGCTCAAGATGCTGTTATTAGTGGTTCGATTACAGCTAAAGATGGAATAATTGAAGAATTATTAATACCGGATATGCGTGCAGGTATTACTTCAAAGGATGAAGATGTAGTTATCTGGATTCATAAAGATAATTTAATAGAAAATAAAACTTCAAGTAATTTTTATGTTACAAAAGATGGTGATTTATACGCTTCTAAAATCTTTTTAAGAGATTCAATTTTAATTGGAGAAGAAGATGGATATTATAAAGCGGGTATAAATGCTTCTAATCAAGCTTATTTTTGGGCTGGTGCAGAAAATAATGATTATGCTAATGCCACTTTTTCTGTGGGAATTGATGGAAAAGTAATAGCTAAATCTCTTAATTTAGTTGATGGTAAATTAATTACTAATGGGGCAGAAATTAACGGTAGATTGCTTATAAGAGAAGGGCAAAATGACTATATAGTTATTGACAGTTCTCAAGGTATCAGTACTTCTAACTATAATTCAGCTTATGGTTGGAAGATTGATATGAATGGTGATGCTTATTTTTCTAATATCAATGCTCGTGGTGAAATTATTTCTGCTGTATTCTCCTATAATAGCGTTAATACTATGGGCGGCGATTTATATCTAGCACCAACTTATTATGATTATGAAAATACTGTTAAATTATATGGCGGTAATAATGAAGAGCCTTTTGTTTTCGCTATAAAAGTAGATAAAAATACTTTTGATAGAGATATCTGGGGTATATATTCTGAAAATGATTATTCTACTATTGAAACTTTTAATGAGATAATAAAAACTAAATCTGCTTTAGAAGAAATCACAAAATATGTTAGGGTTAAATTTAATTTATTAACAATTAACGACAATATTTCTACTGAATATAATAATCAAGAAGGCCGTTTATATAAAGTTTTAGGTAATGAAGATAATTATTATTTTTATATTTATTTTGATTCTAGCGAAAGTTTAGCAGTTAACAGAGATAAAATTTCTAATTTTTCAATTGCTTTAATAACCGGTTGTGGTATTAATTTAACCGCTGGTGCGACACTCGGCCCGGCAGTAATTATTACTGATATTAGTAAAAATGGTCGGGTTGTTACACAATTAGGTCGACTGGGTGGAGTTAATGACGATTATTTTGGAGAATTAACTGGATACGGTCTTTATGCTCAAAATGCTTATTTAACTGGAAAACTTTATTTACCTAATGGCGGAATAACTAATGAAGATCTTGAATATGATGGAACTAAAATTGAAGAAAATGAAGAGACTATAACTTCGCCTCGTGCTATTCGTATTTGGGCTGGTTCTAGTGCTGCTGGTAGAGCTAATGCTCCTTTCGTTGTAACTCAAGATGGTTCTCTTTATGCGTCTAAAGGTATTTTTAGCGGTATTATTCAGGCGACTGATAGTACTTTTAGTGGTTGGTTGCAAACTGCAGGTATTTTAATTGATGATAATCAAGCTACTTATTCTTTAAGTGGTGGTGGAACTTTTAAATATGAAGGGTATGAAAAAGTTTATTATACTAATGTCGCTCCAACTATTAATACTTTTCTTCTAATGGAAGATTATAAAGATGAAACAGAAGAAGTTTTAAAATTAAAAAATAAAGATTTAGTTTTTGATTCTAATTTTGAAAATACTAGTTTATCTTTAAACTCTATTTTTTATATTGGTAAAGATAAAATTAATATTTCTAATACTTTAAAGAATCCTTCTCTTTTAATAGAAGAATATGGAATTACAAAAGAACAATATATAGAATTAAATGGTTCTTGGCCAAATGATTCTTATAGTAGTGGAGATTTAATAAAGGCTAAAAATTATTCTGGTTCTTATACAAAACCAAATTATTTTGAACTAAAAAAATTATTAGATAGTTATCATATTTCTATTGAAAAATTTAATGAATTAAATGGTACAAATTATACAGAAGATACTAAATTATATGAACAATATATCTTTAATGTAGGAGAAGATAAATCATCTCCAAAAAGTGTATTTTATGTAGCATATGATAGAAATAATAAAAAGGAATTTCCTGAAGTAACTGATAAAATTCTTCAAATTGATAAAAATGGTCTTTCAATTTGGGAGGGTGGTTTAAGTGTATATAGTGATTACGCTAGTGGTTGGCGTAATTCATTAGAATATGAACCTTCTGGAGAACCTGATAAATATTATGGCTATCAGAATGAACAAAATAGCGGATTCCCCTATATTAAAGCAATTGACGATGAAAATTACAGATTATATAGTACTGGTTTAAATATTGGTAAATTTGAAAAAGTAACAGAGAAAAATGAAAATGGAATAGAAGAAGAAGTAAATACTTATAATCCTTTTATAAAAATATCAAATGGCAAAATTTCTTTTATTCAGTATAATAATAATACTACAGAAGATTTTACTACCATAGAGAAAGAATCTTTTAAAACTGAGTCTAATTGGGATATTTTTGATAAAGAGGGAATACTTAATATTGGAAATGAATTAGTTACTTTTGAAAAAAATAGTGATAAAAAAGTTAATTTAGGAGTAAAAGGAAAATTAAGAGTAGATAATGAAATTGATACTTTAAATTATTTAAATTTTATTACCCAAAGCGATGAAATAATAGTTCAAATCAAAAAGTATGAAGGTACTACAGGATTTGATAAAGGTATTGATTTTGTTATTTAAAAGGAGGAAAAGGGAATGGCAACGATTTCTGGTAATTTTTTATGTTATAGCGCTGCAAGTAGTGCGAAAAATCCCACTAAAATAACTAGTATAGTTTTTACAACAGAACGTTATAATGAAGATAAAATAAAATTAAACGCGACTATAAATTTTACTATAGGGCCAGATACAGGTGGTAATTTTACAGTTGGAGATGGACCTCGTTATTTATTTGTAAAATATAATGGTAATTTTTATCAATCAAATTCAAATTTAACATTAAATTTAGGGCCAGCAACGGGGACTTCTAGATTTTATTCAACTACTGGTACTGTATATATAACAGTAGGAAAAAATTCGGGTTCAGGGAATTTTACTTTTTATATTCAGGAATTTTTAAGCTATCCAGGCCATGGAAGTTCAAAAGCAATGATTTGGAATGGTTATAATGCCAGTGGTGGAACAGTTATAATGTCTGGAAGCTCAAGCTGGAGTGCCTACGTTCCTCCAGTAGTAAATCCAAAAGTATCTTTTTCTTCTCCAAGCAATAATAGTATTTATACTTCTGGGTCAGTAGTTGATTTTTCTTTTAGTATAACTAAAGGCACTAACTCGTTAAGTTCTTGGACATTATATAAAGGAACAACTCTTTTAAAAACAGAAAATATAAGTAGTGGTGGTACTTATACTTACTCTGATATTATTACTTCTGATACAACTTATAAAATACAAGTAAATGATACGAGCGGCCGTGCTGGTAGTAGTTCTGTTGCTTTAAAAGTTCGTGGAATAAATGGCAAGCCTACAAATATCAGGGTTGGAAAATCACTTTCCAATCCTGGTTTTTCACCATTAGAAGACACAAATTTTAAAGTAACTTGGACTAAACCTAGTCTTGGTACGGGTAATAGTATAACTAAATATTCTGTAATTTTTAATAATAAAGAATATTCTTTAGAAAATGCTACTAATGGCACTATTTCTACTGCAGGTTTGAATTTAAAAGCAAATCAATCTTATTCAGTAAAAGTTAGAGCTTATGATTTTTCAGGAACTTCTTATACAGAATCTGATGAATGTAAAATTAATTTTATATCGCCCGAATTTATTTCAGAGCCTAAAAGTGATAGTTCTGTTCTTTTAGAAAAAACAAAAATTTCTTGGCCTGAATTAAAAACTAATAGCTTAAATAGTGATTTATTAACTATAAAATATTCTCTTGGTTATGCAATAGTAGAAGAAGATACAATAGAAAATTATAATATTATTGCTACTAATTTAACTACTAATTCCTATGAATGGAACACCGCACAAATCTCCACTGGAAGTTTAGTTTCTTTACAAATTGTTGGTGAAGTTTTTTATAATGATATTCCACTTTCTACAACTACAAAAGAAACTTCAAACGGTAATTATCTTTTTAAAGGTAATTTACCAATAAAATTTTCTGAAATTGTATTTTCTATTCCTAATGGAGATTACTACGGTGATAGTTCTCCAATGAATGTGGAGTATAATGTTGATACTAAAGAATGGAATTTAAATAATAGTATTTTAAATTTTGCTAATAGTTTATCTGTTCAATGTAAAATGCCAAGTAGTTGGGCGGAAAGTGGTGTTTATTTTGATGGTGTAAAAATTAAATGGAAAAAAGGTTTATATAGTGGAGAAATTATTCAGACCAGTTCTCCTGATATGGTAAATCCTTTTGTTTTTATTCTTAATAAAATCAATGCGCCATTATTATTTGGAGCTAGTGGTGAATCAATTCGTTTTGAAATTTATTCACTTTATGAAACAAAAAAAGCTGATAAAAGTCATACTGGTATTTATATTTATTCTGCTGAACCAAGTTTAAGTTTTGATGATTATCCTGGTACTAATGGTTTTATTCGTGCTAATTTACCTAGTATATATAATAATGGTACTTCAATTCCAACAATAAATTCTACTTTCACACGTAATGTTAATTTTCTTAAAAATACTCTTGGAAGTGAAGATTATCAATTAAAAGACCTGCGCACGGATAATGAAATTAGCAATGTCCCAGTAGTTGGTTTTAAAATTTATGCTACAAAAGATAAAAATGATTATAAAAATGGTCAAATTGTTAATGTTGATGGTTATTTAAAACAAACTAACGGAACGGTAACTTTTGAAGATGATTTTTATAAAATTTCAAATTCTTTAATTCCTTCTGAAAATTTATCTGCCGAAGAAACTACTCCAGGTTTCGTTGGATTTTATCCTCAAATTTTAGATGATAAAAATTATTTAAGACAATTATTTTTTGGTAATACAACTACTAGTTTAAAGACGTTATCAACCAATGAAACTTTTTATTATGTTATTACTGCTATTGATGTTTTAAAACAAGAAAGTAAAGGTTATACCTTAGAAGTTAAATATGATTTTAGATTGGCGGCGAAATTTCAAGAATCACCAATTTTAAGAAATAATGAGTTTAAAGAGGTAACTGTTAATCAAAAAACAGGATACCTTTTCTATGGACAGACAGAAGATAACGCCGATTGGATAATTTTTGAATGGTATCCTGCTTTTAATCAAAATGATTATTTGGCTAATCCAGATAATTATTATTATGAAGAAAATAAAAAAATTTATTATTTAAAATATAGTGAAAAAAATCATGACCCTAATTTTTATACTTTATATAAATGGATTGATAATGGGAAAGTTTATTCTAAAAAATTAACTAATAATGATTATATTCCTATAATAGAAACAATAAATGGAGTCTCTGTTCAGAAATATGTTGGTAAATATCAAATGAATTTAAAGGATATTAACGTGGATGAATTTTTTAATTTAACGTTGATGCCTTCATATATTGATAGTTACAATGAAGAAAAAATGGATACCCCCAGAAATGATTTATATCCGATAAGTGAGATAAATGAAGTAAGTAAGAAAATTGAAACTATTAATTTTTATTTGAGTTGTTTAATTCCTGCAAGTATTAATTATGATAGTAATGAGCGGCAACAAGGAAAAAAATTTAAAATTACTTTAAAAATAAAGAATTGGGGTTTTTCAGACGATGGAAGGATATCTGAAAAAACTGCTATTATGAAATTAAATAATAGTAGTTTAACTAATGGTTATATAGAGAAAAACTTAGTTATTGGTGATGAATATGAAAGCAAATTATTAGTTTTTGATTTTAAAGAACAATTAGGAACAATTTATGATAATATGCCTTTTTCAACAGTAACTACAGTAAAAGTAATTGCTACGCGCTCTTTAGTAAGCAATTATACATATACCATAGGAACTTCTACTATTGTTACAATTTTTAATTATTATTTACCTGCTAATTTCTCTACCTTATCTTTACGAAAAAATAAAGTTGGTATTAATTATTCTGATTTAACCAATGTTGAAGAAGCTTTATATGTAGTTGCTAAAGATAGAATTGATAGTGGTAATGGTGTTGGTAATGTGGCAGTATATGGCAATACTTATCCTCATGTTTTTTCTATTCAGGGTAATCTAGATACAAAAATGCCTAGTTTTAGCAAAGAAACTGGTGAAGCTTTAGAAACACTACAAGAAGCCAGTATTTATATGGGTTTTTATACAGTTAATGATGAATCTAAACCTTATCGAGTTGGTAGTTTTGGTATAGAAGAAGGTCAACCTTATTTTGTTTATAAAGGTAAATATTATAATGATAATACTCCTGGTAAAAATAGTTATGAAAAAGATGAAGATGGTAATAATATATATGTAAAAAAAGGTTATGATAATAAAGATTATTTTGAAAAAATTAGTATTAGAAACTTACCAGTACCTCCAGGAACAATGGTTCTATATCCTCGTAAAAATTTAGAAGTAGAAGTTAATGGACAGCGAATTCTTTCTCAAAATAATTTAAATTTAATAAATCCCACTTGGTACATTTGTGATGGACATCAAACAGTGAAATTGGAGAATAATGCTAATTTAATTAAAGCTCTTTTTCCAAAAACTGAATGGGAAGAAAAATCAGAAACATATGAGTTTACCATTCCTTTTAGAGAACCAGCAGGGAAAGTTTCAATAGAACCCATATATGCTGAAAATGGAACTACAATTACTGGATATATAGAAAAAGATATATCCGATGAATATTGTTACATTATTAAAGGAGATGCATAATGCATCTTCTTTTTTTATATTTTGTTTATTAGTTTATTACTTCAAAAAGAGAGTTATACTCTGAATGATTAATTAATTATTTAGAAAATTTAAAAAAAGGAGGTAAAAATGGCGACTTTTTATCTTTTTAATAACGCTGACTTTGATGGTAGCTATACAATTAGTGCAGGCGGAGACAAAACTTGGTCAAGTGCACGTACAGTTGCTGGTACAATTAGCAAAGTAAAAATAGTTTTTACAAATACTGGAAAAGCAAAAGTATCTGCTAGATTAATGATAGATGGTAAAAGTCAAGGCCTGGCTTCTGAAAAAACTTATAGTGCTGGTACCAATACTATTACTATAATAGCGGAAGATGGTGATTTTAATGTGAATTCTACTACTGGAGTAAAAGTTGCTAATGGAAGCAGTGCTGCATCTATAGTGGTAAAAGGTATAGAAGTTACTTATACTGCTTCTAGCAGTGGTGGCGGCGATTCTGGTGGAGGTTCTGGAGGAGATACTACTCCTTCTGTTTCTGGTAGTGCAATTTTCCCTTCCCCTGGTACTTTCACTCAAACAACCACCCTTGGGGTATTTTTTAACATAAGTTTTTCAAATTGTGAATATATAGAAGCTTCTTTATATGATACTATTAGTGGGGAAACTATAGCTGAAAGTGGTCGAATTACTGGTAGTTCATATGCTGATACTTTATATTTTACTCTAAATAAAGGTGATAATTATAATTTAAGAGCAGAAGTTTTTTATATGCCTATTTCTTCAGGTGGTGGCTTTGTATGGGGAAATACTTATTATCCTAATGGAAATTCCACATATGCATATAGGTATATCGGTGATTTAGGCTCAATATCTGCTCCTTCTGTAAATTCTCCCTATTATGGCAGAAGAAGTGGCACAAGTTTTATTTATCCTGGAGAAACTTATACCTTATCTTGGTCTGCCCCTGCAACTAATGGTAATACAATAAATGGTTATCAATGTCTTTTTAATGGTAATTTATTTAATTCTTCTAATTCTACCTCTATAAGTATTGGGAATAATTTAAATGAAAAAGAAAGTGGAGAATGGAAAATTAAGGCAGTAGCAGGAACCAATCCTGAAACTTCTTCTTCTATCTCTTCTGGAACTTATGTATATAATTTAAAAATTGATACTCAAGATTCTATTACTATTAATAATTCAACTTTAGCTTCTGGCTCTGCTGGTTTTTCTTGGGAGCCAGCGTTAATTAATGTTAATGATTCAATATTAGGAAACTTTACAGTTCAATATAATTTAAAATATAAAACTAGTTCTGATAAAATTAGTTGGAGTAGTTTACAAACCATTGCTTCAAATCTTACAAGTAATCAATATACTATTGAAGAGATTGGTAATTTAGGTTTAACTGGGAAATTTGTCTGTTTTGTAATTGAGAATAATATTTATTATAATTCCAGTTTAATAAAAACTATTACAACCGAAGAGCTTGATGGTTTTATTAAATATGCTGGCGAAAAACCTAATCAATTATCTTCAATTATTTTTGAAAGTTCTGATTTAAAAGGAAGAAATTATCTTTCAAAATATATTTATAATGGAACTAATTTTATTTGGGAAACTTTTAACTATAAATATATTACTAAAGGCTCAACTTTAACAATTAATTTTGGAGAATTAGCCGCGGGCTATGCTAAACCTGGTGTAAAAATTAGTTGGGAAAGAGGTTCCTATAAAGGCTCAAAAGAATTTTATGAAAATAATACTTCTTCTACAACTTCAATGGTTATTAATTTTGTAGAAGATGATTTCTTTAATTCTAATTTCTGGAATAGCATAAGCACAAGTAGTTTAATATTAACTATTACAAGTTTAGGCTATATAGAAACAATTAATACTACTGTTCTTGAAGAAGAAAGAGGTTTCTTCTATAAAGGAAGTGATATTCAAGTTGCTAAAAATCCTATTGTATCCAATACTGATGCTATTATTTCTCCAACTAGTAAAAGTATTCCTGTTAATTTTACTGCTGGTAACCAAGAGCCTATTGTAGATGAAGCTAATGGAATTTATGAAGATTTAAAAATAAATAATATTAAAGCTACTCATCCTCAAGAAATAGAAATTTTTGCTTATGAAGTTTCTGCTAGTGTTTTAGTTAATAATACCTGGAAAGATTATCAAGTAGTAACTGATAACCTTTTATCTGCTACTAAAGGTGGTGGATATAGTACTAATGAAAGTAGGCTAAGTTGGTTTATACCTGATTGGAATGTAGAAGATAATAAAGTTATTTTTGGTTTAAATATTTTAAATAGTGCAAAGAATTCTCATTTAACCGCTTTATTAGGTTCAGAAATTTCTCAATATAATCAAAAACTTACAGTAGATTATCGCATTTTCGCAATTGATGTATATGGGCAGAAGAGTAATAATTATTTTTCTTATAGTTTTACTTACGATTGTAGAAAACCAGCAATTTTTGAGATAAGCCCACAAATTCAATCTCCTACTTCAATTGATAGAAAAATAATTTCTCCTTATGGAAATGACATTTCAGTTATTCCTGTTTTTAATGGCGATAATTTAATAATTAAATTCTATCCCGCTATAAATCCTAATCATTATAATAATAATCAAAATAATTATTTTAATTATAATGGAAAAACTTATTTAAAACATAGTAGTGATAATTCTATAATTGACCCTAATTATTATAGAGTTTATAAATTTATAAAAAATTCTAAAGGTAATTTTGAAACTGTATTAATTGACAGAATTGAACCATTTTCAAACACTCCTATAGTGACAAAAGAAAGTGAGACTCTTGGGGAAGAAGAAGCTTTATATTATCGTTATCAATTAAATTTCAATTTGGAAAATAAAGATATAGATGAAGTTGAATATTTTCAAATTGTTCCTTTCTATGAGGACGGCGGCCTGAGAATTAGTCGTATTCATTATTATGAAGACAATTCAAATGGTTTTAATATTGATAATGCTATATTCTGGAATTCTCGTATCGGTTCTCCAAAAGTACAGGTGACTGGCGTCGAAAGAATAGCTACTACTGAGGATGATTTTGGTTTTGAATTGCCTAAATTAAAACTTTATGTTACTGATTGGGGTACTACTCATCAATTTTATGATGGAGAAAAATTAACAAAAGAGCAATTAGTAAATTATAATAGGTTAACTGATTTAACTTATTCAATTAAATATTATGAAGAAAAAGTGGAAAATGGAGTTACTTCAGAAGAATATCTTTCTGGAAAAGATTGGGGACGAAACTATTTAATAAATTCCGCGCCAAGTATTACTTATAATGATTTAGCCTCTGAATATAATTATGCTAGTTTTGAAGAGTTAAAAACTCATACAGAAAAAGACCTTTCTTCTATTAATGGTAATGATTATTTACCTGTAGTTACTTCTGGAACCACTCTTTATGTAAATTTACCTTCTCCTATTGAAGGAACCAGTGCGAGTGCTACTAATTTCTTTGCAAAGTTAACTATTAATGGTAAAATCAATAGAGTAAGCAAAGATTCGACTGAAGCTAGCTTTAAACCATATTCACTTCAATTAATAGATTATAGTATTTATATTTCTCAAAATAAAAAGACCTTTATGATTCAGCAAGGTAAACTTGGTATTAATCAACCCGAACTTAAAGAAGTTGAAGAAAGTTTATATATTGTTGATAAAAAGACTATGAGTGGTAGCGGAGTTAACCATCCAAATATTCTCGGTCTTGAAGCAGATAGAACTTTTAATAAGATAAATAATATTACTGGCGCATTTGTTGGTTTTTATGATGATTCATCTAAAAATAAAGGTGATAGAATTTTAATGGGTTCTATTGGATTAGGAATGACTTTAAAAGAAAATTCAGAAGAAGTACTTTCTTATGAACCTTATGTATTTTATAATGCAGATGCTACTGGCACAATGACTGCTTTGAAATTAGTACCTGAAGCTGGTGATTATATTGAAATTGAAGGTCATAGAATTTCTCACAAAACTCCTGTTGCAGGCGGAAATACTTCTTTACTAAAAGTCGGTTTTGATAATTTTGGTCATATTACTGCTTCCGCCGCGCCAACCACTGAGGAAATTCGACAAGTAGCGCATATTAAATATGGTGATCTCGACCCAAGTGATGTAAATAATAATATTGTTGGTGAAGAAGGCGATATTTATCTTTGGATTCAGAGTGAATAAGGTGGTGAAGTAGAATGGCAACTTTTAGTTTATATAATTATACCGGCAATAATTATAGAAGTTGGTATAGTATAAATGATGGTGCTGAAGTTACTTATTATTTAACGTTAAATAACCAAAATTTAAATAGCATTACCATGACTTTTGGTAATCCAGATGCTAAAATTTCAAGTTCTTTATCAAAATATATATATTGGGAAATTTCTGGGGCCGATTCCGACTCTGGGAGCTTCACAATTGGTAGCCTAAGTAATAATTCTAGTTGGACTGCTGGTTCTACTTATTCAAAAACAATTTATCCTAATATTTCAGCAACTTCTGGTACTATTCACTTAACATTAAGTTCTAGTTATAGGGCTACCTCAGAAAGTACAGGTTTAGCTTGTTATGGTAGTAGTTGGACCGCTTCTACTTCTTCCGCAATTCCTAGTAGTGGTTCTATTACATTATATTTTAACAAAGGTATAGTTTCTTCAACTACTTCTTTCCCTTCTGACGAAACTTTACGTTCTTCATATAATAGTAGTCGTGGATATTATCAAGCATATTATACACTTCCTTCAGCTTCAGCTACTGGTTATACATTTGATGGTTGGAGTGAATCAAATGATAATACTGCTGATGCTCCTGCAGGAACTTATCAACTTTTTACTGCATCTGGTACTTCTGCTTATAAAAATTTATATGCTTGTTGGACAGCGCAAACCTATACAATTTCTTATAATGCTAATGGCGGCTCCGGTGCACCAAGTTCTCAAACAAAAACTCATGGCGTAACACTTACTTTATCTGCTACTAAACCAACAAGAGTTGGTTATGAGTTTTTAGGATGGGCCACTTCACCAACTGCTACATCTGCAACTTATTCTGCTGGTGGCTCTTATACTAATAATGGAACAGCAACTTTATACGCAGTTTGGAAAGCAAAAGAATATTCAGTTCTTTATAATGGTAATGGTGGTACTCATTCAATAACGGGGAGTGAGACTTGGGAAGATACTACTAATAAATTTACTTTTGGTAAAGAATATAATATAAGTCTTGAAACTTTAGGCGATAAAGATTTTAAATATCCAGGTTATAATCTTTTAGGTTGGAATACCTCTTGGACTGCTACTGAACCATTAACAACTTTAAAAATTGAAAAAGATGAACAGCTTCAACTTTATGCAATTTGGGAACTTGGAAGTAATATTCGTGTCTACACCAACGAAAATTGGCAAATTGCAATTCCTTACATCTATGAAAATGGTGAATGGAAATTATCAATTTCCAAAGTATTCAATAATGAAAAATGGCGTCAATAAAACTTGACGCCTTCTTCAAAATTTGTTATAATATAATTAAGAATTAAAAGGAGTAAAAGGCAAATATGAAAATGTTTGAAATTCTTGAGTTGGAAGGGCTTCTTCAAAAACTTACTCAAAAAGAACTCCCAATCCGAACTCTTTATAAGGTCGATAAGTTAATTAAACTTGTTGGAAAGGAAAAAGATTTTTATCAGACTCAATTTCAGGCTCTCGTTGACACTTATGCAGAGCGTGATGAAAATGGTAATTATCTTTATACAGATAACTCTGCAGAAGCAGTAAAAATTATTCCAGACAAAATTGCTGAGTGCCAAAGCAAAATGAATGAATTAGTCAATATCGAAATCACCGATGTACCTGATATTTCATTCACTTTTGAAGAACTTGATTCACTCACTCTTTCTTACACAGAGGCGCGGCCGCTGATGAATTTTATTAAAGAATAAAATTTTTTAACGAAATCTTAACTAAAAAAAATTGTTCAATAAAAAAAAGAGAGACATTAATTCGTCTCTCTTTTTCTTTTTATTCTTCCCAATTTACTATGGTATTTTGTTTCCCATAAACCTCAGAAGCATAATAACCAATTCCAATAGCGTCAGCTTCATCTTCGGTTACGGTTACGTCATGCCATTCTTTTACAAGTAATTGCATTGAACGTTTTTTATCTGAGCGAGTACTGCCTTTAACTTTGCAGTGGGCGCGCCATGTATTTGTTGAGCAAACAGTATAATCAATTCCTTGCTCTATACAACATTCAATGATTACACCTTGTAAGCGCGCAAGTGTCTTGAAAATCAGAATACCTTTAATATTATCTGAGTCAACTTTTTTCCCCTCTCGAAACTCCTGAAGTTGTATGTCTTCAATTGCTATCAAATCGGGTTTCCAGTTATGAATCATATTAACTAACCATTCTTTTAAAGCATGGTCGCGCAATTCTTGGTTTTCAAGCGAAGTGTAAAAAATACCATATTTAATTAATTGTCTATCGTCATAAACTGACCAACCGGATACTTGAGTCGATTGATCTAAAGCTAAAACTCTTTTAATTCCTTTTTTCTTTGCGATTATTTTATCATCAGCAACTTTAAAAGAATTTGTACTACAATTCGGACAATAAGGGGCATTTCTGAATTTTTTTAACGAAGTAAAAACACGATGATTTTCGGGGCATCTCAATTCTAACTCTTGGTCAAGATTTTGATAATTTTCCGTTATAAGTGACCATCCTGCACTTTCAATTATGTTTTTTACTTCCTCATATTTTAATCTGCCCAATTACTCCTTCCCGGTAGAACCAAAGCCACCGCCGCGATTCTCACCAATTTGAGCAACTGAATCAACTGGATAGAAGGCCGCAGATGGTACTTCGTTAAGCACAAGTTGCGCAAAACGCTCGCCTTTTCCAACATTAAATACTGAGCCATGAAGAATTGACTTAATGATAATATTCCCATTATCATCAAAATCATAACCAATATCCTTTATTTTTGGCTCAATATTCTCAATAATAACACCAATTTCATCCCTGTAACCGCTATCAATGGTTCCAGGAGTATTAGCAACCCGAAGAGCAGTTTTTACTGAGGTTCCAGAGCGCGGCCGCACTTGAAGTTCATAGCCACGAGGGATTGCTACTTTAAGACCTGTTTTAATAATCTTTCGTTCACCAGGCGCGACTTCAAAATCTTCGAGAGCATAAATGTCCATCCCTGCATCACCAGGCTTTGCATAAGCAGGAATTTTAGCATTAGGATGACATAGTTCAATAGGAATTTGAATAATTCGCTTTGAAATACCTTCTGTTTCTGCAATAGCATTAACCATTAAGCCAACGATTTGTTTTACAAAATCTCGTTTAGCTTGTGGAAGTACATCATCTTTAATGGAATCAATCTGTGTTGCTAATTCCTTAAAGTTAGCAATTACTTCATCAGAAGTAATGCCTTGTGCATTAAAGCTCTGGGCAAGAAGAAGTCTATCGTTAGGATTGTTTAAACTTTTATTTAATTCATCAAGAATAATTCCAGATAGGGTTTTAAATTCTTCATCTGGCAATGCTAAAACAGAAGCAAAGGCTTCAAGACTAAATTGTTCACCGTTAAGTTCTGAAAGTGAATCAAGCATTTCACCTAAATTAAGCTGTTTTTCTTCCATTAATCCCATACCTCATTATGAATTTCTACACACTTACAAATCCAAGCTTCGTCAACAATTTCGCCCTTTGCCTTCTTGCACTTGTAAGTATAACCATTTGCACCTACCAGATAACCTTCACTGGCGGCCTTTGCTTTGAAGTCATTAATAAATTCTCTTGCTTCGTCTTCACTATATGCTCTAAGTTCTCTTGTAATTTTTAAAGTTTTCATTTTTATTTATCCTTTCTATAACCAATTAATTCTTTTCCATAAGGAAGTTTTAAAATTTCTTTACAGAAATTTCTCCATTCAATTTGCTTGTGATTAGTGCGCCAATAACACATTTCTCTCAAATTCTGATAATTGCCAGTCCAAGTTCTCTTTTGATTCCAGCCATCGGGATTAACTTGAATAAGAAGTCTCCAATAACGTTTATCACCAGTTTCTTTATATTTTTTTCTTAACCATTCAACATCTTCAACTGCACGTTTTTTAATATCTAAAGTACGAATATAATCATCTAGTGGTAAATCAGTAAGTTCCATATCTGGTTCTGGGTCAAAGGAATAATCTTCTTCGGTAATAGGCTTTGCATCAATTTTATGCATTGTAGAACACGAATTTGCTACAGTAGCAACCTTATAGGTATCCATTTCTTTCCACCATGCTAAAGGCGCCGTAATATCCATTGATACAAAAATTTGTCTTAAAAATTTTGATTCAGGGGTTCCACCAGCAATCATTCGTTGTGCTAAATTTAAATCATTTGGTCCAAGTAATACGGTATTTACTGTTCCGCTTCCACTTTCAAGTGCAGAATTATTTACGCCATTTGTATATAAAAATTGTTTTGCCTCTTCATAATTTTTATAAATTTTTTCACTAATTGAATAGTTTTCTGCGATTGCTTCAATAATGAGCATAGCATTTTCATCGTTCATAATTCCAAAAACAGAGTCACTTAAATGCCATGAATTCATTGGGTTACGAAGGCCGCGAAAAGCTCCTTCAAAATTAAAAACTTTTACGTTTTCTAATTTAATCATTTTCTTTACTCTCTTATTATATCATAATTAATCTAAATTGTCAAATTCTGAATTTAATTCGCCTTTATAAAATAATCCACAATTGCACCAACCACTTTCTTGTTCACGAAAAGCTTTACATTGACATTTGGTATCTTGGTTCTGAATTAAAGCACAAGGGCAGTAACCATTATTTTCTTTTAGGGCTTTTTTAATAGCCTTGACTTTTTTCTTGTCGGGGTTAATTGTAATTCGCATAATTAATTGTATATTGATTGTCGCTAGACAAAGTAACTCCTAAATCTTCATTAAAAATTGAATTTTGATTGGGTAAATAACGTCCATATTTTACAATAATTGGACCATCTTGAGCATAAATAGAAAGCCATTTATGAATTTCTTCTGGAATCTCATCATCAGTATAACCGCTATAAATTACTATGTCATCTGATGTTCTATATCTTAATTCCATAATAAGGCATTGAAGTTCTTCCCAACTATCGAATGGCTCTAATCCACCAATTACAATGGCTGAAGTTAGAGGATTAGTTATGTATCTATGAACCAATTCTCTACCTTCAACTTCAATATTACCAGTGAATTGCAAATTATAATTTTGACAGTTTTCCTTACCGCATTTAAAAGTGCAGTAAGGAAAACCAATAAACATTGAAGTCTTTTTATAGTTAACTACATCTTCATCAACAAGAAATTTAATTAGCATCTTCCATCTCTTTCTTGGCATCGTTATAACCATTTATATACTCCTGAGTAAGTGCTGAACGCACATTTTCCCAAACTCTGGGGAATAAAAAGGCTACTGCCGCTTCAAAACTAATATCAATATCTTCTTCTTTTACGGTGCGGCGCACGGTGGCAACAAAATGTTCAATTCGTGAAAGTTTAACTGTATCTAGATTCTTTTCTTCAGTCGACATTTTCCCACTCCCTTAGTGCATATTCGCTTTTTCTTTCTTTAGACCAAGTTTTAATTGGAGTATAAAAACCTACAATTCTTGTATATTCTCCTGCAACGGGGCCGCCGCATTCTGGGCAAGTTTGACCAAAGAAAGCATGATTATGTTTACATACTTGAATTTTAGTGTTAAAGGCAAAATAAGTTAAACCTTGACTTGCAATATAGTTTACCATTTCCCAAGCAGATTCAAAACTCTTGTGCGGTGCTTCAATATTAATATGAGCAATAGAACCACCATTACAGTAGCTATCAAACAGGGAAGCAATACGAATTCTCTCTTGCATGGTTGTTTTAATTCCAAGAGGAATAAATTGATTGCCATAAAGAGGAAGGTCTTCAATTACCATATCAGGGTAAAGAAGTTTATCGGCTTGGAACAACTTTGATGCAGCATTCTCACCAGGAACCTGTTCAAGATTAATCTTATAATCTTTATCAAGACCAAACTGCTCCTTTGTGCGATGAATTACATCAAAGATTTTCTTGGCAAAACTACAAGCTTGTTCAGTATAGAAGGTGTTTCCAAATTCATCTTTGGTTACATAGTTAAAGCTACGAAGTGTTTCATAAATACCAAGGATACCAATTGTATTATATAGATGATCAAAATCAATTAAACCATGAGTAAAATTTGGGAGCAAACCTTTATCTACATTGCGCTTGATAATATGACGAACTGTGTCAAGTGCTTTACAGTTAAGTTCAACTAAATCTCTAAGTGCCACAAGGTAATCTTTTTCATTATCATGTTCAAGAGCAATTCGCGCCAAATTAACTGTGGAAACCTTTACAGAACCAACTTTTAAGGCAGTGCCGCCGATACTATTAAAATACCCAAGGTCTTCAATATTGCTTTTTAAACGGCAGCAATTAGAAAGACTGTTAACACTTGAATCACAAAAGATATTACTGTCATTCCATTTACGATTGTGTTCAATTGCCCAACGAGCAAATTCTTCATCAGTAAATTTACCATTCTGATAAAGCAAGCTCATAGTAAGAACGGGGAATGTCATCATGTTTTTACTACGAATATCAGCAGTAACTTCCATAAAGATTTTTTGGAATTCTTTGATTTCATCAATATAATCAATCATAAAAGTTCCATCAGGGAAGGTACTGCCGCCGAATAATGCTTCAAGGTAAGGGCCATCAAACACACTTACATTGGTAAAAGCAGACTGCATACCATCACGTACATAAGGCTGATTAATTGCATAGATAAAACGCTGAATTTGCTGACGAGCATGATAATCAGGACTCTTGGTGTAATATCCTTCTTCACAATCTTTCTTCCAAAAATAAAACATATAAGGAATGATATTAGGAAGGCCGCAAGCACCAGAAGTTCTATTGGAATTAAAGGAAATAAATTCTTTTACAAAATCAATAAAGGTTGGTAAATGGCGTGGTGGCTCTGCATTAAAGTTATTAAGGAAATAAAGACCGCGTTCAGCTAAATCCTTAAGGTCATAAGCAAAGCAGTAAGGGACAAAAGTGGAAGTATCTGCATCATGCATATAAAGAGCTTTAGACCATTCTGCTTCAAGCCATTCATTCGCAGTTTTAAAACCATACTTCTTGTTAATCTCATAATAAATTTTATTATAAGCAAGAAGTTTACGATGCGGTTTTGGCATTTCATTCATCAGGGTTCTTATATCCTTAGAACTAACATTAGCATTGCCATCTACCGAAGCATCTGCAACTGTTTCACTGTCAATAAAATTATCAATGAAATCCGTATAGCTAAGTTGGCTATCGCTGAAACCATTTAGACGTTCAAATTCTTCTCCATATTTAGCTTTCATTTTATTAAAAGCTGTAGTAAAATTTTTATTTAATCTAACATTAATATCCATTATTCACCATATTCCCTTACCCATTTAATAGCTTGACTAAACGTAAGAATATCGTCTTCAATTTGTAAAGCGGGGGCAGACATAAGCCCCATTTCTCTCATTTTTTTGACATCTTCAATTACGTTGTACTCAATACCTTTTTCATCAAGTTTGGCTTTTAATACTTCACATTGTGGACAATGAGTTGTATATAAATTAATCATTTGCCATTTCCTCCGGTAAATCACACCAAATACAAATACCATCTTTGAACTCATGATTACATTGTTTACGTAATTCAAAAATTTTATTATTAATAATTTCTATATCTTTGTTAAGAATAAAAGTTGAATTTTTAAAACTATTATCTAGTTGATTATAAAATTTATTTATCTCCATACGTATATCTTGTTGAGTCATTTATGAATTGGCCTCCCTCTAATTTTACTTTTGATTTTTCATAAAAGTCTTTAAAAACAGGATAGTTCTTTTCTCTAACTAATTGAAATAAATCTCTTACTTCCTCTAAATTGAAAGTATGAGTTTTATATTTAGTAACTTCATTGATATTACAAACAAAACTATACATCGATTCAAAATTAATTGCCCGATTAATAATTTTTGTTGAAGTTTTCTTCATGGTCATGTTTCTTATAAAAGCATTGATAAGTTCAATAACTCTTTCCCATCTTTTATCTACGAAAAAATCATTTTCATATTTAAGTGTGAGAGGAATAAAGTTGTTTCTACAAAAAATTGCTTGATTATAAATTTTTTGTAAGAATCTCTCTATAAAATCATTCTCCCCGTATGATGACGAGGTAACTATATAATCTATTTGGCGAGCCATTGAAGTCTGTTTTTGTTTCTCAATGAATTCCACTAAAGCTTCATCACTCATTACGCCATTGTATTGTAGAGAAAAATTATTATTACTTAGGCGAAAACCTAACCATTTAAATAAATCTTTTTCGTTATTTATTTGAATTGGGAATTTTGTGCCGACCGCAGCTGGTATTCCAGTTTTTCTTTTTAATAATTCTTTAACAACTAAATCAGCATCTTTAATTTTATTTAAATCATAATCGTGAAAAAAATAAGTAAAAGTTTTATTATCATTTAATGTTGGTTTTAAAAAATCTTCCCAAATAGTTTTACCGTCTAAAGACAATCTTATATGGTCAGCCGCGGTCATCGTTTGAAAAATGGTAGAATATTTTTTGTTTGTGCCAAAACTTTTTCTCATTCTTTCATAAATAAAGACATCAGGTTTTAATCTTTCAATTTCTTCGGGAAGTGATTTATATAATTCCCCCGTAAAAGCATGGCCACCATATTCAACATTATCCGCGCCAAGCAAATTAGGAAATTCACCATCATTAAAATCTTTTCTTAATATAAATTTACTATATTTATCAAAATCTAATTCAGGTGCTAAAGCAACAATTTCACGCTTCTTTTTGTAATAAGTGCTGAGTTTCATCAACTCAAGATTAAAAGGGACGTGGATATACTTGTGCATATCCACGTCAAATAAACCAACAGTACTCATTCTACATCTGCTCTTTCACCAACAGTTTTGATTGAACCATCTTCCGCAATTTCAGTAATAAGTTCAACAAGATGGTAAGGAGTATTTTTATATTTCTTTGCAATAAACATACTTTCACGTCGCATACCAGTTACAATAATTTTATTACCTCGGCTTAACCAAGACTTTTCAATTACTGTTTTCTTTCCAGTTGTTTCGTTTTTAACAGAAATTTGTTTGTTATAATTATTAAATACTGGGCCGTATAATTTAACTTCTACAACACCGTCAGTAGTTAACAATGTAACAAGATTTTTATTCTTATCTTTATCAAGAACAGTACCACAAATTCTCGTAATTTCAAAAATCGGAATATTCTGTCCTTTCTTTTCATACATAAAAGCTACTTCAGGCTGTTCAGGAAGCTTGCTAAAATTTTTAATATTGTATCGCGCAATCTTAGTTGCCGCAAGTTCATGCTCATGGAAATAACAAGATATTGCATCCATTTCCCATTTACTAATTGAACCACTAAAATATTTATTCCAATTATCGGAAATAATTCTGTTATTAATTGCTTCAAGCAATTGCTCACTATTCTTTTTTACAAAAGGTCTTATAATATCCATATGTTTCTGATAAATTTTATCCCATACGGTTTGTTTAATCATAAAACCATTTTCAGTGCTAACAAGTTTATCCATATCAAAATGTTGCTCATAAAAATTAAAAGCAATATCATCTATAATGAAATATTCACCACTTTTAAATTTCTTGAGATACTTATTGAAATTATAAACTCTGCGCTCCATGTCATATTCATCTGGAATAAGACCGAAGTCAATTAACATCTTCATATTTTGAAGTGTTACTCGCTTTTTTGTATCAGAAATTGCTTTGATATATTCTAAAGCGATATCTTTTCTATCTCCAAGAAAATCAAAAGCGCCGGCTTTAATCAAATTAACCATCTGCGGCTTTTTGATTTTTACCTTCCCTAAAAAATCTTTAATTGATTCATAAGGACGATTAGCCATAATAGTTTTGATTAAATCTTCACCAATTCTTGTAATACCGCTCATACCGTAACGAATGGTATTAAGTTCAACATCGGGATAGAAAGTATAACGAGACTTATTAATATCAGGAAGAGTAATACTAACACCTTGCGCCTTCATCTTACCAATGGCCGCCGCAATTTTGCCATAGTTATTTGCTTTGGTTTTTTTCTTTTTCTTCGTGGTAGTTGTTATTTCTTCATCTTCATCATCTTCATCATCATCTTCATCATCTTCACCAGCAAAATCAATTGCAGTATCATAAGTTTCTTCCCAAATAATCTGTTCTTCATTTTCTTCTTCGTTTTCTTTTTCGGCGCCACCACTGTCTGAAATTAAACAAGCACAATTCCAAAAAATCAACGGAAAACGATAAGCAAGATTCATTTCTTGGAGAGCAATTAATGAATATGCAAGAGTATGGCTTTTATTAAAACCATAACCACGACTTGTTGCAACAAGAACATTCCAAACATAGTTACAAAGTTTCTGGTCTAAACCTTTCTCTGCAACTGTTGCGAAATATTCTTTCTGAAGCTTTTCATACTCTGCAGGATTTTTCTTTGCAATTGATTTACGAAGTCTATCCGCCCAAGTCAGATTAAAGCCGCCGCACTCAGGCATTTGCACCAACTGCATAAAGCCTTCCTGACTTTCACAAATACCATAACTTAACTTAACAACAGGTTCAAGAATTTCCATCTGTTCTTTAGTCAAGCCATAGTCTTTCATTTCTTTATACCAAAGATTAATATTCTTCTTAAAACGAGCAAACTTATTCAGCGGCTGTTCTGCACCTTTTTCTTGCGCCATTAGTCGAATAACCGAATTCAAAGTTGCTAAATCGTCAACACTTTCGGGCTTAACAAGCGCAATGCCTTGAACGCCACTCTGTTTCTCCATCTGAAATAAAGAAAGAATATCATGGTTCCAAACCATCTTCCACATATCCGGCGCAGTTCGCTCTAAATTATAAATACCAATTGTATCTTCATACAACTGTCTTAATGGCTTAGTTCCATCAATATAATTCTGTTCAGCAAGCAAATCAAGACAAATGTGCATCTTATCAAGAGCTTCAACAGAAAGTAGGTCATACTTGATAAGTGAAACATCTTCGGAGTCATGAAGGTCATACTGGGTGATAATATCACCATTTGGTGCTCTCATTAGTGCGGTTGAGTTGGTGAAGGGTTCATCTACAAAGATAACACCACCAGCATGTTCACCAAGTCGGCAAATCAAGCCTTCAATCTTTTTTGCTACCGCCCAAACTTCGGGATAATTTTTTGTCATTTCAGCAACAAATTTGTCATTTGGCGCGAAACCTGCTTCTTCATCACCATAGAAAGTTTGAGACAAACTTCTCAACTGCCCACGGTCTGCAACAATCATTGAACTGAGATACTGTGCAATATCAACATCGACACCGAGACCACGGCAAGCTGTTAGAATTGCTGATTTAGACTGTTCAGTTCCAAAAGTCGCAACATTTGCAACTCTATCTTCGCCATAAACTTTTCTCAAATGTTCAAGCACTTGAGCACGGCGGCCGCCTTCAATGTCAACGTCAACATCAAGAACAGATACACGGTCAGGATTGAGGAATCTCCATGCAAAAGTTTGAGTTGTCTCCCACTTTGGATTAATCTGTGTAATATCGAGAAGGTACAACAGAATAAAACCTACACCAGAGCCGCGACCACATCCTACGAGAGTTCCTGCATTCCAACATTCTTCAATAATCTTTTGAAGATTAAGATAATATGCACTCCAATGAGTTTTGTTTACTTCTGAAGAAATCCAAGTCATTTCAAGACATTCATTAACTGCTTCATAAATTTCTTTATTTTGAAGTCTTTCATCAGATTCAATTTTCAAAATGATAGCATCTGCTAGTTCTTCATCACCTTCGTAATCAGAACTCCAGAATTTTTCAAGATAAGGAATTTCAGAACACCAATATCTTTGATCAATTGTATAACTTCCCAAATCTTTCCACATCAACTGTGGAATCTTTAAAGGTTTTGTTAAATCATAATCTTCACATATATCTTTAATATGTTTAATATTTCGATACGCAGTTTGAAGTTCTTCTTCCGTCAAATCCATATGACTTTCAAGTTCCTCTGTATCCATCATATAGGTTGTCGCATAGAAAGATTTAACTTCTCGATCACCATCCTGTGCATTAAGAAAAGCTTCATGGATTTTCGCATCTTCTTTTTTAAGATAATGACTATCAGTTGTGATTATATAAGGAATATCAAGGAGATTAGATAATCCAATCAATTGACGATTCACGTAAGTTTGTTCACGAGATTCGTTTGGCTGAAGTTCAAGATAAAAATTATCCTTACCAAATAAATCTTTCATTTGAAGACACCACTTAATAATTTTATCTCCTAATTCAGCACTTTTTAAATCTTTATTTTTCAAAAGTTGTGTAGGAATCGCACCACCAAGGCAGGCCGTCGAACCAATTACATGACCCGGATTCTTACCAATTATATCAAATAAATCTTGGTAATATGTAGGAACTCTACGCATACCTCTTGCCATATAAGATCTTTTCCACGCTCTTGTAGAAATTTCTCTAATTTGCTGATGACCGACTTTATCCTTCGCAAGAAGAATGAAATGATAATAACGGTCAAAATCTTTATTGAAATTATCTGCGTTCAGACCATTTCTTACAAGATAAATCTCATTACCAAGAATCACCTTAAAATCAAGATGTTCTTCTTTTACTTTTTTATAATATTTTTGAACTTTAATGTGGCTCGCAATAGTTTCATGGTCTGTAATAGCTACTACATCGTGGCCAAGTTCAATTGCGTAATCAATCAAATCTTTTTCTTTAATGATGCAATCTCGTAGACGAAGATTGCTGTAGTGAGTGTGGTTTTGAACTAATGTAAACTACCTGGGAATTTCAAAGTAGTTTTCATTTACATCACCTACCTTTCTATTCTTTATATATATATTATAACAAAATTTTAATTAAAATTCAAGTTTATTGAACTTTCAAGTTCTTTTAATTGCCGATGTATTTCTGAATTTGGGTCATACAAAATATTAGCTAAAGTAGATAATTCATTTTGATATTCTATATCTTCTTCATTTAATTTCATAATTATAATCAATTTTCCCATTATGAGTTATTGTATATCTTTGTTTTAAACTAGGATAAATTATTTCTGTTAAAATTTCATATTTAACTTTTGTATCAATAATACAAAAACTATAAGCCATACCCCTTGAAGCTTCATTAAAAGAAAATTTAATATAAATTAAAATAAAATCATTTTGAAGAATATACATATCACGTTGTTTTTTAATATTTATTTTTTTGAAAATTTGAATAAATTTTTTTGTCCAATATTCTTCTCTTCCTTTTTCTGTAATAATTAAAATTTTAATAGGGTGAAAAATTTCATTCATAATTTTGCCTCTTAAATAAATCAAAATTCAAATTCACCATTTCTAATTTCATAACTTTCAATCATAATTTGCGGCGAAGTTTTTCCCATCCAACAATTAACACTTGCTTTACCGATAACTTCGATTTTAATATCATCCAAGTCGGCAAGTTCTTCAATCATATCTTTAGCAAAAAATTTAATATAGGTAATACCATTCTTCATAAATTTAACAGTATCATTATTCTTTCCAATAACATTAACATCATTTTTAGTAATATTAATATCACCAACAAAAATCAAAGGCTCATTACAATTTTGACCCCAAAGTTTATAATATTTATCTATATCATAAACAATAGCTTCAATATCCCTATCAACTGCGGTTCTAACCAAATTAACATCATAAACATTTTCGCCAAAGTTATAATCTTTTAAATCTTCGTTAGAGCGCTGCAAGAAAGTTTCAAGGCTATCAATTTTAATACTAGCACCAAAAGCATTATCATGCCCAGCACAATATTCAAACAAACCAGTACTATCAAGATAATTCTTAAAACTATTTAATTCGCTATTATTAAGGCCGCGGGCACTACCACGAAGATAACCCTCGTCATTAACTCTTGCCACGATAGTTGGGCGTTTATACTTAGCAGAAAGCTGCATTGATACAAGACCATTTAATTCGGGAGGAAAATCATCAGTTTCATCAAGTTCAACTACTAAGACCTTATTTTCCAGCAAATCATTCTTAAAAATTCGTGCTTCAAGTCGGTCTACTGCTGCTTCTTTAACTTTATTTTGGCGAGTTTTTGTATTGGTACATTCTCTAGCACTTTCAATACAAAGTCTTTCCATTGTGCCTTTTGCTCCGCGTTTGTTGCTTGGAACCATTACTTCACCATCTACAAAAGCACGATACATTCTTTCTTTTTCTGCCATTGTACCTGCACGAACCATGCTATTGATAAGAGGAACGATATAGAAGGCAATAGTGATTGGATTAAGTTTTGCATTAAAATCAGCATTAGAAGGTGCTACTTTCCCAGTAATTGAATAAGCTTGTTTATCAAGTAAAGCCATGAAAAATGGATTCTCAGTGGGATAATGAATACCAAGATTTACAATAGCACGATTCTCAATAGAAAGCATACTTCCCATATCACCAATAATACCAAGTGCCGCAAGATCAATTAGGCTATCAGCATAATTAGTACTATTTAATTCATCAAGGTAGCGACAGAACTGCCAAGTAACACCTGCACCGGTGAGTTCTTTGTTTTCGTAGTTTTCAGAAAGTTGATTATTAATTACAATTGCATTATCAGAAAGCTCTACATCGGTAATATGATGGTCAAGAACCAAACAGGGAAGTTGAATATCCTTTAACTGGTCGTGATACTTAGCATCATTACTGGAAGAGTCAGGAAGAATAATAAGATTATAGGTAATATTATCTTCAATAAGTTTCTCAATGTGGTCTTCAAGACCATGCTGCTTTCCTTCATGAAGAAGATAATCTACATGGGTATTAGGGTTTGTTTTCTGAATATACTGATGAATGATTGCTGCGGATGTATAGCCATCACAGTCGCTATCAACTACAATCAGAACGCGGCCGTTACTATTCAGAACACTCATAAAGAGTTCTGCACCTTTTTCAATATTATTTAATAGACTTGGATGAGCGATATCTTTACTATCGGCCGCCATAAAATAATTAACGTCGTTAATTCCTCTTGCTTTGAGGATATTTTCACCATAGTTTTCTCTAAAATTTTCATTTACAAGATTATATTTCATTTTTTCTTTTTCCTTAATTAATTTATATCATAATCTTTTTTGATATTTTTAATAATTAAATTTCTAATTCCATTAGAACCATAAATTATTCTATATTCTTTAAATTCTTCTGAAAAACAGATTTGTTCTATCATACTTAATATTCTTCTTGCTGTAATTTTACTATAAAGTTCTTTATCGGTCATTTAACTCTCACTCTCTTTTCAATTAATTTTCTAAATACTTCTTCACCTTTATCACTCGGTGAATCTTTCAATTCCAATAGATTTTCTCTGTCATAAACAAAAGAAAAATTACAATAATTCTTATATCGTTCACAAATTGAATATAACTTATTAAAATATTTATCTTCACCAGGAAGTTCTTCTTTATCAAAACATAAAATAATTTCCTTTGGGTAACAAGTTTTCATCAATAAATTTAACTGAAACTTATTAAATTGACTTCCGCAAACCGCCGCCGCGCAATTATCCATTTCAAAATCATCTACTTGAAGAACACTTTTCTCCGCTTCAAATAAATAACAAACACCATTTTTTTGGATATTATTTTTTGTTATATTTAGCCCATAAAGATTCAAAGAAAGTGGATGGTTATACCAAGTTTTTTCAATCTGAACTGGCATATATTTACCAACATTTTCTACTTCCCAATCATTCAGCGCGCGACCTCTAATTCCGATTAAATTGTTATTTACGTCAAAATGCGGAATAATAATCTTATTCTGCGAAATAGAAAATTTAATTCCAAACTTATCCATTGCTTGTTTAGTAATTCCATCAGTCAGCCATTCAAAAGGATAGCGTTTTACAAAAACATCTAATACTTTTTTAGAATAAATTGGTAAGTCTTTTCTAATTTCTCTTTTTCTAAATTTATCTTTTAATTTATCATAATGAATTGGTTCAAAACCATCAATAGTTTTTGTTGGTGTACAATTTAAAACAACTTGTAAAACATCATTATACCAATTAAATTCAATTCCTCTTGTTTGATAATAATGCTCAAGAAATTTAAAAATACTCATTCCTCCATCTTCGGTGTAACACATAAAAAACTTATTATCTTTATAATAATAAAGTTTCATAGATGCATCGGCCGCCGACTCATTATGACAAATCGTTGGGAAAATAATAAAATCACCTTTATCTTCATGACGGTCAGCGCCGAGTGAATACATCAGTTTAATAATTTTTTCTTCTTCCAACGACTCTATAATTTGTTTATAATCCATATTCCGCCTTTCTTTAAATACTGTTCAATTCCTTAATTAGGTTATCAAGTTCTGTATTTTCCTCATCTTCATAAAAGAAAGGAACCATTCCTTCAAAATCTTCCAGTATTTCAAGTTTGTTATCTGTAATAAACAAATCTTCTTTTCTTAGATTGCCAAGATTAACCTCTGACCAAATTCTAACTTGATTATATCTACCACTTCTTACTTTATAAATATCGGTTACAATATTTGGAGTTTTTCCTTTTGTTGCAATATAACTTTCAAGAATCTTTAACTCTTCTTTTGTCGGCCTCGCCATTACTGCACCAATATCAGCCTTGTTAATCGTAGCACGACCGCCCGCAAGAGTAGATTCATTCCTAATATTTGTACTATCATCACCATTTGCGTTTACCTGAGTGGATGACATTACAAATATATTTAACTCAACAGCCAAATCTTTTAAGGCAGTTGAGAACATTAAAAGAACCTCATCATTTCTTAAATTAAAACCTTTAAATTCACTCAATAATGAAGGCCCAATAAAAATATAGTCATAAAACACATAGCCAATATCATTCATTAGGCAGTTTTCTCGTACAATATGTTTTACCAATTCAATTGTGGGGTTTGGCATCCTAACAATTAAAAAATTCTTTTCATACTGCCGCAATACTTGAACTGCCTGTTTAAGAACCGTTCTTTCTCTTTCACTCATGCGGTTATTTCTAATCTTATCTTCATTAACGCCGCTCAAATAAGCTAGAACCATCTTTTGAATTTCATCAAAATTCTGCTCTGTAGCAATGAATAAAATCTTTTCACAACAACCACATTTTTCCCATTCACAGGTAGAATCATTATATCTTAAAGGGAAAGCCAGCTGACAAGCATCACCAACTGCCTGCCTAGTCTTAGAAACACCAGAACCGCCGCTTCGAATGTAGAAAGCACCTTTTCTTGCCCCTGAAACAATTTCATTAAATATTGCTCCTTGAAGGGGAAGCCCAATATCTGGATTATCCACAAGATTTTCTAATAGTTCTTCAAGACCATCAAAAATACTTCGTGTTTCAGATACATCATTCTTTAAATACTCACCTTCAAGACAAAGAACTTTCTTCTTAATTTGTGTAATAATATCTCCAAGCTTTAATTCTTCAAAACGAGAATTAACTTCAAGTGCTTTCTCATTTGTTAAATCTTCAATATAAAACTCTGAAATATCAATACCTTGACTTTTTAAATCTCTTAATAGATTAATCTTTTTTAACCTATTATAATAAACTTCAAAATTTTCAGGTTCACTAAATTCTTCGGCATCTTGTAGATATTCAATACCTTTATTCTGCTCAAAAACAGTTTTAACACCAGGATTATTTTCAAACACACCAACAATATCAACTGGTGTAATTTTTTTTGCTCCATCGTTATAAAGCCTTGTAATTGCTACAAAAATATACTGATGAAATTTATTTTTAAAATCAGCAGGAGACAGGTTATATCTTTCTTTATCTGATAAAAACTGTGGCTGCTTCATAAGAGAACCAAGAATTTGGATTATACAACTCTTATCAACCATTTAAGTCTCCTTTACTCAAAATCATATTGATACTTTTTTTTCTTTTCTTGTTTCTTTTTGATTATAATCGGTTCTGCCGCGGCGCGTGCTGCAATCTGTTTTTCAATCTTTGCGAGAATTCCAGACTCTTTCGCTTCACGTTCTATCCAATAATCAGTTGCTTCTTTATATACATAAGGAACTATACCAATTGCACCGTTTGCTTTATCCCAAGAATTCTTTTTGATTTCAAAGAAATACTTAACAGAAAAAAACATACCTTTATAAGTATATCCATATTTTTTTCTATAATCCTTCATCATCATGCCAATGCGGCCTGGGTCATAATCAAATCTTCTTAAATCTCTTTCAATAAAATCTATAATAGATTCAAGATAAAGTTTAAACAATTCTGCATCAGATGAATCAACCCGTTCTGGTCTTTGCGCACCAGGCGTACCCTTTGCGATATAACATTTCTTATGGTAATAAGCTTTTCCGCTTTTTCCACTTGTAACCCATTCATCAGGAGACATTTCATCTGTATCAAATTTTTCGTGGCACCATCGACAAGTTACTATATGACTCAAAATAAAATCCTCCTAATTCTCGTATATTTATATTATATCATAATTCTAAAATTTTGTCAAATTTAAAAAGAGGTAGATTGAAAACAATCTACCTCACCATCTATGGAAAAAGTTACGAAGCTTTTGCCAAGTCTCTCATTTCGATAACTACAAGATTAAACAAATCTACCTGATCTTCGGTGATTTCAGAGAGCTTCATAGTTCTACCAAAAATCATTTCAACCTTCTTTAGAATTGTCTTAGCCATTTCGGCGTTAGCGTTTTCACCTTCACCTACAAGCTGTTTCCAAAGAGCAGAAGCTTCCGCACGAATTGCGTTATAATCAAGAGCTTCTTCAATGATGCGTTCGGACTTATCAACTACCGTTGCGCCATCAAGCTTTTCAGCCTTATCAATAGCATCACTAATAGCATTTACCAACTCGTTATAACCGAACTTAATTTTAGGTTCAAGATACTTAAAGCGACTTCCTGCCATAACAGTAGGTGTCTTTCGAGTGTAGAGCCAACGCTCGCTATTACCTTCTTCATCCCAAGTAATATCAATGTAGCCAATAATGTCAACTAACTGGTTAACAATCTCATAAGCACGCTTAGGAATAGCAGGGCCAAGGATTTCAATTTCGCTATCATCAGCACGCTTTTCTATGCGACGCTCAACATGAGCAATTATTACAAGACCATAGCCAAGCTGAGTAATTTTTCTCAGGCTATTTTCAAATTCCTTCTTGCAGGCAGTATAACCACCTCCCCAAGGAATGTCTGCAATTTTCTGAACACCGTTCTGCGCGCAGGTAAAATCTTCGCACATCTGCCAAGCAAGACCGACAGTATCAATTGTAATAGTATCATACATCTCACGGGCAGCAGGCTGTTCAAGCTGACGAAGAATCTGTTTAAAATCGGCCCATTTGGTAATATCTACTGCCATTGCACCAGCAATAGCGTTCCAACCATGCTCAAAACCAAGAAGAAGATTCTTGGGGAACTGGCAAGCCATAGAAGTCTTACCAACCTTAGGCAAGCTGTAAATACATACAAACTTGCCTTTAAGGTCACGACTAATAGTAGTGGGCTTCAGTGACAGAATATCAATTGCCATATTTATGCCCTCCTATTAATTAAAAACCAAGATCTTGACCGGCTTTAGAACTAGTAGGCGCGGGCGCGCTCTTAGTCTTAGCACCAGCGCGTGCAGCATCCTTCTCTTTCTGTTTTTCAAGACGAGCAAGACGCTCGGTAAGACCAGTTTCCATATCAGACCAATCAATGGCGAAGTCGCCTTCCATAGGAGTCTGAGAACCACCAGTGATAAGGAGTTCACTTACGGAAACGGTACGCTTTTCAACAACAGGTTCACCAAAGTCGACCTCGCGAACAAATTCCTCGGTCTTAGAAGTGAAATTAAGACGACCACTTGCCTTCACAGTGTCACGTTCATTCCAATAAGTATCAATACCAGTGATAACGCCCTTATTGGTGCTATAAAAAGGTACGATATCGACCTTTCCACCGTACTGAACAATACCACCCTTTACAAAGTAACGACCAGTTTCAATGCCATCCCTGTCAACTTCAGAACCCTTAGAAAGAACTACAAGTTGAACAGTGAAAGTAGCTTCAGGAGCGCACTCTTCCTTCTTAATACGATTACAGAAAGAAGCACTAATACGAGGGAAAGAAACAAGCTGGCCATTCTGATTGTAATATTCATTCATCTGAATACTACCGCCAGTAATGCGAACACGATCGGCAGCGTCAATACCACCGGCCGCGATGCTTACATAACTAGTCTTAATTTTTTCGATAGACTCGTAAGCAGGATTGGAAGTACCCTTATTGGTAAGCTTAGAAGCAAACATATGTACAGGAACTTCCAGAATAGCATCCTCTCCATTAATCTTCTGAGTTACCTGAACCTTAATAGTACCACCAATAGATTCAACAGTTGCGCCGTTCTTTACGAAAGAACTATAATCGAGATCAATTTCAGAAAGAATACCTTCAATCTTTACACTATTTTCAGTTTGTTTAAGCATTTTTATTTCTCCGTTTTTTTAAAGTTTTGTTAAAGTTTTTTTTAATTAGTTAGTGTTGTTAAAACTAAACCAAGAGAATTAACTCTTGGCTTAGCGATTGACATTTATATCAATTTCTAATGATTACTCATCATCAGAGGGAACAAAAGACTTGCCTTCGTCAGTGAGAACTACGTAAGTGATGTCCTTTTCACCCTCGGCCTCAGCAGCAATCTTATCACGCTCAGCTAGACCCTTCTTCTTCAGATCGGTTACATTAGCACCAATAGAACGCTCAGTACGACCAAGAGCATTTGCGAGTTCGGGGATAGAAACACGACCACCATTTTCCTTAACGTAGGTAAAAACTTCCATAGACTTTTCAGTAAGCTTCATAATTTTAATTCTCCTTTTTAATTAACTTTTTTAATTTATATTTTATTGAGAAAGCTTTTTCTCACTTTCTGTATATATTATACCACGGTTTTTCAAACTTTTCAAATTTTCAAAGCCATGAAATTTTGAATTTTTTAATAATTAACTTAATCCTACAACATTATTTTTTGCTGTAAGCTTAATTGCTTTATTGCCTTGCGCACCACGTCCAAATTCTGGAATCTCATTAACATTCATTTTAATACAAGAAGTCGTTGCATTAACCAAAATTTCAGTTTCTGCGGCCAATGGCATAAAATCTGCCATCCAATCACTATCAGTTAGCTTTTGAAGCTTCGCTCCCTTTGTGTTCTTTCCCTGTACTATAAATTCAGAATAAGGAGTTTTCTTGATTAAACCTTCACCACTAACAGAAACAATGAATTTTGTTGCTGCGGGAATCGGTCGGCCGCTGATGATGTAATCTCCATCATTAAGCTTCATTGCTTTTACTCCACGAGCTACTCGCCCAATAGGACGAATATCATCTGTTTCAATAATTATAAAATTACCCATTTCGGTAAGCAATCCAACTTTTTCTTTATTAGTGAAAATTACACTAATAATTTCATCACCTGCATCAAGATTAAGTGCTTTCATTGCGGTAGAACGCTTTGTGTTATATTCAGAAAGAAGCGACTTCTTCACAATACCATTTTTAGTAAAGAAAAGAATATTTTCTTTTTCTGATTTTTTATTCAGCGAAGCTACAGCACAAATATTCTCCCAATCTTCCATTGCAAATAAAGCTTGTGCTGGTACTCTTTCACCAATTGGAATCGCGGCCGCATTATAATGATAATAATTACCATTCTGCATAAAGAACAATACAGTATCATTACTTTCAATACTGATAGAAGATTTGATATATTCTCCTGCTTCAAGTTTGATTTTATTACCTACGCCACCACGTTTTTGTGTGTAGAGCGAAGAAACTTCGGAAAGATAAATATTATTCTTGTTAGAAAGAGAAAGTTGGAGAGAACGAATCTCAGTGGGTTCATCATCCTCACTTTCAATATTAAGAATTTTTGTACGATGCTCATCACCATATTTTTTAGCGACGGCCGCCAATCCATTTTCAATTTCTTTCTTTAGAAGATTTTCATCTTCAAGAATTGCATGAAGCCTTTCTGCTTCTTTTTCAAGTTCTGCTTTTTCATCAGTAAGTTTCTTAACTTCCAACTTTGCCAAACGAGAAAGTTTCATATCAAGGATTGCCTTAGCCTGAACTTCATCAAGAAGAAAATTCTTCTGCAAGTTTTCATTGGCTTCCTTAGTAGAACTTGAAGATTTAATTGTCTGAATAACTTCATTAATACTTGCCAAGGCAATTAAAAGACCGTCAATAATATGCAATCTTTTTTCAATTTTCTTCAAGTCAAATTCAAATCCACGACGATAAACAACCTTTTCATGTTCAAGATGCGCCTGAAGTGCCGCAACCCAACCATATATTTTAGGATAACGGCCATTTTCAAGCATCGTCATGTTGATTGAATAGAAAGATTGAAGAGAAGTATTCTTATAAAGAAACTTGATAACCTTATCAGGATTTGCTTTCTTGGAAAGATAAATCTTAATTAATGGATTTACACCAGATAAGTCATTAAACTTATCAATTCCAGGGTTATCATCATCTTCAAGAAGTTTTTCAAGTTCTCCACAAATAGTATTGGTATAAACTCCAAAAGGAATTTCGGTAATAACCAAACATCTTTCTTTCGAATCAAATTCAATAACTGACCTTAACTTACAAGCATATCCAGTTCCTTTTTTCAAACTTTCTTTTACTTCTGCTTCATTTAACAGAATTCCACCTGTCGCAAAATCTGGAGCGCAATAAAGTTCTTCAAAGGAATCTTCACCCCAAAGAAGTTTGATTAGTGCATTGTTAACATCAACAATATTAAATTGTGGAATACTACTTGCCGCACCAACACCAATTCCAAAAGCTCCATTTACAATATTATAAAAACCCTTAGAAGGCAAAGACATTGGATACTGCTCAGTATCATCATAATTATCTCGCCATTCATCAATAGTTTCTTTTTCAATATCTTCAAACAAATTATTAGCAATTGGTGCGAGTCTAGCAGAAGTATAACGAGAAGCAGCCCAGTTGCCGCTTAACATGATGTTACCATTATTGCCTTCAACATCTATAAGAGGATATCTCATTGCAAAACTCTGGCTTGCACGCATGATAATACCTTCACAAGAAGAATCACCATGAATATACATTCTCATTGCAGAACCAATAGCTTTGAGAGTCTTTTTAAAAGGCTTATCTGATGTAAATTTATCATCATAAAGACAATAAAAAATTTGACGCGCAGATGGTTTTAAACAATCACGAGCATCAACAAGAGCACGCGATTGAAGAACAGCGCCTGCGTATTGAACCATTGATTCTTTTATGATTGGAGTTAAGTTCATTTATTTCCTCCTTTCAATTTACATATATATTATATAATAATTTTAAAACTTTTTCAAATTTTTTTCTTCGATTAATTTTTTAAAATATCTGTAATAATAACAACTTTCATCTGGAAGCTCTACACGGCATATCGCAGTTTTACAATTACAGATAGGAAAAAGAATACAAAGTTCTTCTTCCTTTTTCTCTTCTTCTATTGTTGGTAAAGAAGTAAATTCACTTAGATTCATTTCTACTACATTTCCATAAATATCGCATATTTTAATGCTCTTTATTTCTTTTATTGTGTAATCACCCATTATTCTCTTACCTCACTGAAGTCAATCTCATTAAATACAAATTGTCTTCTCGGTTCAACATCCTCTCCCATCAACTGTTCAAGTAACTGAATTGCATCAGGAGACCATTCCAACACATCCATTCTCTGATACTCATCAGTAAACATTGAAATGTGTGCCTGCTCAGGACTCAAAGCACCAAGGCCCTTATTTCTCTGCACTTCACCTTTTACCTTGCCGCGGACTGCATTGAATTCTTCATCAGTGAAATAATAAGATTCTTTCTTACCATTTTTTACAATATAGAGCGGCGACCGCAACCAACAAAGTCGTCCTTCTTCAATGAACTTAGGAGCCAAGTAATGAAGAGCCGCCATGATGAGCAGACCGATGTGACTTCCCAGTTATTCCATTGTTTCCAATGGCCCAGACTATATTTTACTCACTAAAGTGAGAATGCTCTTTCCCAGTACGTATCAATAGTACCAGTACTCTCGGTCTAACCCGAGATAGTCGTTACAGGCTTCATTTATTAATCCAAACCCCTTGTTTCTTTTTGTAAACAGGTAAATTACTATAAGTCCTTCCCCAAAGCATTTGCTGGAAAGTTTGATAAGACATTCTTTCTTGATAATCTTTATATATTTCTTTCGCGGTTTCAGTTACATATCTTTCTCTACATTGAATAACTTCTTCATCTGTTAAACAAGCTTTATCAGATTTCCCGCCATTCGTGGCTTCTCTCATATAATACTTTTTATTTTCTTCGGTATAAACTTCTGGTTTAATATGTTTCCAAGTTGAGCCATCCCATATACTAGCAAAAGCACTAAAACTAATTTTATCTTTAAATTGCTCATATACTTCGCGGCGACGCATATGTGAATCATAACATTCTCTTATATATGCAACTTCTTGATTAGTCATTTTTGTACGGCCATTATTCTCACCCTGAGAACATCCACCGCCTTCATTGCAATTATAACCGAAACCTTTATAAGTATTATAAAAAGCTATCCAATATTTTTCTTTTTCATCTAACTCTTCTAATCTACATTCTTCAATAACCTCATAAGTAAAAGCATCTATTCCATATTTTTTAATTGCTATTTCAATAGGAATATCTGTTTTATACTGATGTTCTTGAAAACGACGAATAATATCGTTAGATTGACCTATATAACTTTTACCATTTTCTTTTTTAGTAATTTTATAAATTCCTATCATATTATCACCTTCTGATTAATATAATAGGGAGTTTGGATTAATTCTGATTCCCACGGTATTACCATATCCATTTAGGACTTAGGCTCTCTTACCACCTTAACCTTTCGGTTTAGTTGACCGTTAGCTCCCTACATTTATAAGTAAAATATGTTATCCATCACTTTATAAATGTGAGAACCCTCCTGATAAAGAGTAAAGCATTTATGGACAGTTAAATTCTATCCGAGTCAGCATCAGTACAAATGGCAATCTTTCCATAACGCAACTTACTTGCATCATATTTATTCGGATTGATATTCATCGCACTTAACAAAAGCTTGATTTCTTCGTTCTGGAAAATCTTTTCATCAGGATGCGCAAGACAATTCAAAATTTTACCACGAATAGCAAGAATACCATATTTGGTATAATCACGAGCTTTCGCCATACCACCGGCCGCAGAATCACCTTCTACAATGAGAAGAGTTGAGTTCTGTCCAAGAAATTCTGCATCTTTAAGTTTATCAGAAGCAAAAACTTTTTTCTTTTGATTCTTTTCTATATCTTTTGTTGCTTCAAGAACTTGTTTGCGTGCTTTTTCTGCGGCAACCTCTGCTTTGAGTTCTTTGGTTAGCAGTTCAAGAATTTTTTCAAATTCATCCTTATGCCGCAGCTCAAATTCTTCAAGCATCTTGGTGGTGGCGCGCTGACATAGACCTCGAAGTTCGGGATTTGTAATTTTACTTTTAGTTTGCCCATCATAAATTGGGTTCTTCAAATTTATAGAACAAACATAAATCAATCCCTTGCGCAAAATATCGGGATGTGCATCACCTTTTAATTTCTTTTTAAAGAAATTTGTAAGTGCTGTTTTAATACCTGTTATTGGTGTACCACCATTTTCATTTTCACCACCATTAGAGAATAAATAAAATTTTTCTTCTCTGCGCCCAGTCCATTGAAGAATAATTTCTATATCAATTCCATCTTCTGTATTCATAAAATGAAGAGGTGTTTTATGAATGGGTTTATCAAGATTTTCTTTTACAAAATCCATTAAACCATTTTTACTAATATAAGAATTTACTTCTTTAGTAACTGCATTTTTAACAACAAAAGTAATACCCTTATTAAAATAAGAATATTCTTTCATTTGCTCGCAAACTTCTTTATAATCAAAATTAATTGGTTCGGCGCTAAATACTTCCTGACTAGGTTTGTAAATAATATAAGTGCCATTAGATTGATTATTAAGAGGTTTCTTCTGACACTCAGACCATTTCGGAATTCCTTTTTCAAATTCCATATACCATTCGGCGCCATCACGATAACTAGAAATCTTAAACCAATCAGCAGAACAACAAGTGGCGGCACTACCTGTTCCATTAAGGCCTCGGCTTTTTCCGCCATAAGCATTATCGTCAAATTTTGCTCCAGAATGATTTTCAGTAAGGAGATTAATCATTACTTCTTTAGAAAAATTATTTGCGCCGTGCGGCATACCACGCCCATAGTCTCGGCAAGAAGCCCAATCAGGACCAATCTCTATTTCAATTTTTTTTGCAGTTGGACAAACAAGCGCTTCATCTGTTGCGTTATTAACTAATTCAAGAAGTCCAGCAATTACGCCAGTATGGTCTGCGCTACCAAGGTAAATACCAACTCTTTTTCTTACGCCTTCTCTAAATGTTAATTGCTGAATTGATTGTGCATTATAAGACATTAAAATCCTCCAATCTTAAATCTTCCCAAGTTAGATTATAATTCTTTTTATAAATAATATGTTTTAATTTAATATTGTTTTTATTACAAAAGTCAATTTTCATCTTATCGTGTTTAATTAAGTCTTCAGAATAAAAACCATTAGATTTACAGTAGTGTTGTTCACCTTGGTATTCAATTAAACCCAATAATTCATTTTTATCATTAAATATTGCAAAATCAAAACGAAGACTTAGTTTATCTTTTAAATTTTCAAAACTATATTCCCTTTGGAAATTAATATTATGTTCTTTTAATAATTGTTCTATTTGAAACTCACCTTTTGAGCGAATACAACCACAAGAGGTGGTATCTCCAAAGGCTAAATATTGGTGTTGAATTTGGCAATAATTACCACAATCACATAAACAATTATATATCCTGCTTCGTTTTCCATTTGTATGAGTTATAAATCCTGCTTCAGATATAACTTGTAATTTCCCAAAACGTTGCCCCACTAAATTTCCAACCCTATCCATATTTGATTGTGCGGCACGTTCCTTTTGATAGCACCCACAAGATTTAGTATTACCATTTCTTAAAGATTTTCCTCTAACTATTACTTCATTACCACATTTACATTTACATAACCATTGCGCACGATTATCTTTATCATTTTCTGCTCTAGCAATAACAGTTAAGTATCCATAAATATTTCCAATTTCATTTTTTAAAGCCATTTATTTTACCTCTGCTTTATTCTATTTATAAGTAATTACTGGAATAAATGACTTTATAAAGTTTAGACCAGTTAATTAATAAAATCAAGAGTTTGAATATCGTTTGCTGTATAATTAGTTTTCGTCATTCATTCTCTCCTTTCTATTTTACTTTATTATATTACATTTTTATTATTTATTCAATTTTTAAACCTTATAATAAATTTTCTTTTCTCTTATCAAGATAAATTTATTATATCATAAATTTCATAAAAAGTCCAATTTTAAAAATAGAGAGTAAATCATCTTTTCTCCGACTTATAATATAGAAGTTATAGCGCATACAAAAAAAGGAGGCCGATATGCAAAACTTGTCAATTGTTCGTGGCACTAGTTTTCCGTTTAGCGTGAAGTTAACCGACGCTTTAGGCGATAGGCTTGAATTGGACGAAGGCGATGTACTCTTATTCGGAGTTAAACGGTTTCCAGAACATAAAAAATATCAATTTTTAAAGAAACTAACCAAAGACGATTACAATGAGCAAATCGGTGGTTATATCTTTGAAATCAAACCTGAAGACACAAAAGATTTTGTATTTGACAAATATTATTATGATGTTGGACTTCAAACTGCAGAAGGTGATTTTTATACTGTAGTTGAATGTAGTATTCTTGAAATACGTCCTGGCATCACAGCGAAAATTTAATGGGAGGTTACGTTAATGCATAATTGTGCAGGTCCTATTCATGGCAATATTAGTCATATTATAATTAGCGGTGGCTCCACAGGTGATTATAAGCTTCCCATTGCAAGTGAGTCTACTTTAGGTGGAGTAAAAGTAGGTGAGGATCTTAGTATAACAGAAGATGGTGTTATTTATGTTAATATTGAAAGCTTAGCAGAAAAGTTATTTTCTGAAGTAAAAGATAAGTATTATGAGCATCGTCAAAATGCTGTTTCTAAGGTTTGGAAAATTAATCATAATTTAAACAAAAAACCTTCCGTTACTGTGGTAGATAGTGCCGGTAGTGAAGTTATTGGAGAAGTTATTTATATTGACGACAATAATTTAGAACTGCATTTTTCTGCTCAATTCAGCGGAATTGCGTATCTTAATTAATAAAAAGGAGATATGTAAATGAATTTTTTAACTAATATTAATTTAAATGGTAACAAATTAGAAGGGGCTATTATTGAAAACGCTGTTATTCAGAATGTTGGTGTAGACCCTTCTTCTTTAAAGGAAGGCCAAATTTGGTATAATTCTTCTACTCATCAATTAAAATATGCTGGTTTAGTTGAAGGAGTCGTTACTCCTATTATAGTTGGTGAGGGAGAGGTATCACAAGAAGAGCTTAATGCTTTAAATAAAGCTCTTGGCGATAGAATCACTGCGTTAGAATCTTCTGTTGGTGGTGAGGAAAGCGGTTTGGTCGCCGATGTTGCTTCAGCAAATAGCAAAGCAGATGAAGCTAAGACCGCTGCTGCAACTGCAGTTAGTGACGCTGCGACCGCAAAATCTGATGCTGCTAATGCTGTCTCTACAGCTAATAATGCTTCTAGTACTGCTGCCGCGGCAACTAGTACAGCAAGTGCTGCACAAACTACAGCAAATGAAGCTAAAACTGAGTCTGCTTCTGCTTTAACAAAAGCAACCTCTGCAGAAACTGCTGCAAATGAAGCTAAAACAGCCGCAGAAAATGCTCAAACAACTGCTAATTCTGCACAAGCTGCCGCGGAAGCTGCTCAAACAACTGCTGATGGAAAAGTTACAAAAGTTGTTGGTATAGAAGATAATATTATATTATTTGGTGCTAATGGCGCAATTAAAGATAGTGGAAAGAAAATTTCTGATATCGGAGTTGGTGGAAGCGGAGGAGTTGATACTTCTGGATTAATTTCCAAAGTTTCTGGAGCTGTTGAAGGTAATCTTCCTTCTCTTGCCGCCGATGGTTCTCTAGTTGATAGTGGTTATTCAGTGAAGGGGACTCTTTTAAGTGAAGGTTCTGCTGAAATTCCTACCTCTAATGCTGTTGCTCTTTATATTACTGAACAACTTTCTGGTATTAGCCAAGGTATAATTTTTAGAGGAGTTATTAATAACCAAAATGAAGTAGAAGTTCCTTATAATGTTGGTGATATGTATTATATTGGGACTGCTGGAACATACTTTGGATATAATTGCGAAATTGGTGATGTTTTAATTGCTAAAGTTGCTAAGACTAATGAAGCAGTAGTTGAAACTACTGATTGGTCAGTTTTAGAAAGTAATAAAGACGTCTTTAAAGGAGCTTCTACTGAATTAGCTGGTTCTTCTGGTCTTGTTCCTGCTCCTGAAATAGGCGTGCTTCGTTATTTAGACAGTACTGGTGCTTGGACAGCGCCTGTCGCTACTCGCTGGTCTGGTTCTAATGATACATTGGCTGCTAGTGGCGGTGTGGCAACTTGGAATATAAATCATGGGCTTGGTAGAAAAGATGTTCAAGTGGTAGTTTATGAAGTAATAAATGATTATGAATATAATCAGGTAATGTGTAATGTTACTTTAACTGGCAACAATTATTGTAATGTCATTATAAATACTGATACTGATATAGGAGCAGGTAAATATTTTGCTGTAGTAATGTAATTCCTGGAGGTTAATATGCATTTAGTAAGTGACTTAAATTTAAATAATAATAAAATTCAAAATTTTTGTGTTGAGTCACTTCCTGGTACTCCAGAAATTTTAAGAAAAGGAAAGATATGGGTAGATGAAGAAAGCGGTACTTTAAAAATTGCCGCTTCTTCTGAAGAAACTGCTGCAATTTTTGATGAAAAAACTTGGGGTAATCATACCAGTAAATCAGAAATAAGCTTAAAAGCTTTAACAATTCTTGGTAAAAACGAAAAACCGGAAGATTTAATTTATTCATTAAGTGTTATTGGTAATGTAAATGTCAGTGGTGCACTTAATGCTGATTCAATTAGCGGGGCAATCTGGAATGACTATGCTGAATATCGCGAAGCAGTTCATCAAGTCCAACCAGGTTATTGTGTTTGTGAAAAGGGTGATGGGAAAGTCTGTCTTTCTACTAAACGCCTTCAAAAGCTCCCAATGATTGTATCAGATACTTTTGGTTTTTCTATTGGTAAAATTAATGAAACCGATGTGCCCATTGCAGTTTGCGGTCGAGTACTTGTTTTTACAGATAAACCTTTAAAAACTTTTAAAGTTGGTGATTGGGTTTGTTCTGGTAAAAATGGTAAAGTCAGTAAAATGAATTTTTTTGAAAAACTTTTCTTTGCTGACCGCCGTGTTGGTATAGTTTCTTCTTTTCCTTCTCAAGAAACTTGGGGTAGTGGAAATGTGTCTACAAAAGACCGTATTTGGATACGAATTTAAATAAAAGATTGGAGTGAAAGAAAATGGCTTATATTTTAAAAAGAAATGGAAAAACTCCAAATATTCCTTTTAAACATTTTGAATGTGATGCTGTGGCTGATTTATCCAAAATTGACCTTTATTTAGTACCAATGGGAAGCACTTGTCGTGTTATTTCAACTGGTGATTTTTATGTATTAAATAGTGCTAATAAATGGATAAAACAGCCAAGAGGTTCTAGTCCTTCTGGTGGTGGTGGTAATCCTGGGGGTGGCCAAGATGGAAATTGGGACGGTGGTGATTTAGATGGAACCGTGTAAGTGGAGGTAATTAATGGCTGATTTAATTCAATTTAAACGTGCTTCTCTCTCCACTTGGGAAAAATTAGATTATGTTTTAGATGTTGGTGAACCTGGTTTCGTTAAAGATACTAATCAATTAAAGATTGGCGATGGTGTAACACCATGGTCACAACTGCCTTATATTGGGGACCAAAGTATTTTTAATGCGCTAACTCCCTCTGGCTTTCCTTCAATTGGTAAGGATAATGTTATCTATAAGGCAGAACAAAATAAAACACTTTATCAATGGAATTCTCAGACTCTCTCCTATGAATTAATTGGAGAAGATAAAGATGAATTAGATATTACTTTAATAAATGGAGGAGACGCTGATGGCGAATAAAGAGCTTAGGACAAAAATCGTCTTAAGAAATGATACTCCTGAAAATTGGAGTAGCGTCAACCCTGCTTTACTCAAGGGTGAGCTTGGTGTAGAGGTTTCTGCAACTGGCGATGTTAAACTCAAGGTTGGTAAAGACGGTGTTACTACTTGGAATAATTTACCTTATTTTGGTGATGTTTCCGCTGCGCAAGTTTTCTTTGCTAATATTGCTTATGGTGCGGATAAGGTTGCTGCTCTTGAAGCAGTTGCCACCGAACCTGCTGTAGGTGATATTGGTATCGTAAGGATGCCCATTTATGAGGGTTCTGATAAGATTGAACATACTGCTTATGTTTTTGATGGTAAAAACTGGGCAGCTATGGACGGTAATTATCATGCCGAGAATGTTTATTTTAATGAGGACTTAACTTATACTGCTGATATCGGTGCTTTAACTCTTGATGATAAAACATTTGATGTCCTTTCTGCTAAGGGTAAGAGTCTTGAAGAAGTTTTAAAGACTATTCTTGCCCAAAGAATTGCTCCTGAAGCTAAGGCTCCTATTGCGAGGATTACTTCTTCTAACATTGGTGAAAAGGAAGTTGGTACTAATGTTTCTATTCAATATGCCTTACAGCTTACTCAGGGTAGTTATACTTACGGTCCTAATAGTCAGGTTAATGAAACTGCTTATAGTGCAACCTTTAATGGCCAGACTTTAACTACTAAGACTGGTACTTTCAATGAGATTCAGGTTACTGATAACACAAGATTAAGCATTACTGGTAACATTAGTTACAGTGATGATACAGTTGTTCCTGTTGATAATCTCGGTAATGAGTATGCTGATGCCCAGATTAAGGCTGGCACTGCTAATGCTCCTGCAAAGGGAACTTTAAGTGGTTATCGTAATTGGTTCATGTACATTGGCACTGATTGGACAACTGCCGCTGATAGTGCTTTCATTCGTGGAAATGCTATTGTTCAGGGTAATGGTAAGAACGCGGCGACCAAGAAGGAAGTTTCAATTCCTGCTGGCACAAACCGTGTTATCATTGCTATTCCTGCTGGCACTGGTTACTCCAAGAAGCTTACTGATGTTATTGACGTTGATGGTATGGGTCTTAGTCAGTTCAGCAAATTCACTGAATCTAATGTTGATATAGAGGGCGCCAATGGTTATACCGCTATGTCTTACAAGGTTTGGGATATGAAAACCGAGAAAGAAGCTGGTATTGCGGCGACTCGTTATAATTTCATAATTGGTTAAGGAGGAAGAATAAATGGCTTTAAATTATCAAAATTATGCTTCCTTAGGCGTTAACCTTAATAGACAGCTTTCTGGTCCTTTAGATATTAGTACAGTTTTCAATTCTCAAGTTGATTTAACTTACTATTTAACTGGCGGCACTGGTGATAAGACTGGTGTTTCCGAATATTGGGCCAGTCTTCCTGCCACTTATCCTTATGCCGGTCAGATTGTTGCTTTGGCGACAGATGCTGGTGTAAGTGTTCTTGTTATCAAAGAGAGCGCAAGTGGTTTTGTTACTGAACCTATCTCTGCTGAAACTGCTGTTGATGGGGAGGTAATTACATATAATGCTGATAAAGAGTTAACTCTTGTTGGTTTTGCTAATGCTGCTACTGGTGCGCGTCTCCAGAAGAGTGCAACAGGAGTAGAATGGGTTGTTCCTGGTTCTGATGGAACAATGACCGAGGCAGAGGTTCAGCAAGCGATTAATGATTTAAATCGGGATGTTACCAATCTTGGTAAAGATCTTGATGCAGTTGAAGCGATTGTTGGCAAAGAGTCTACTGGGGAAGGTATTGCTTCTACTGGTTTAATCGCTCGTGTTGAAGCTCTTGAGGCGCAAGATGGTGTTCTTGCTGGCGAAATTGATGCTTTAGAAACAAGTCTTACTAATGTCTATACTAAGACAGAGACTGATAGTGCGATTGCGGCCGCAATTGCTGCAGTTGATCATTTAAGTCGTGAAATTGTTCAAACCCTTCCTGAGAATGCAAGTGAAAATGTAATTTATATGGTCCGCCGCGAAGATGGAACAGGCCAAGATGTATATAATGAATATATGTACATTAATGGGGCCTGGGAAATAATTGGCGATACCTCTGTTGACCTTACTGGTTATGCAAAGACAGAAGATATACTTGTTAAGAGTGTAAGTTCTGATTTTACAGTCACAGGAGATGGTCAATTAACCTTTAAAGCCGGCGCGGCACCTGAAATTGATGGTAGTAAGATTAGTAATATTGCTATTTCCAATGTTGATGGTCTGCAAGATGCTTTAAATTCTAAAGTTACTAGCGAAGAAGGTAAATCTTTAGTTTCTAACACTCTTATCACTAAATTAGGAAATTTGGCAGAAATTAAGAGTGTAAGCGATGAATTTACACTTACTAATGGTGAGCTTAGCGTAAATGCTATTGCCGCGGACAAGATTACTGGTCTGCCTGCCGCGCTCACTGATATTGCGACCTTAAAAGACGCTCAATCTAGTTATGTTAAATCTGTTGCTATTAATGGTTCAGCTCTTACACTTAGTGCGGAACAGGGTGTTAATATTCCTGTTGCTACTGATTCCGTTCTCGGTGTTGTTAAGAGCGCTTCTGGTGACAATAAAGTTGCCGTTGCTGCTGATGGCACTATGTCTGTTGCCTCTGTTAATATCACTTCTCTCAGTCAGAATGAAGGCGAGTGGCTTGAGATTAATGGTGGCGGCGCTGATTTAAACGCCTGGAATTAAAAAGAATATAGGAGGTTTAATATATTATTAAACCTCCAATTCTAAAAAACAACCAAATGGAGGCTAATCAAATAAATGGCTACTGTTGTAAAGAATTTAAATACACGTATTGCTCTTAAATATGATAGTTATAAAAATTGGACAGATCATAACCCTATTCTTTTAAAGGGTGAAATCGCCATAGCAGAACTTCCTGTTAGTGAAAATAAACCTGGTGTAGGTGAACCTAATGCCGCAGGAAGTACCCCTGCTATTCAGAATGCCCCAAATATTTTGATTAAAGTCGGCGATGGTACAAATCATTATAATGATCTCAAATTCGTAAGTGCCCTTGCTGCTGATGTTTATAGTTGGGCTAAAGCTGCTACCAAACCTACTTATTCTGCCAGTGAGATTACTGGTCTTGGTGATTATATTAGTAACGCAATCCAAGACACTAATACACAATATCGTATCGTTGCTGTGGGCGACCCTGCTTATAGCTATAAACTTCAGAAGAAGGATATTAGCGATGCTGATTATACTGATGTTGCTGGTTCTGTAATCAGCTTGACTGATGTAGATGCTCGTCTTGATGTGCTTGAGGCAGCTATTGGTGAAAATGGTGCAGTTCAAGATAAGATTAATGCTGCTATTGGCGCGCTTGATTATAATGATGCTGCAGTTGCCAATCAGTTTGTAACCGAAGTTAAGGAAACTGATGGTGTTATTGCTGTAAAGCGTGCTGCCCTTGTAGAGGCCGATATTCCTGCACTTTCTCAGAGCAAAGTAACTGGTTTAGTAGATGCACTTGCTAGTAAACAGGATAATCTTGAAATTGATGGAACAGTTTCTGCTGACAATAAAGTTGCTACTGCAAGCACAATTTCTAATGCTATTGCTACACTTGATAGTCAGACTGCTGAGGATGCTGCTTCTGCCACTAAGGTAGTTGCTGAAGTAACTCAGGCTGATGGTATTGTAACTGTTCAGAAAGTTGCCGTCGCCAATATTCTTCCTGATGTTGAAGATACTGAAAATGGTTTTGTAGTTGCCGTAAGTCAGACTGACGGTAAGATTGCTGTAACTCACAAGGCTGCTACTGAAGTTCTTGGCTTTGAAGGCAATTATGATAAGACTTCTAATCCTATTGCTACTCGTCAATATGTGCTTGACTCCGTTGCTGATCTTAACGGCGCAATGCACTTCCGTGGTACTGTAGATGCTGATCCTACTACAACTACTCCTACTGGCACTTATAAAGCTGGTGACGTTGTACTTTTCGGATATGATGAATATGTATTTGATGGCACTAAGTGGTTAGCTCTTGGTAATGAATCTATCTATGCTAAGAAGACTGATGTTGCTGATGATTTTACAGCTGTTCGTGGAGAGATGGCAACTCAGAAAACTAATTTAGAGGCAAAGATTGCTACTGATATCGCTACCGCGCGCACTGAAATTACTACAGAAATCAATGATGTAATTCAAGGCCTTGATAAAGATGATGCCGCAGTTACTGGTCAATTTGTAACCGCTGTTTCCGAGGCAGATGGCGTTATCACTGTTAGCCGTGCCGCTCTTAAGGCTTCTGATATTCCTAATATCGAGCAAAGTCAAGTTAATGGTTTAGCAACTGCACTTGCTGGCAAGCAAGACAAACTTGAAATTGACGGTACTGTTTCCAGCACTAATAAGGTAGCTACTCAGGAAACTGTTTCTACTGCTATTGCTGGTCTTGATTCTTCTATCACTGAGGAAACTAATAAAGTTATCAGCAGCTTTGCAATCGCCGATGGTGTTATTAAGACTGAGACTGTCAAGAAAGTAACTCTTGCTAAAGTTGCTACTACTGGTAAGGTAGAAGACATTGAACAGGATGGTTTAGTAATAATCAATTGTGGAAGTGCCACCACTAACATTTCTGCTTCTGATGCTGCTGCTATTGCTATTCCCTAATTTAATTTAATAAATTGAATATCCCCCTTAGCAATAAGGGGGATTTTCTTTAAGGAGAAGTTTATGAAATACTATCCAAAAATTCCCAAAGGGCAAACTCCAAAAGATGTTTGTAGCGAAGTTGCCCCAATTATTATCCATACAGTTGATCAATCTCAAGATGTTATTCCAGACCACTCTCAATTAACAGAACTTGATAAACCAAATCAGCATCCAATTGAAGCAATTATTGGTTTGAAAGAGGAATTGGAAAGATTAAATAATAAAGAAGTTATAGTAGAAGAAACCGATCCAACTGTTCCAGAATGGGCAAAACAACCTGAAAGACCAAAATATACTGCCGAAGAAGTTGGAGCATTACCGGCAGACACTAAAATTCCAACTAAACTTAATGAATTAGAAGAAGATGATAGACATTTAACAGTTTCTATTACTGAAAAAAAGAAGTGGAATAGTGGAACGGGTACTGGTGGCGGATTCTCAGGAGATTATAATGATTTATTAAATAAACCCACAATTCCAGAAGCTTTGGCAGATTTAACAGATGATGAAAATCACCGCGTTGTAACCGACGAACAAATTGGATTGTGGAACAAAGGCGGAGAAAATGTATTTAGCGGCAGTTACAATGATTTAACCGATAAGCCCAATATCCCTTCCAAACTTTCTGAATTAGAAAGCGATGAGGAACATCAAACAGTAACTGCGGCGGAAAAGACAGAATGGTCAAGTAAAATCTCTAGTCAACAAAACGTAGAAGATGCTGATAAAATCTTTACTATTGATATAGATGGAAAAGTAATTTTAAAAACTCTTACTGAAGTAAATTCCGGTTTAACTTGGGGGATGCTAGCAGGAAAGAGTTAAAAGGAGACAAGATGGATTATACAAATATTTTAAAATTAAAAAAACCATCTTATGATGACCCAGTTGATATTAAAGTTTTTAATGAAAACTTTGATACAGTGGACACAATGGATGCTCGGGTTTCTAATCTTATTAATGAAATAACAGATAATCCTAATTATGCGGCAACTGCAGAAGTTGTTGATATCCGTACTGGCTATGAAGGTACAATTCATAATACCGCTGGCGATGCTGTTCGTAATCTAGGTTATGAAATTCGTGATTTAAGAAACTCTTTAGCAGATTTTATTGATGCTGACGCAGTTGATGGTTTATTTTATGAAAATAACAAACTTTATTTAACTGCAAATGGCGAAATTGTTTCAGAACCTGTGGAAATTGTTGGCGGTTCTGGCGGAGGCTCTGGTTCTGGCTCTGGTAGTTATATTATTACTTTAAAAAACACTCTACCTTCACGTGTTATTGCAGTTTCTGAAGGTACAGAAGTTAAATTAGGATTTGACTATTATTCGGTTGATGATGAAGGAATAGATGACGGCCCTGGTGTTTGTACTATTACCATTAATGGTATTAAAGCTGCCGTTACTTCTGTTGAACAAGGTAATAATTTATTAGATATAACTCAATATTTAAAAGCCGGTAATAGTACAGTTCGTATTAAGGTAGAAAATTCTGAAGGTAATTCAAAAACAATTGTTTATACAATTTCTATTGTTTCACTTTCATTAACTACAACTTATCCAAAAATTTCTACCTATTCTGGCGCCGTTGGCCTACCCTATACTGTTTCTGGTGCTGGTGAAAAAACTGTTCATTTTATTATGGATGGTATTGAAATTGGTAATGAGGTTGTAACAAGCACTGGCCGCAGTCGTGTTTATCCTTTAGGTACTCAAAGTGATGGGCCGCATATTTTAGAAGTTTATGCCGAAGTTGAAGTTGAAGGTATGATGTTAAAGAGCAATACTCTTCAATTAGGTATGCTTTGGTATTCTTCTACCACTACTGAACCTTATGTATTGGTTATGAGTGATCGAAATAAGGTGGAACAAGGTGAAACTCTTAATATTGATTATTTAGTTTACGACCCTTATTTAGAAAATACTAAAATTCGATTACAAATTATTGATGAAGTAGGTTCTGTTTATTCAGAGCAAGAAATTACCGTAGACCAATCTGCTCAAACTTGGACTACTCAAGATTATCCAGTTGGTAATACTGTTTTTCAAATTACTAATGGAACTGCAACTGCTGCAACTACTGTGGAGGTAATTCCTTCTACCTTTGAAGCAGAAATTATTCAAGATAGTTTAGTTCTTGAATTTACCGCGGCAGGTCGAAATAATAATGAAGATAATCCAGAGTCTTGGAATTATAAAGATATTCATGCCACTTTTGAAGGCTTTGGGTGGGCTGGTGCGGATGGTTGGTTACAAGATAATAATGGCCAAACTGTTTTACGTTTCTTGCCCGGTGATTTAATGAATATTCCATTTATGCCTTTTGCAACTGACTGTCGCACAAATGGCTATACTGTTGAAGTGGAATTGGCCTCACATAATGTACAAGATTATGATTCTTTAGTTGTTTCTTGTTTTAGTGGCGGCCGCGGTTTTAAAATTCAATCACAAAAAGCTTCTTTTAGCTCTGAACAATCTTCTGTTTCAATGTTATTTAAAGAAGATAGTAAAATAAGAGTTACTTTTGTAGTTGAGCAAAGAAATTTAAATCGTTTTGTTTATATTTATATAAATGGCGTAATGTGCGGAATTACTCAATATCCTGATAATGATGATTTCCGTCAACCTGAACCTGTAGGTGTTACTATTGGTGCAGATTCTTGTGGTCTTGACCTTTATACTTTAAGGTTTTATAACAAGGGTCTAACTCGTGATGAACAATTAAACAATTTTATTTGCGATCGCCCAACTCTTGATGAAAGGCGCAAAGCTTATCAAAGAAATGATATTCTTAATGATGCAAATGAAGTTTCTATTGAAACTCTCCCTCTTACAATTCCTTATATGGTACTTGGCTGTGAACAATTACCACAATATAAAGGAGATAAAAAGAATGGCTGTACAGTAATTTACGTCGATCCACTTGACCCAAATTGTTCATTTACTGCGGAAGGGGTTCAGTTAAATGTTCAAGGTACTTCTTCGGCTGGTTATCCTGTTAAAAATGAAAAAGTTAAATTAAAATCAGGTATTACTTATACTGCAACAGGTGAGCATGCTGATGGTTTTCCAATAAGTCCAGGCTCTATCCCAGTTGACACTCTATGTCTAAAGGCTGACTATGCTTCTTCTGAAAATGCTAATAATGTAATGCTTGTTGATTTCTATGAGGATACCTGCCCTTATACAATTCCTCCTAAACAAGAAGATAGCCGTGTGCGGCAAGGCATTGAAGGTAAACCAATTGTTGTATTCTGGAATAAACCTTCTACTAATGAAACAGTATTTGTTGGTAAGTTCAATATGAATAATGACAAGAGTAATGAAGATGTATTTGGTTTTAATAGTAAATATCCTCTTGCTCGTTCTTGGGAATTCTGTAATAATACTTCAAACCGCGTTCTTTTCTTAGAGAGCGATTTTGGTGACGGTTGGACAGATGATTTTGAATCTCGCTACCCAGAAGATGATTTTGATTATACTTCTTTAAAAAGAGTAACAGATTGGGTTGTTCAATTTAATCGTGATAATGCTAAAACCGAAGAAGAAAAACAAGGAATGCTAACACGTTTTAAAGAAGAATTTGATAATTATTTTGTTCGTGATGCTATGTTATTCTTCTATTTATTCACAGAAGTATTCTTAATGGTAGATAACCGTGCGAAGAATATGTTTTTAACCACCTACGATGGAGAACATTGGTTACCATTACCTTATGATATGGATACTGCAATAGGTATCAATAATGAAGGTTCTTTAGTTTTTGAATATAATTTAGAAGATACTGATATTATTGGTGAAGCTGGTGTTTATAATGGACAAAAATCAGTTCTTTGGCAGAATATACGCGATGCTTTCCAAGATGAATTAAGAGAAATGTATAATGATTTACGCAGTGAAGGAACATTCTCTTATGAAGTTATTCGTGATAAAATGAATAATCATCAAGAAGTATGGCCTGAAGCACTTTGGAATGAAGATGCCTTTACTAAATATTTACAACCTTACCTTTTAAATGGTGAAGAATATCTTGCAATGCTCCAAGGTGATAAAAAATCGCAACGTGATTGGTGGTTATTTAATGGTTTCCGTTACCGTGATTCAAAGTATATGTGCGGCGACGCCAAACAGAATCATATTACACTTCGTTGTTATCGAGTTGGTAATATTACAATTACTCCTTATTCTCATATTTATCCTTGGGTTAAATATGGTTCTGCTGAAGTTCATATGCGCGGCGAACGAAATAAACAATATGAAATGGTTTGCCCGCTTGATGAAATGAATGATACAGAAGTTTATATTTATTCTGCTGATCGTTTGTCAAGTGTTGGTGATTTAAGTCATTTAAACGTTGGTCTTGCTGAATTTTCTGCAGCAACAAAACTTCAAGAGATTATTCTTGGTAGTAATGCTGAAGGTTATCAAAATACACAGTTAAATACCTTAACTGTTGGTAATAATGAATTATTAACTTATTTAAATATTGAAAACTGTATTGCTTTAAGCAAACCAGTTGATGTTTCTGGATGCCATGGTTTAGAAGTTATTAAAGCTAAAGGCTCTAAATTAACTGGCTTGAATTTACCAAATGGTGGGCATTTAACTACACTTGAATTGCCAGAAACAATAACTAATTTTACAATTAAAAATCAAAAGAATTTTGAAACTCTTGATTGTGAAAGTTATGCAAATATTTCAACTCTCAATGTTGAAAATACACCAAATATTCCTATTGAAGATATTATTCTTGGTTGTACACCGACACGCGTTCGTTTAATCAATATTAATTGGCAAGCTTCCAATGAAGAGGCAGTGGCGGCGGCAATTGAAAAATTAACCAGTGATAAATGTTTTGGTATGGATGCTAATGGTAATGAAGTAAAGAAAGCTGTTGTTACTGGATATCTTTATATTGATACAATTACCGATAGTCTACTTGAAACAATTAATGATGCTTTCCCTGAATTAATTGTTGTGGTAGGCGGAAAAGCTAAATATTTTATTCGTTATTTAAATTGGGATAATAGTTTACTTTATCGTTATATTGCCGTGCAAGGTGATGATGCTATTGACCCTGTATTATCTGGTTATATTGATAAACCAATTAGAGAAGATACAGTTGATTCAAAATTTAATTATCTTGGATGGAATAATTTACCAAAGAATATTCAAACACCAGTTAATATAATTGCTAAATATGATTCAACCTATCGTGTTCAGTTTAGAAATAATAATGAAGAAGTTTTAAATGAACAATGGATTAAAGAAGGTAATGCCGCGATTGACCCAGTTGAAGAAAAATTAATCTCTAAGCCTACTAAAGATTCTACTAAAGAGTTTGTTTATACCTATAAGAATTGGGATAAAGATTTTACCAATGTTACAAGTCCTTTAATTCTTTATCCAATATTTACTGCTGAGTTAAGAAAATATTGGGTATATTTTATAAACGATACAGTAAAGCTTTATGAAGAACAAGTTCCTTATGGACATTTACCTAACTATCCTTTTGATACTAATGAAATTAAAAAATTAGTAGCAGGAGAAGAATCTGAATATTATGAATTCGCTGCTTGGAGTAGAGACACTGATGAACCAATAACAGATACAACCTATATTTATGCAGAGTTTGTATTTAATGGTTATATTGAAGACTCTTGGGAAGAAATTATCGCTAAAGCTAAAGCTGGTGATATAAATGCTTATGGTTTAGGTGGTAGAAAAGTTCTTGAATTTACCATTGATGGAGTTCAAAAATATGCTGAAATGGAAATTGTTGGTAAAAATATGGATAAATTAACAGTTTCTGAAAACGAATATAACGAAGGAAAATCTACTGCTTCTTATAGTTTTGTTGTATATGATATGGTTGCCTTCCGTCGTATGAATGATAGTGTAAAAACTATTGAAGGACAACCAGAACATTGGGCAGGGTATAATAATGGTGGATGGGTATTATCTGATGCTAGAAATTGGATGAATAATACTTTATTTGCAGCACTTCCAAAAGAGCTTCAAACTGGTATTAAATCAGTTGAGAAAAAGTGTGATATGGGTCAATATTATTATAAAGAGCAAAGCCAAGAACCAGTTACTGTATCTGATTTAATTTGGATACCATCGGCTGAAGAGTTAGGTGGCACTTCTCTTAGTAATGTTGTACCTGGACAAAATAACCCTTATCCATTATTTACCACTTATTCAAGCAGAAAAAAGAATGGTGGAGTTTATTATACTCGTTCTTCTAATATGTCATTAATGCACTATTTTGAGGGTGTAGATTCAGCAGGCAACTGGACTACCGTTACTGGAGCAGGTGGCGCTGGCATGGTATTTGGATTCTGCTTATAAAGGAGTTAAAAGGAAAAATGTATAAAATAATTTTTAATAATTTGATTATAGATGTAATGGAGAAACCGAGATATGTTCGGTTTCTCCCTAAATCTCAAAGAATAGTTGGTACAGATAGACTCGCGGCCACTGGTATTATGTCTTCTAATGGTGAAGAAGTTTATCATTTAGAAGGGAAAACGAATAATTATCCTGAAAAATTAAAGACTGTTCAATTGATAAAAATTGAAAAAGAAGAATTTGAACGCTTGAAGAGTCAAAAAACAGAGATTAAAGAGGAAACTCTTGTACCTGCGGCAATTCAAAGTCAAATTGATGCACTTGCCGCGATGGTAAGTCAGTTAAGTGCGCAGAATGAAACTCTTCTTCAACAAATTGAAGAAATAAATAGAGGTGAAGGATAATGGCAATTTATTTTGATAATAGTAATATAACAACTGGTAGTAGGGGTCCCGAAGGCCCTAATAAAGTATCTACCACAACCACAACCAATATATCCGGCATATTCAAGGGCAACGGCTCAACCGTACAGGCGGCACAATCTGGCGTTGACTATGCTTCCCCCGCCACAGATATCGTTGTCATGGCCTCCGCATCTGCGTGGAGCGATAATACTATAACGCTGTCCGTTACTAACGTTATGGCTGATTCAAAACTGGAAATCGGCCTAAGTAATACCGCCACGGATGAGCAATTCACCGCAGCGGCAACGGCGCAGATACGGGCTACAAACAGTGGCGACGGAACGATAACATTAAAGGCCGTGGCCGCGCCGAGTGTTGACTTACCAATACTTATAAGGAGGTTTAGCTAATGGGTATAATCTCGATGTTTCCAATCGGCGTTAGAGATAGTTCCTCAGTGGCTAATTCAAAGGAAGTAAACTTCCTCGACTACGATGGAACGATTTTATATTCATATACCGCTGCCGAATTCGCTGCATTATCCTCAATGCCAGCAAATCCAACGCACGATGGTTTGACCGCACAGGGGTGGAACTGGTCACTTGCAAACGCAAAGGCGTATGTTGCCAAGCATAGGAAGCTTAATATTGGGCAGATGTATATCACCGATGACGGCAAAACAAGAATATATATCCACCTTGAAGAAGGACGCACATCTCCCGTGCTTGGTGTGTGCGCGAACGGCACGGTTGATATTGATTGGGGCGATGGCACTACACACGATACACTAACTGGCTCAGATACATCTACGGCAGTATATACATCCGCACATAGTTATGCCGCCCCCGGAGACTATGTAATACAGCTTACCGTTACAGGTAGCATGGGATTTAGGACTAACGGTCCATTAATGTATGCTTCTGAATCAGATAATAGAGATTACGTGTACAAGAATGCGATTCAGAAAGTTGAGCTTGGGAGCGGTGTTACAAGCATTGACAATTCTGCGTTTCAGAATTGCTACAATCTGTTAAGTATCACCATTCCTGTTGGTGTCACAAGTATTGGCGGTTCTGCGTTTAACGGTTGCTACAGTCTATCAAGTATCTCTATTCCTAACGGCGTTACAAGTATTGGCGGTTCTGCGTTTCAGAATTGCTACAGTCTATCAAGTGTCACCATTCCTGACGGTGTCACAAGTATTGGCGATTCTGCATTTAGCTATTGCTACAGTCTATCAAGTGCCACCATTCCTGATAGTGTCACAAGTATTGGCGGTTCTGCGTTTAGCGGTTGCTTCAGTCTATCAAGTGTCACCATTCCTGACGGCGTCACAAGTATTGGCGATTCTGTATTTAGCTATTGCAACAGTCTATCAAGTATCTCTATTCCTAACGGCGTTACAAGTATTAGCGGTTCTGCGTTTCGGAGTTGCTACAGTCTATTAAGTATCTCTATTCCTAACGGCGTTACAAGTATTGGCGGTTCTGCGTTTAACGGTTGCTACAGTCTATCAAGTGTCACCATTCCTGACGGCGTTATAAGTATTAGCGGTTCTGCGTTTCGGAGTTGCTACAGTCTTGCACACATTTATTTTCTTCCTACAACGCCCCCAAGTGTTTCAAGTTCAAACGCGTTTTCAAACATTCCTACCGACTGCGTAATCCATGTTCCTGTCGGCAGCTTGAGCGCATATACAAGCGCAACAAACTATCCATCGTCTTCTACTTACACTTACGTAGAAGATATAGTATAACGGAGGCGAATAAATGAGCAGACCATAACCGCAGCATTACTCGCAAGCGGTACAGCATATATATATTGCTATCCAGCCCGCTGACCCACTGTTATATAATCCTACGGATATTCCCGCAATCTTTAGCAAGTTACCGATAAATTAAAAACCTATATAATATTTAAGAAAAAGGGTCGAAAGACCTTTATAACAAAATCCTTGATTTTATATAGAATCAAGGATTTTTTTTTACTTAAATCAGTAGAAAAATAAAATCAAAGTCTCTTTCGTCTCTCGACGGAGGAATTACTTTGGCAAGGAGGAATAAAATGTCAAAAAACATTAATGCTCGTATTGCATTAAAGCGTGACACAAGCGCCAATTGGACGAATTACAATCCCGTTCTACTTAATGGCGAACTTATTCTTGTTGATACAGCAGAAGGCCAACTTCGCGCAAAGATTGGCGATGGAATAAAAACTTATACCCAACTACCGTTTACGGATGAAGCTTTACGGGCTTTAATTACGGATGTTGACAATAACAATTCCGCCGTAGTTGTGACAAAAAATGGCGAGTCACGATTACTCAATACTTTTAATATTATTAAATTAACTCAAGCAGAGTATGAAGAATTAGAGGCAAGTAATTCACTTGACCCTGATGCATTATATTTAACCGAAGGCGGTTCAGAAAATATTGGTGGCTCAAAAGTTGTTTTAACACAAAATGGTGTAGGAAAAGAATTACCTGTTTTTAATATTGTTAAACTTTCTGAAGAAGAATATAATCAATTAATTGATAGTAATACTCTTGACCCAGATACTCTTTATTTAACAGAGGGAAATGGAGCTGGAGAAGGAACACAAGTAGTTCTTTCTGATTTAATTGCTGGCACAGAACCAGAAAATCTCAGTGTATTAAATATAATTAGATTAAGCCAAGAAGAATATGATGCATTAGTTACCTCAAATTCTTTAGACCCAAAAGCTATTTATATGACTGAGGCCGCCAACGGTGGAAATACAGATGAATTAAAAACATATATAGATAATGCAGATGCAACAACTTTAAATTCTGCAAAAACTTATTCAGATAATAATTTTTTAAAACTTTCTGGTGGAACAGTTACTGGTGTTACAACTTTTACAAATACAACTGCTTCAACCTCTACAACTACTGGCGCAGTAAAAATTTCCGGTGGCTTAGGCGTTGCCGGCGACATTTATGCCAACAAAGTTTACGGTGCAGTTTGGAACGACTATGCAGAATGTCGTGAAAGTAATGAATTTATTGACGCTGGTCGTGTTGTAAAAGAAAATGGTGATGATACTTTATCTCTCGCTGATGGACGTTTAATTTATGGATGTTCAATAGTTTCTGATACTTTTGGTTTTATGATTGGTGAAACCGATAAGGCACACACTCCTATTGCAGTATCTGGACGAGTTCTTGCATATCCTTATGAAAATAGAGAAGTATTTAGACATAATATTGGATGTTTTGTTTGTTCTGGTCCTAACGGTACTGTTTCATTAATGGATAAAGAAGAAGTTTGGAATCATCCTGAAGCAATAATTGGTCAAGTTAGTGCTGTTCCTGATTATGAATATTGGGGAAATGATGTTAAGATTAATGGCAGAGTTTGGATTAAAGTGAGGTAATTAATTATGGCTTTATATATGAATGGGCAAGAAATTAGTCAAAGTTCAGGGGTTCCAATAGTGGTTGAGGGTTTAACAGAAATAGACAGTACCACACCTACTTCTTTAAATGGTATTTTAAAGGGCAACGGTTCAACCATACAGACGGCAACAGCCGGAACGGTTTACATGACCCCACCTGCTACAGCAACCGCCTTGCCTTCAAGCGGCACGGCGCTAACCGCAAACACGATATATAACATATCCTCTCCTGTGGGTGTATATGTATTTACTCCGCCCACTTCCGGCTGGGCGCATGGTACATTTAGCACATCAGATGGTGCAGTATCATTTAGCGGTCAGTTTTTAGGTGACGTTCCTGCTATCGAGCCAGAATCAGTTTATGAGTTTGACGTATACGATGGCGTGTGGGTAGTGCAGGCGGTGGTGAGCGCATGATAGAATTTATTTCACAATTGCCTGCAGAATATCAGGAAGTTGAGTATATCGAAAGTAGTGGCACACAATATATTGATACAGGGTTTGTGGTTAATAAGTCCGATAACTATGTGTTAGAAATAGACGGATTGTTTCCTTCGCAGGCGCAGGCGTATCAAGGTTGCAATGGGTATATGCAGTTTTTTGTTGGCAGCAAATACGGCATAAGCAACGAAAGTTCCATTTCTGTTGGTAATCGTGATACCGTGCGTATAGCCTATGCCAATCAAACCGCAACACTAACTGTTAATGGCTCTCAGGCCGAAAGCAAATCATGGGCGTCTTATAGCGGTGCAAATGTAAAGTTGGGTGTACTACACATGGGAGACACAAATAACGGTTGGTTTAGTGGTGGCGCGGCATCTGGCACGATATATGGCTATAAGGTGTGGAAGGACGAAGTATTGGTATCGGATTGTATACCTTGTGTACGTAATAGCGATAATGTTGCCGGAGTGTATGATGTTATCCGAGAACAGTTCATCACCAATGCGGGCAGCGGTGTGTTTGCTGTTGGAGCAGATAGTAATAAACATGCGATTGCTACTATAACTCCTGGTGGTGTTATACCTATACAGTATGCACTAAGGCGCAGAATGATGGCGAGTATGGGCAGTTTATTTCCGCCGATTGGCACTCCTTTGTCAGATTGGACATGGGAACAGATAATAGCACTATCAAATAGCGGAAGAGACCCACGAAATTATTTTTCTGTGGGTGACGAAAAAGATTTGATACTAACTACGGGCGAAGTTGTCCCGGTTGTTATTGGCGATTTTTATCATAACACAATAACAGGAACAAGTACAAAAGCACCTATAGCTTTTACGTTCAAAAACTGCCTTAATACCACTTATTCCATGAACGGCAGCAGGACTAATTCCGGCGGCTGGGACGGTTCTGCCATGCGAAATACCAACATGCCCGCTATCCTAAACACTTTTCCTGCCGAGTTGATCGCCGATGGAGCCATTAAATATGTCGATGTTCTGGCTTCCGCGGGCAGCAAATCCACGAGTCTTGTTACTTCATCCGACAGGCTAAGGCTTCACTCCATAGCAGAACTGGGACTTAGCTATTCTTACGCCGTATCAGGAGAGGGCACGAAATACGCCTACTATACTTCGGGCAACCGGGTTAAGACTGTAGGTGGTACAGCTTCGAGATACTGGACCCGTTCCCCGTCCACTTACCTTAGCTTATATTTCTGTAATGTTTCCGATTCTGGTTCGCCCGGCAATTTTTTCGCCAACGCCGCGTATGGTGTGGCCTGCGGCTTTGACATTTAGGAGGAAACGACATAGTAATTTTATAAAATTATAAAAATTAATATTTTTATAAATGGAGAAAAAAAATGGCAATTTATTTAAATAATACAACAATTAAACGTGGTAATTCAGGAATTCCAATTGAAGTTGTTGGTATTGATACCAATGATGCAACTGCAATAGCAAGTGATATAAAAAAAGGTAAGACAGCATATGTAAAAGATAAAAAAATAATCGGTAATTGTGAAACTATTCTTTCTGGATCCAGTTTTACTTTACTATCGACACCAATGGTTCAGGGCACAAACCTTATACTGGAAAGTCCAATCACAGCCCCAACATATTTGGAATCCGGTTCCAAGATTGCTATAAGGAATGATGAACCTGACCTTAAACCTGAAAATATATTGGAGGGTAAAACCATATGTGGTGTTACTGGTACCTTGAGAGTTAATACAGTATACCATACAAATGTCCTGTCCAATACTTTAGGCAATGATGGGGATTATATCCTGCTGTCTAATACTTCAGGCAATGATGATAGCGGGCTGTTAGCGTAATTTTTATAGGGGTGATACTATGGCTGTTATAACGAATAATATTACAAGAGTATATGTAAAAAAAGGTGGTAAATATGAGCATATAGATGAAACTCAGTGGTATAAGAAGGTAGGTGGGGGCATATACTAGTGAAGGTAGTAGTTTCTTAGACGGAATAACCTCTGGCAAAATTGCTACATCTCTTGTAGAAAATACCATTGTTAAAAACCCCTTATACACCCAGTTAGATTATATAACCCTGACCGGCACCCAATATTTCAAAACCGGGGTTACTTCCGCCGTTAACTCCGGCTTTGATATTGATTTTATAATGTTAAATGGTCATACAAGTAGCCCATATTACAACTTATTTGGTACCAGGGGTACTGGAACAGTTGGTGAATTTAGAATAGACACTATACCACGTGAGGATGGTACCGAATTAAAGTTGGGTTCCAATATATATAGTTCCGGCATAAAGGGTAAGTATAGAAATAAAATAAAGTTATATAATGGTATATACACTAAACCTGATGGTACCCAGTTAACGAATCTGGACGCAAGCACCATTGCTAATTATCCACGCGAAATATACATAGGTTGTATAAATAAGGATAATTCTCCATATGGTAATAAAGCATCCATGCAAATATATAATTGGAAGATGTATACCGGCACCACATTGGAGAGAGACTTCTGGCCGGTAAAGCGTAATTCAGATGGCGTTATTGGTTTATATGATATAGTAAATTCACAGTTCTATGCCCCACAGGGGGCAGCGGTAACCGGTGATGGGGAGAATATTTCAATACCGGATACCAGCCAAGATTATAATATATATAACCCACAATTTGCTGGTAGCCTTGCATATGAAGGTTTACCAAAAGAATATCGCAGATTACAGTATATTAAAAGTACAGGTGTGGAGTATATAGACACCAATTTATCTGCCCCAGAAGGTTTTGAAGTAGAAATTAAAATCAATATTGATAAGGTGACAGGTTCATGGGCTCCTATATTGGGCGCACACGAGCCTTCCGCGCCATATAAGCGAAACTTTATTGCGTATGGTTCTAACAAAAAAATGGAAATGGATGCTGGCGATAAAATTACACAAACCAGTGTTACCCTGGCAGGGGATGATGTAATAAAAGCATCAAATGTTAAAAACAATTTTTATTTAAACGTCAACGGAACCAATTATAATCCAACCATTACTACAAACTCGTCCAATATCGCCTATTCGGGGCGAACTCTGCATTTGTTACATAATAATGGGTATGATATAGGGTATACGACGGGAAAGGTGTATTATTGCAAAATAACCGTGGGTGGTGCATTGGTTCGGAATTTCGTTCCTGTAGCCAGACTAACTGATAATAAAATTGGTCTATATGATACAATTAATGGGGTCTTTTATACCAATCAAGGATTGGGCGAATTTAATGCTGGACCATCTTTAATTCCAAGTTTAGGGCCAACAATTGGATTGTCCCCTTATAAGGAGTTAGAGTATATTAAAAATTCGTCGTCTAAGTGTAGTATTAATTTGGCGTTTCCCACTGTGGCACCGGACCCAGCAGTAAGCGGCATTTTTTTCTGTGTGTTAAAGGTGGATTCTATAACAAACACCACGAATGCAAAAGGTGAAATAGGGGTTGGATTTATAAAATGTTATCTATTCAGGCATGGGGATACTAACTTTCGTCTTAGTCTAACTGATGAGTCGGCAGGTTGTATATTGTCATGTGAAACATCTCATGTAATAGAATTAAATTGGAACAACAACATATTAACATTAGTAGTTGATGGAGACGAAGTACAAAGTATTGAATGTGAAGGTTATAGTTATGACGATCCAACTGGTGACAGTATTTGGAATACCATAGTTAACTTATCCGACACTTACATAAGGATATATTATATGGATGCATCAGCCAAACCAGCAACATCTGATAGTTGGGCAAATTCACAGATACTTGTCCCTGCACAGGACCCTATGTCCGGTAAAATGGGTTTTTATAATATAAAAACCAGCACAATATACGGCCAAACAACAAGTTTTGCAGGTATAAATAATCCAGTCGAAGGACCTGTTAACTGTAGTTATCCCTATAAAATACAGGAAAGTAATGTTCCAAATCCTTCCTATATTCATAATGTATATATCCAATAGGCCCTATAATAATTGCTAACACTATTAAATTTTAAATAGAAAGGAATCAAATAAGTTATGCCATTGCAATCAAGTACACAATTAGCCACATTAAAGATAATTGGTTGCCCAAAGAGTAATTATAATACATGGGTCACTAATAACCAGGTGGATGAAAATGCTTTATATTTGGTGAATGAGGGTGATAACGCCAGTTGTAACGCCAGTGTGGTGGGTAGTAAATTGGTAATCATCAATGCTGGTGTTACAACTGGCTCAGGGTCGGATAGCCCCTGAATGTATTGAGTTATTTTAGCTTAAAATATAAAAAACCCTCAGTATTATACTGAGGGTTCTTTTTAGTTTTCCCAACTTACTATCTGAGGTTTTCTTTTTTTGTTACCTGAATTCCAATAACACCAAATCAATCTTTTTCTTGCACGAGTTGCCGCGACATAAGCGACAAATCGCTCTTCTTCCTTAACTCTTTCTCCGAGGGACATCCTGTACACAGCTACATAATCATTTTCCAAACCTTTTGCGCTGTGTATCGTCAGAACTTTAACGGTATCTTCCTTCATACGTCGCTGAATATCTTCATGCCCCACCTCACCTTTTTTAAAAGTATCACAGGGAATTTTCTTATGTTGAAGTATATCCATCACTTCTGTAATTTGTTCATTACTCCTTGTCAAAACGAACCATTTTCCAAATTCACCATTTTTTTCAATTTCTCTAACAATTTGAGGTAAATCATCATACACTTCCTCAAGAATTCCTTCTTCTTCTACTTGACAAGAAGTTGTTTTCTTAATTTTATTTTTAATCGGCCGCAAAAATTCAGTAGCAAATTTAACAATTTTTCTTGGAGTTCGATAATTGTTTTTTAAATAATAAACAGTATTTTTAGGGTCGGCCGCAGCGTCTTTAAAATACTGCGGGTCACTACCAGAAAACGTAAAAATACATTGCCAATCATCACCAACCACAAAAGTATTCTTCGCATTAATCATCTCGAAGAAACTGACTTGATTAGCGTTAACATCTTGATATTCATCTACCAACAAGAAATCTACTTCTTCAATTACTTCAGGATGTTCCTCTATTGCTTCAAAGAATTTATCAAATTTATCATTTTCAATAAAAGCAGAAGTATCATATCCATTTTTAATTAGCAATCTGTTTGCGTAAGAATGTGTTGTTCCAATAAATGCTTCTTTACAAATATCTCCTAAACGCTCGCGCATTTCATCTGCTGCGAAGTTCGTAAAAGTAATTGCAACAATTTTCTTTGGGTCATTTCCTTGTTCAATTAACCATTTAATTCTTTCTGTTAGTACCCTTGTTTTGCCACTACCAGCACCACTAATAACAACAATATGCTGTGCAGTAGATTTAACAATTTCTTCTTGGTAGATATCGAGTTTCATTTCTTTTCCTCACTTCTGTATATTATAACCATAAACATTTGTTTCATAAAAATTTATCCAATATTTTTCTCGTTCGCTATAATTTTCTTTTGTGCATTTTTCAAGAACTTCGAAAGAGAAATTATCAATTCCATATTCTTTCATTGCACTGTGAATTTTTGTGCGTGCCATACCATCAAGACCAATTGCTGTTTTGCAATGGTTTTGCCAACGTGTTTTAATATTGGTAGATTTACCTATATAAGCTTCGTTAGTTTTTAAATTAGTAATACGATAAATTCCACAAAATTCTTTTCCTTGAAGAACGCGATTAATCATATCATTAAGTGGTTTCTTGTAGAAAACATCGTATATCAATTTGTAAAGTGCCTCACGACTATGGAGACGCATTTCAATGGTGTTTAAAAGCTGAATATCTTCTTTGTCAGACTCGTTTAAAACAATTCGATAGAAATCTTGTTGTTCATGAATTTCCTTTTCATGGACAATTGCTTGGTTAATTAAATCTCTTTTAGACTTATAATCTTCTAAAAGAGACCTTAGTTCTTCAATTTCTTCATTAACCGATTTTTTAGTTTCTGCGGCGGACGCTATAAAATCATCCAATTGCCGCTGTAAAAGTTCTTGCTTGCGTTTTTCTTCTAATTCAAGTGAATGATTAATTTGAGTTAATCTTAATTGCTCATAATCTTTAATTTTTTCATCAACTTGCCGTTGACCAAAATCTTTTAACTCACAAATATGTTTATCTAATGTTTCCTTATCCTTTTTTAGTTTATCTAAATCCCATTTTAACCATCTTTCTTTTTCAGCATAATTATCCTGTATTCCTTTAGCTCTGGCCGCTAATTTAGCTTCTAATTCTTCATAATCTTTTATAAGCCTTTCTTCTTCTTTTTGGAATTTTTTATTTAATTTAATTTTTTCTCTATTTAATATTATTTTATGTTTTTTAATTAAAAAGAATAAAATACCAATTAAAATCAACCAGAGTGCCGCCATAATCCATATCATCGCAAACACTCCATTTTATTTTTCTTTTATTATAACAAAAAAACGAGAGAAAGTCAAATTTCTCTCGCTTCTATTAATCTTCTTCATCATCAGGATAATAAGTTTCCCAATTAAGAGTTCTCTTATAATATTTATCTATATAACTATTACCGCCTTCTGCTTTGTAATCTTTATAAGCTTCATCTAAAGCTTCGCGGTCATAAATAGTAATTCTTTTAGACGTTTTATAATTATGATAAATCATCATAATTTTTTGGCGTAGCATATCTTTACTGCCTTGATGAATAACATTAATTTGTTTAGCTTGTTCTACATTTATATTTTTAATTTCTTCTAAAGTACTTTTCATTTCAGAGAGGATTTCAGCCTTGATTTCATTTAAATAATTTAATCTATCATTTAAATATTTTTGCCTTGTTTCTAAATCATGTTCTAAGAAACGTTCTGGCAATTCTTCTTCAAGAACTCCACAGATTTCCTGCTTGCGCTCCTCTTTCATTTTTTCTTTTTTCTTCTTTCCCCATTTAACTGGGAATTTAAGCCAGCATAAAATTTTATACAAAGCAGCACCTGCTGCGGCAATTAGTATAATCCAATCGCATAATTCCTCAATAGATAAACCAAAAATCATAATAAACCCTCCCTAACGATTATAAGTAGATAGAAAGATAATATATTATAATTTTTTCGGTTTTGATAATTTATCATTATGGTACATTGATTTTACTAAATGCTTTTTATCAAAAATTTGCAGTAGGCCGCAGAGTTCATCCATTTCCCAATAGGGGATTCGATAGAGAGGAATTCCATGTGCAAGAGCATAATTATTCTTGCGGCGATCACGCTCCTGGGCTTTAAGGAAATCTTGGCGAGTTTTATGAAAGTGTTTAATTTGTTGGAAATGCTGAATACCATCGCACTCTATTAAAACTTTTTCTCTTGGTAAATAAAAATCATAACGAAAAGACCCAAGCTTTAGGTCAACAAAGGTCTTTTCTCGTACAAAAGGAACTTTATTTTTCTTCAGAATCTGGATTATTTTTTCTTCGTAACTGCTCATTAAGTTTGTTCATTAAATTTCTCCAAAGTGCAATCCTTTATGGTTAAATCATCTCTAAAACGAATAAATTTTGCATGACGTAAACCCCCAGTTTCCTGATGACGTTCCATCGCGGCGACCTCAATACATCTGCCCTTATAATCTTTCCAATTAGCTTTAATTTCGTCGGTTAAACCGCTAATATAACCAATTGGTTCAATTCGTTCGCCGTTAAGAACTCCAATCTCTAAACTTCCTGCCCAGCCGTTAAAATAAGGTTTTGTGACAGGAATAATTGCCATGCCCGCCGTATAATCCTTGTAATATTCACCATTGAGTTTTTCTCCTGTGATTTCATTTTCCCAATAAGTCCAAGTTTCAATGGATTTCCCAGTATAAAGTTTTGTAGGAGCAGAGGCATGGCCAGTGAAGAAGCAATCAACTGTGTCTTGAAGTTCTTTTTTTACTTTTTGGCAATCTTTTGAAGGGCGTTTGCCAGGCTGATAAGGTGCGCCACTACGGGTCATTACAATTCCCTCTCCGCCGTTGGCAAGAACAGTTTGAAGCATACTCCAAAGTTCTTTGCCATTTACATATTTAGCATATTCCACATAAGGTTCGAAAGGCCAAGCACGCCAATAGATATTAAGAAAATCAAAGCGTTTCTCTGCGGGAACATTTATTAAAGAAGTTTGTGCATCTGCTAAAATATCAAAAACGTAAAAATGAAGTTTACCTTCTTTTTCTTGCCGAGCGATACATTTATCTTTTAAACAACCGAGGAGACTTGTAATATGATTAGAACCAGGCTTATCTGGGAGATAAAGTTCTCCAAGTAGGCAAGTACCGTTAGGAAGATCTTCAAAAAATTTATGAAGGTGTGGCACCCATTCAATTTTATTTGGAAATTCTCCTTTTACATTACGGCTACGACTAAGAAGCATCATATTACCATCTTCATCTTTTACAAACTTAGCAAAATAACCATCTTTCTTTTCCGCAGCCCACCAATCTCCACTAAAGATACGTTGCTGAGTGGTGGTCTTTTTCTTCTCGTAATCCCAAGAAGCAGGAGGTGACCAATAACGCATAGGTTCCATTTCTTTGAAATCATAATTATCAATTATACCAATCATAACACTTAATCCCTTCTGTTTTAATAAAATTCATGGCAGCGGCCGCCAAATCTTCAAGCGTTCCATTATTGTTAATTACTATATCATATTCAAAATTCTCTACATTAGCATCTGCATGATTAGAAGCATTATAATCTTCAATTTTTCTATCAATAAAAATTGTCTTTGCTCCTAATCTATCAACGAATTTTTGAATTTCTTTGGGTTCGCGGCAATCAATAAAAATTGCCCAATCATCGTGTTCCATATCATATATATCTGCTAAAGAGGTAATTCGTTTTATCTCTTTGAGACAATCTTTATAAGGAACATCATCCCATTCGATTAATAAATCTTTTAAATCACTAAGAAATTTTCTGTTTTCAGGAGTTTTTGAACCATTCCATCCACAACCACCCGCCACTTTTTTTACCAAATCAACAGTTGAATAGTTATAAACATAATTACGACATTTTTCTTTGATTAATTTAAAAAAGGTTGTTTTTCCACTACCAGCTTTTCCATTTAATATATAAATCTTCATATAATATAATCCTTACCTATTATATATTTATTATAGCATAAATTAATTAAAATTACAAATTTTGAAGTTAATTTCTTTGGTTACTTTCTTTATTTGGAACTTTTTTCAATTTCAGACAATTCTTTTGCAACCAATCGCGCAGAAACAGCAAGGTCGTCAACAAACTCATTCCACTGATTTCCACTATGCCCCTTCAATTTCTTAAATTGAATAAAATTAGACTGAAAATACGGCACCAGCTCCATCCAAAGGTCTTGGTTAGCAACTGGTTCTTTCTTTGAATTTTTCCACCCATTTATCAGCCATGCAGCCCACCAGTGTTGTTTAACACAATTTACCAAATAAGCACTATCGCTATAAAGAGAAATATCAAGAAAAGCATCTTGCGTATTTGAATCAATCCAGCGCATTGTTTCTTTAATACCATTTATCGCAGCAGTTAGCTCCATACGCTGATTGGTTGTTTCAAATCCACAACCGCTCCATTGGCCTTTATATGTACCATCAACTACCAATACCGCTGCCCAACCACCATTGCCGCCAGGATTTTTATCACATGCACCATCAGTATAGATTTCAATAATCATTAGAAGCCCTCAATTCCATAATATTCTTCAAGAATTTCCGCCATTAAACCATGAATACAATCATATTGATATTTTTTCATCATTGCAGCAACCATTAAATCACCAGTAATGTGAATAGGTTTTCCTTCATCAAACCAACCTTTTGTAATAAAATTTTTATTAACATATTTTCTTGCTTTAAAACGATTAAACCAGTTATTTTGATGAACTCTAATTCTATAATTATATTTTATAAAAACTCCAATTCTTTCAAAAATAGTAACTAAAAAAACATCTTCTACTCTTGTCCTATTAAATTCTTTAATTAAAAAATTACAATTAAACGGTGCGCCTAATTCATTTAATTCATTAAGATAATCTTTTAAAAAATTATCATATATTTCATAATTTTTTTCTTTAATTTTTTCTGAATTTTCTGCCATAAAGCTTCTCCTTTCATTATATATAATAATTATAACATATTTTTCTAAGAAAATCAAATCTTTTTACAGAATTATTACTTATATTAGTAATAAATAATTAAGGAGGAAAATATGGAATTTACAAGAAACTTAAGAGAAGGTTCTTATGGTGAAGATGTACTCTATATTAAAAATCTTTTATTGGATTTAGGATATTTTTCTTCTAATATTAAGGAGATAAAAAGTTCTTCTTTTGGTAAAGATACTACTGATGCTGTTAAGAATTTTCAAAGGAAGAATCGAGACAAAAATAATAAACCTCTCGATATAGATGGAGTTATCGGCGTATTAACTTGGGAAGCAATTGAAAAAGCTTCTAAGCAAAATGTAAATGTAAAATTTCTTCGAGATTTAAAACAAGGAATGACAGGTCCTGATGTTTTTTATATCAAGAATTTGCTTTTTGAATTAAATTATTTTGAAGATAGTGTAAAGAAAATTTCAAGCGAAACTTTTGGTAGCGATACTGAAAAAGCAGTAAAGAAATATCAAAAAGAAAATAATTTATCTATCACTGGTATAGTGACAGCTGTAATTTGGAATAAAATAGTTTCTGATTATAAAGCTGGGAAAAAATTTGTTGAAAAAGTAATTAAACCAGAAGCCAACCCAGAAGTCAAACCAGAGACTAAGCCTATAACAACCAATTTATTAGATAAATATACGCATATAGCTGCTGCGAAGCGTAAAGCTATTGAGGCTGATCTTGCAAAAGTTAGTGATTTAAGAAAAGAAATTGTTCTTGAAATTCTTAATTATGCTTATGACCAAGATGTACCTGGTGATGTTCGCGCCCTTTACATTTTTGGTGCGAATCTTTATGATAAGGACTTAAAAATTAATTTTGCCGACCCTGCAGAAATTGAAAAACATGCTAATCGTTATCCAGACTATTTTAACGGCGGCCGCAAGGAATGGATGCTACGTCAAGTAGCTCGTAATCCAAAGCTACCTGCTTCTGATTGTTCTGGTATGGAAGTTGGTTATTTGAGAAAACATAAATTAGTAAAATCTAATTTTGATACAACAGCAAATAATTTCACAACCTCAAAAAGATATTCAACTGCTATTGATAAGAAAAATTTACAACCTGGTGACTGGGTTGGTCTTAGTGGTCACATTGGTACCTATGTTGGCGGTGGCTGGGTTGTAGAATTTTATGGTGGCGCTTATGGCTGCCAATTAACAAATTTAAATAATAGGAGAGGCTACGACTTTGTTACTCGTCAAGTTCGCCCAGGCAAGGCTTGGACAAGATTCCGTAGACCAACATTTTATTAATGAAACAAAAAGATGATTTTTTAAAGAAGGTTATAATTACAATAGGTATTTTTCTTTTTTGTTTTACCGTTGCAGTTTTCATAGTGTTTTGTGTTACTGGTGGAAGCGAACCTTCTACTTTAATCGCTTGTGTGTTTACCGCATGTTTGGGTGAATGTTCCATATGTGGTCTTATAAAGACAAACAAAAACAAAGAAGTAAATTACAAAGAATTCCAGCCTTCAGAAGAATCTGAAGAAGATATAGATATTGCTGGTTAAGGAGATATTATGGACACTAAATATTGGTATGATTTATTAGCTATGATTCTTGAAGGCATAGTTCCTGTTATTATGATCGCACTTGGTTTTTTAATCAAAAATTGGTTAAAGAATAAGGGGGCAAAAGAAGAAGAGCTTGCATTACTTGAAACTGCGTATGAATATTTAGTACGTGCAGTTACTAATACAAATCAAGTTTGGGTTGACGCTTTAAAGAAGAGTGAGGGTCATCTTACCGAAGAACAGCAAGCAGAAGCTCGTAAGAAAACAGAAGAAGCATTTAAAGCCATGCTTACTGATACAATTAAACTTGCTATTGAAGTTGCATATGGCTCTGTTGACAAATGGCTTGCAATTAATCTTGAGGCCGCAGTTGGTCAAGTAAAATCTGCGAAAGTGTAAATTTGACTTTTATATTAAAATTTAGTATTCATGCGCGCCCGCGCATTAATTTAAAAGGAAGAAAGAGTTTTGAATTTTCAAAACTCTTTTTTAATTAGAAAAAATTTGATTTTTTCTTTAAAATTTTATATAATATTATTAAAGTAAGGCGCATACAGCAAACTTTTAGGTTCAAGTTTTTATTCTGCAAAAATGAAAATGAATGGGTTCAAGTCCCTAATGCGCCTTGTCTTTTATACTTTAAATAAAAGGAGAAATGAAAATGAATTTTGCTGAAGCTGCAAAGAAAACTACTGAGTTTACTCTTACCGAAAATGGTGCTTTTGCTTATAATACTGCCGCACAAGGCGCGCTGCTTGATATGTTTAGCGTAGCAGGCGCATTGCGTTCTCGTTCTGAAGGAGAAATTATTGCGAAGTTTAAAGATGCTTTTGCCGAAGATGCTCTTCTTGCTACTAAGCTTCTTTTCTATGCAGGTAACATTCGTGGTGGTCTTGGTGAGCGCCGCACTTTTCAGATTTGTCTAAATTGGCTTGCTCAGAATCATCCTGAGATTGCAATTAAGAATATTATGAATGTTCCTCACTTCAATCGTTGGGATATTCTGATTAAAGCTTTTATTGGTTCTGCCGCTGAAAATCAGATGTGGGCAGTTGTTGAACAGCAGCTACGACAGGATTGCCATAATTATTATGAGAAGCAACCCATTAGTCTTCTTGCGAAGTGGCTCCCCTCTGTAAATGCTTCCAGTAAGGCGACCCGCAGTTTAGCGAAGATTGCTTTTCGCAAACTTCATTTTCTTAATGAAAAAGAATATCGAACCGTCATTCATCAGCTTCGGGAGTATTTAAGGGTTGTTGAAAATCTGATGAGCCATGGATGCTGGGGAGAAATTAATTATGAAGCTGTTCCTTCTAAGGCAATGCTCCGTTATCGTAATGCTTATGCAAAAAGAGATAATAAGCGTTTTAGAGAGTACCAGCAGAAGTTGGCTAAAGGAGAAGCAAAGATTAATGCTTCCACTCTTTATCCCTACGATTTGGTAGAGAAGTATACCAAACATGGATGGTGTGGTCAAATTAAAGAGGATGAAATTGTGGAAGCTCAGTGGAAGGCTCTTCCTAATTATTTGACCAAACCCAAGAACATCTTAGTTATGGCTGATGTTAGTGGTTCTATGAGCGGCCGCCCCATGGATACTTCTATTGGTCTGGCAATTTATTTTGCTGAACGTAATCAGGGTGATTACCATAATCTGTATATGACTTTCACTAACAAACCCCATTACGTTCAGATTAAGGAAGAAGCCACTCTTGCTCAAAAGGTACACCAGGTAATGGCTACTGATGTTGGTTATAACACCAATCTTGAGAAAGCTTTTGAAACTATTCTTAAAACAGCAGTTATCAGGAACGTTTCTTCTGAAAATATGCCTGAAGCATTGGTTGTTATTTCTGATATGGAAATTGATAATTACATGCGCTGGTATGGAGTTGATTTTGTTGACGAAATGAAGAAGAGATTTGAGGCAAATGGATACCAGTTTCCTAAACTGATTCTTTGGAATGTTGAAGCAAGAAAAGATACTTTCCTTACTCAGTCTCAGGATGTGATTATGATTAGCGGCCATTCTCCTTCTCAGTTTAAAGCACTGATTAATTGTCTTGACAAGAGCGGTTATGAGGCTATGTTGGAAGTGCTGAATGATCCTATGTATGATTGTGTTGTGATTTAATAAAATGCTCCCAAGAAATTGGGAGCTTTTAAATTTGATTTTTTGAAAATTTTGTAATATACTATATATAGAAAATGAGAAAGGAGAGGAAAATGGAAGCAGAAAAACTTTTTAATACTTGTAGCAATAATACAATAAATACACCAAAAGTAGAAGGTATTTGTAATTGTACCTCAAAAACTGCAACCAGCTATACTGATAAAATTAATTATAATCCCTATATTACTACCACTACTGGTACGATTTCAATTAGTTCAGATGGTATTACTTATAATGGTATTGATTTAACTTCTAAAATAAACGAACTCCAAAAAGAAATTGATAAACTTAAAACCAAAGAAAGTGAGGAAAATAAAATGTTTAATTTTGAAAATTTTAAAAATAAGTTTCAGTTTGGCGAGTATAAGGAAGCAAAGATGTCTCCCTATGGTATTGCATTCAAGACCCTGGAAGGTTATTACGCGGTAAATATCAAGACAATGGAGTTGATTGATGTAACTGGTCTTGTATTTGATTTTGAATGTGTTTATGCTATGCCTGTCGCGGCTAACGCTGTGAAAAATGGTGATTTCATTCTGCATAACAGAATGCCTGTTCTTGTGCGTAAGATAAATCCTGATGGTAGTTTGGAATGTTGGAATATTAAAGTCCATGAAGTAGTAACTACTCTTCCTGTAAAGTCTCCTTTTGGTTTTAATTTCTATACTAAACTTGTATCTCTTGTAGATAACATGGGTATGACTCCTACTGATGAAAATCCTTTCGGTAATATTTGGCCTCTGCTCCTGATAGATGACAAGAAAGATAATAAGGATATGCTAATGCTCATGATGCTGATGAATCAGCAGGGCGGCCAATTCAATCCCATGATGATGTATATGATGATGGATGGAAGCAAGAGTGATTTTCTTCCCATGATGCTTATGATGAATGGTGGATTTAACTTTGGAATGGCGCCTACGAACGGCAAGTGTAATCACTCCGAAGAACACGGAGATTATTCCAAGATTATGAATGGAGAAGCATAATGCTTCTCTCTTTTTTTTAAAAAATTTGATTTTTCTCTTAAATTATGTTATTATATATATAATGAAATGAAAGGGGAAATGATTTATGGCATCAAAGAAAGTTAAAGGTTATCAAGTTGAATTTTCAATAGATGGTCTGTCTCTTCTTGAACAGGAAAAAATCTACCAGCAGGTAGTTGCTATTCTTGACTATAATCAGAGAGGAAAACTTCATATCACCATCACAGACCCTATCGGCGGCAAGCACTATGTTTGGGATGGTAGTGGTGAGACACCTGAGCATTTCTTTTGTAAAAAATGCCATGAATTTTCTTGCGACAGATGCAAAACTTATTCTCGTCTGCTTGAAGAAAGTGGAATTGAAGAATAAAGCATTAAAAACTTGAAAGTTTTTAAAATTTCTGATATAATATTTATATAAGGTGGAAGGAGGAAAGAAATGGCACGAACAGTTGTAACACAAGAAATGATAGAGCAAATGAATGAACTCTATCTACAAATTGGTACTTATGCTGGAGTAAGTCGTGCAATGGGTGGAACTCCCTCTGCTTCTACTGTAAAGAAATATATCATCGAGGGTTATGTTTCAAAAGAGGAAACAATAAAAAACAGAAAATTGTTTACTCAAGAGAGACTTAATGAACTTGATAATATAGAAGAAAACTTTTGGGATAAGTTCTGTATAAAGAACTGGGGAGATCTTTGTGTACTTTCTGAGGAAGAGATAAGTGAAATCACTGAACTCTGGAATGAAATCACAATATAAGGAGGTATTTAATGGAGTATAATAAAAAATACTTTGATCTTGATGAGGGTCTAAATCGAGAAAAGTATCTCCTGCGTCCAAATTTTGAATTACTCCCCTTGGAAAAAACCACAGGTAGTTTTGCTGTCTTACCCGCACGCTTGTTAGGTTTGAGTTTCGCGGATTATTTGAGAATGTGCCGCGATATCCTTGGCGCAGAAATAATTGGAAAAGGGTCGAAGTACCCTGTGGTTTATTTCCCGAAAAATGCTACAACCCGTCAATTCATTAAACTTCTTAATGGTAGAGCGGGAGTTGCTCTTTTTGAGCGTGAACATCGTTCGGCAGATTTAAAACAAAAAATTGAAGAATTAAAAAGAGAGGAAAATAAAGAATGAATCCTGTAAATTACATTGAAGATTGCTACACGATTTACATCGACGAAGAGAAGGGCACTGTAGTAGCAAAGTTGGATGACAGAGATTTTGTAAATCTTCTGTTTGGTGAAGTTGAGCATGTTCATGCCAAGAGCGGTGATGTTGTTGACATGAGCGAATTTGCTTGTAGAGTAATTACTAATCTTTTGGTTCAGAATGAGATTCAGCTTGTTGCAAAAGCTAAGTGTAATTTCGCGGCAGGTGATACTTGGAATGAAGATTATGGTGTTGAACTCGCTGTGCGGCGATTGACCAATCAGGTTCTTCTTCTCGAGAGGAAGTTCTGGACTAATATGGAAGAGAAAATGCTTGAAATTTATGCGCGTGCGACACATCATGTAGATGCTTATGAACATCGAATTGAACATAATCGCCGTCGACTTAATGAACTTAAGCATTAAAAATTTGAAAAAAGTTTGAAACTTTGATATAATTTTTACATAAAGAAAAGGCACAAACAGCAAATTTAATTGTGAAATATTTCAAGCCTTGAATTTTGTGCCTTGTATTGTGGTTTATTGGTGAAGTAGTAATCATATCAGCTTATCACGCCGAAGTCGGGAGTTCAATTCTCCCATAAACCACCACCGATTTCTCAGATTTGAGTTTCCTTTCTTTCTACTGAGGGATACTAAGAGCAGTGGTATCCCTCAATCTTGCCGCGGTAGCCGAATTGGCATAGGCGCTAGTCTTAGGAACTAGTTTTTGTGGGTTCAAGTCCCACTCGCGGTACCATTTTGCTGGCAATTGACGGTAATCCCTAACCCCGTGAAAAGCAAGGGCGCCGAAGGACGACAATTCTAATCCTAGTTTCATTAGATAGCTAGGTGTGAGCGAGATGCAGACACTGAAACGTGCATCAACCGCTAACACGGATTTACCCATTAAACTACTACCGGCAAGTGCGGTGCGGCGTATAGGTTAGTGCGGCTTGATATGTAGCAAGAAAGAGCGGAAAGCGGTATACCAAAGAAAGCGAAGTAAATGGGTCGTTGCGTTTGTAGTTTCCGAGCGTGAGTCCGAAACTATAGCACGGGAGGTATTCCTTTTAAGGAGGACTCTTAAAACTCTACTGCTGAAAAGTAGACCAGTGCCTGTGTGACGTTGGGGCACTGATTCATTGGGGTGTCGCCAAGCTGGTTAAGGCGCGGGACTTTGACTCCCGTATTCGTAGGTTCAAATCCTACCACCCCAGGCTCTCTGTAACATACAACCGCCACGAGGTAGAGAGTGGGTAATGCTAATAGTATGTTAATTATTGCCCTGTAGCTCAATTGGTAGAGCATCCGGCTGGCCGAATTAGCTCAGAAGTGGAGAGCGCTGGATCAAAAGTCTTGAAGTCGCTGGTTCAAATCCAGCATTCGGCGCCATTAACCGGAAGGTTGTGGGATCGTGCCCCACCGGGGCAGCCAATTTTGGGGAGTGGCGCAGTTTGGTAGCGTATCTGATTTGGGATCAGAGGGCCGCAAGTTCGAATCTTGTCTCTCCGACCAGGCCCACAAGGTAGAATGAGCACCTACGAAGTGGAAGGCCGTTGTTCTTTACGATTTTTCGCTCTATACCAAGCCTGGGCGGCTCTTAGCCGCCGGTTGTAAGAATACAGGTACATGCCGTCGTGGCGCAATTGGCGGCAGCGCAGCGCACTTGTAATGCGCAGGTTAAGAGTTCGAGTCTCTTCGGCGGCTGGCATCATAAGACAAACCTTCACGTGGTGATGCTGTTTTTACTAATTGTCTTATTCATTGTCTCTTAGCTCAGTAGGTTAGAGCACCGCTCTGATAAAGCGGTGGTCCTGGGTTCAAGTCCCAGAGGGACAACCATTGCGGCCTGACCGTCCTTGGAATTGATCACCCCAAGGTTAAGAAAGGTGACTTAGTTATGGTTCAAAAGGCAATCATAACCTCCAATCATTTTAAGGAGCTGTATTAAAATGCGTAGGATACGACGTTACGGACCAGTTGTGGTTAAGTCTGAAAGCCAATCGCAAGAAAGACGTTAGAGTGCTTTCCTCTTACCGATCGAGAGTAGGCGAAAGATCGGGTATACGGGCGATTAGTTCATCTGGTAGAGCACAACTTTTGCAAGGTTGGAGTGAACGGTTCAAGTCCGTTATCGTCCACCATAAAGGAGAAGAAAAATGATTCTCAAATTTGATAATGGTTATAGTGAAAGAGAAATCGGTCGGCCGCAGTCTGAGCAAGAAGCTTTTCAGATAATGAAGGACTTTATGAACGAACGAAATTATAAATCCTATTATATTCGTTCTTGGACGCATGAGAATGTTACAACTTTTGACGTTGGCTCTTGGACTCAATTTTTTAAACTTTATTTAAATGATTGAAAGTAGGAATCATATTGTAGCAGAAGATTAAGAAAATTTGATTTTTTTTGAAATTCTTGATATAATATATATATAAGGTTAAGGGAGACAACAAATTGAGTGCAGTTGTCAGGGGATGTTAAAGATTCTGCACTCAGCGCCGGATGCTAGCGAGTGCGCAGAACCATTAACCTTACTAAGCTGGTCAGGTGGCGTTGCAGAAAGCTTGTAAAACACGGGGCTGCCACTTTAATGCCGCAGTGGTGGAATAGGCAGACACAAGGGACTTAAAATCCCTCGCCTTGTGCGTACCGGTTCAAGTCCGGTCTGCGGCACCAATGGTTTGTAAGTTTTCCAATTTTAAAACTTATGGAAAAAGACGCAATCAGCAATTTTTCTTCAAGAAATGCTTAGGGAGCCGTGTGTCGCAGGTTCAAATCCTGCCCCACTCATTAATGAGTGGGTAGCTCAGTTGGTAGAGCAACGAATTAAAGCGTCTTGTTTTTTTGCAGAGTGTTAGCAGTGGTAGCTAGCGTGGCTCATAACCACGAGGTCGGGAGTTCGAATCTCTCCTCTGCACCCAATTCATAACTTAAATTCCTTTTAAAAAGGTGCTACCCCTTCGACCTTAACTCGAAGGGGATTGTTTTATTTAAAAAGGAGAAAAATAATGTTAAAATCTTATAATCATTATAAAGAGAGAGAACCAGAAGAAACTGTTAAGATTATTGAAAATTTTTTTAAAGAAAAAGGTTTTATAATAAAAGAAAATATTGAAGAAGAAGAAAGTGGTACTTGGTCTAATAAAACTACTTTATTTTTTAAAGATATTTATATATTATCTTCTAATGGAAAAGGAATAACGAAAGACTACGCAAGAGCTTCTGGTTATGCCGAACTTTATGAACGATTTTGCAACAATTTTTATGGTTTAGATAATCCTTTTATTTGTAATAAAATAATAGAAAATAATATAAATCAAAATAAAAATTTTTATTTATATCCTGATGAACAAATAATAACTTGGGAAGAAGCAATTTCCCCAATGGTTATAAAAAATTTTGTTAGTTCAATTGGTGATTTGAATAAAACTAAACAATATTTTGACTTAATTTTTGATAATAAATATATTGGTAAAAAATTTGTTGGTATAAATAATAATGAAGAAATATATTTAGATTTAAGGTTATTACATCGTTGTTTTACCTCGAGTGGTATGGCGGCAGGTAATACGCTCGAAGAAGCTTTAAATCAAGGTTTATCTGAAATAATGGAACATTATGCTATTTCTGAATTTTTTAAAAAAGAAATGGATAATTATTATTGTATTGATTTAAATACAATAACAAATAAAAATATAAAAAAAATAATTGATAAAATGGAATCTTTAAATTATGAATTATACTTATTCGATTTATCTTATAATTTTAAAGTTCCTGTAATAATGTTATTAGTAATTGATAAGAATAATCATAATATTTTTCCACAATTTGGTTCTTTTCCTATATTAGAAATAGCAATTGAAAGAGTTTTTACAGAATTATATCAAAATTGTAAAACTTTAGAAAATAAGAAAACTTCAGAAAATTTAATTCCTTCTAAGAATAATTATTATGAAGATATTTTTTATTTATATAAAACTTGTTTAAGTGATTGTAATTTTTTATATGAAGATATTTTTGATAAAATAATTTATATTAATTTTAAAAAAGAAAATGATTTTTATTTAAAAGGATTAAGTTATTCTAATGAAGAAATTTTAGATTTTATAAAAAATATTTTTAGTAATTTAAATTCAAAAATTTATTATACTGATATGTCTTTAAGCAAAGATATAAAAGCGGTAAATATTTATGCTGATAATTTGCATATTTTAAGTACTTTGGCTTTTAGTAATTTAATTAAATATAACAAAAATTCAGATATTATAATAAACAATTTAATTGAGTTATATTCTAAATTAAAACAAATTTTAATAACTAAAGAAATTAAAGATAAAGAAACAAATCAATTAATGGCAATAATTCAAAATTTATATATTTTTGTTAATAATAAAAATGAGGAACTTTTAATTGGTTTTTTATTAGGTTCAGATTTCTTTTCTTTATATCCTAATAGACAAAATAAAATTTATGATTTTAAAATTATAATGGAAATTTTAAATCGTAACATAAATGATATTTTAAATGATACAAGTTTTTTAATTAGAAATAAAGATACTTCTTATTTTTTATATTTAAAAAGTTATTATTGTTTTTTTAATTATTTAAAAGTAAAATATGATTTAAATGAAATTAATAAATATTTTAAAAAAATAGATTTATTATTTTTTTTAAATGAAGATTATAGTAAAGGAATAAATAAATTTTATTTAATTAAAAAAGTATTTTTTGATAATTTTATTAATTTTTATTATTCTTTTGAATTAACAGAGCTTATTAAAAAAATATCTCTTTAATATCTATATTTTACTTATAAAAAGAAAAAAAAGGAGGAATAATTTAATATGAATACAATTTTTATAAATTTTTATCAAGTTGAAGTTAATGAAAATTTTGAAATAATTAATAAAACAAAAATTCATAGTTTTGATATTTCTAAAATGAATTACTCATTTAATACTGCTGAAAATAGTCGTGGTACTGAATATAATGTTAATAATACTATTTTAGGGATTAGGGATGATTCAGATGAGGGTTCAAAAGTTATGGAAATGTATTTAATTGCAAAAGATTTAATAAAAACAAAAGAACCTTTTATTATTGAATATAATTTAAATGATAGTTATTCACTTTTTTCACCCATAATAAACGATATTAATTATGTAATTAATCCAAATAATGATTCAGTTAATGGAGCTTTATTAGAAAGTATACATTTTAATATAAATACATCAGAGGGATAATTATGAGTACAGCACAAGGTTATCTTGCTTTAGCTAGTGATATAAATAGTATTTTTAATAGACTAGAAGCTTTACGCGTAGAACACTATAGTGGAGCAGGACAAACTACAGCAGGACAAAATGCTTTATCTACTGCTTTTAACACCAATCCAGCAGTTAAAGAAGAAAGTATAACTGAACCTTATAGTTTAATGAAAAGTTATTTAAATGTTTTAAGAAATAGTGTTTTTTTAACTAGCATAACTGCCGCGCAAGTAGATGCTATCACAGTACCTGCTGCAGGAACCTTAATAAAAATGACTAATATACCTATAGCTGAAAATTTAATTACTACAATTGAAGAATTACCAAGTAGTTATACTACTAATTTTAGTTCTTTTAGAGGTAGTAATTTTGGTTTTAATGGAAGTAATTTTAGTTTTGGTTTTGATGGTAGTAATTTTAGTTTTTCTCAAAATTCTTCTAGGTTTGGTTTTAGCTTTGGTTTTAATTCTTCTCAACATTCGGGTTATGGTACTTCTTCTTGGGGAGCAAGATTTTAATGAAAACTTTAGGAATTATAAGTGCTTCAAAATGTAATTTAAAATGTGAATATTGTTATTTACATAAAAATAAAAGTTATATTAATGAAGATGAAAAAACTTTACAAGCAATTTTAGATGGTAGTTTTATAAAAAATGTAAAAAGAACTTTAAAAAAATTATCTATTGATAGGGAAGATTTTGGTAGATTAGAATTATGGGGAGGAGAAACTACTTTACATTTTTCTTCTTCGACAATCAATTTTTTTAAAGAGATTTTTGATTATTTTACTAATATTCATATTTTTTCTTTTTCTTCTAATTTTACTATTAATAGTGATAATTATGTAGAATTAATTAAAGAATTAGATAAAAATTTAGATAGAAAAATTCAAATGCATATACAAATATCTATGGATGGTCCAGATTGGATTTTATCTCAAACCAGGCATATTGAATATTCAAAAATTAAAAATAATCTTATAAATTTTATAAATAAATTTAATTCTATTCAATTAAAAAATATAGAAATACTTATTACTTATAAAGCCACTTGGACTTGGGAAATTTATAAAGAAGTTAATAAAAATATAGATTCTATAAAGCAATATTTAACTTTTTGTAAACAAGAAGAAAATGATATAAATAATATTATTTTTAATAAACAAGTACATTTTAGTGTTGGTGGCATGTATGGTCCAATGTTAGAAATTCCTCATAAATATACACAGCAAGATGGTATAGATATGGCAAAATTTTTATTAACTCATTATTCATATAAAAGAGAATTAGAAGAATTAAATTTAACTCTTGAAAATGAGACTATTTATATGCCAATTTTAACTTTGGGTTTAGATAAAACTTTAGATAAAGATGTATATTATTTATATAAAAATCAATGTAGACAAATGGTAGATGAATTATTATTTAAATGGGATGGTAGTTTATCAGCTTGTTCAAATGGTTTTTTAGATAATAATGAAGAAAATTTAGAATATTTAAAAGAAAATGATTTAGAAGAATATAAAAATGTATTAAAATCTAAAGATTGGTTACCTAAATATAAAGAAGGGGAAGTAGATTTAGATGAAATTTTAAAAAAATATAGGTATATGTCTACTTTTTGGGAAGATTATAATGAATTTAATTTAACAGTATTAGTATCACAAATTTTAGAGCTTGCGGACTGTGGACTTATAAGTCCAAATTATAAGAATAATTATAACAAAGCTTTACGTCATGCTTTAATGATGATTAATGGCCCAATAGTTTGTTATTTTCATAATTTACGAAAAACTGGCTCTCCTTATGTAACTGATTTTGATTTAATAAAATTATATTGTAATGGTTTTTTAGATTTATTTGAGGAAATTTATAGTTATGGAAACTAATAATTATATTATTGAAAAGAATCTTATTTTTTCTAATTTCTTAGAAAAACACTTTTTTAATAAGTTTCGTGAGGGAAATGAACATATAGAATTTTTTTTAAAAAGCCAATGTCCCGGAAAATGTGCATATTGTTATTTAAAAAAGCATGGTAAAGATTTATATCCTTATGAATACCAAGATGATGAATTAATTTTAAACAATTTAAAATTATTATTAGATTGGTATAAAGAGAATAAATTTAAAAATACTATTGAATTATTTTCTGGAGAAATTATTACTAGTGGTTTTTTCTTTAAGGTTTTAGATGTAATATATGAAGCTTTTTCAGAAGAATTTTTAAGTTATAAACCTAAAAATATTATTATTCCAGAAAATGGTGATTTCTTAGAAGATTTAGAATTAATTAAAAAAGTTGAATCTTATATTGAAAAATTTCTTGATATAGATATTGAATTAATTTTTAGTATGTCTATAGATGGAAAATATATGGATTTAAATCGAAATTCTAGAGATGATGAATATTATAAGAGAGCAATAGATTTTTGTAATAAATATATATATGCTTTTCATCCAATGGTAAGTGCTTTTAATATTGAAAAATGGATAGATAATTATGATTGGTGGAATAACGAAGAAATTCCTAATATTATATCTGACCATTTAATGACTTTAGAAGTTAGAGATAATAATTGGACAGAAGAAAAAATTAATGAATATTTAAAATTTTTAAATCATGTTATTGATAAAGAATTTGAAAAATGTTTTTTAGATCCTGAATTATTTGCTAAACGGTTAACGGGAGCAGATAATTATCCAGAAAAAGGTTATTTTATAATAGGTTATGCTCAAGGCTCTAGTGAAGAAAAGGATTATAGAAATCATGGTTTAACCTGTTCTTTAACAAATACTTTACATATTAGAGTTGGAGATTTAAAAATTGTTCCTTGTCATAGATTAGGATATGAACAATTTATTACAGGACAATTAGAAGTAAAAGATAATAAGATTTCTGGTTATATAGGAGAAAATGTAGAATTATTAGTTTCAATTTTATCTTGGACTTTAAATAATGGCCCTAAATGTAGTAAATGTGATATTAGACATTGGTGTTTAGGCCCATGTATGGGTTCTAATTTTGAAGATACTAATAATCTTTTTACTCCTCCAGAAAGTGTTTGCAACCTTTTTAAATCTAAAATAATTTTTTTAATAATGAAATATCAAGATTTAGGTCTTTTTCCTTATTTTGAAAAATTATTACCGAAGGATAGATATAATACATTGATAAATTATGTTAATAAAATAAATGGAAGTTTTGAAAATTATGGACAATATTATAAATATAAAATCGATGATTGCAAAAAGCAAAGAAAACCTATCACGGAATTGCAATTATAAAGTCAATTACGAAGAAATTTTAAGTATTTATTATACTGCATTAAATTTTTGTGAAGAAAAAGAAAAAGAAGAAATTATTAAAGAATTTGAATGTTTTTTAGAAGAAGTATATAAGCATTATAGATACAAAAATTTATTAGCACAAAAAAGGATTTCTCTTCCTTTTTCTATCTCTTTAACTCATAAAGAAAATCCTGAAGAAGGAAAGATAAGGTGTAATTAATGTATTTATTATTTTTTAATAATTATGGTGGGAAAAAAACAATAGAGCTTCCCAGTGATATAGGTTATGTAATTGAGCAAAAAGACGGTGATGAATTTTTCTTTTTTAATGATAATATAAATGATTTAAAATTAGAGAAAGTATCAGACGAATTAAGAAAAATTGATATAGAAGAATTACCTTATGTGACATTAAAAATAGAAAAAAATAAAGAGTTAACAAGTGTTTTTCCTATAAAATCTATTAATTATAGAATTGTAGGTTACGCTTATAAAAATCATACTGTTGATAGAGAAGCTTTGAGCATTAAATTTTTTAAAAACAATAGATTTAAACAAAAAAATAGAGAAACAGTTTATTGTGACGTAATGTGCCCACATTTCGCAGATAAAGGTTATTGCAAATATTATGATAAAGATCTAATTAAAACAACTGAGAATGGACAAATTGAATTTATAGTTTGTAAATTATGTTATTATGATATTTTAAATTTTATAGATAGAGGAATAAATAAAAAAAATTATCTTAATATGATAAATGAAGAAATAAATAAAAGATAAAAAAGAGGTAATATGAATAATTTTTGGTGGAATATTGGTGGCGGAATTAAACATTCTAAGCAGTTAATTGATTTTAATAATTATTTAAAACAATATTATGATGTTCCTTATAATTTTTTTAATTCGGTTTATGATTCTATTTTTGGTATGTTATGGAATGGTGGTCGTATTTGTCAGCCACAAGATGCTATAACTTTAGAAGAATGGATTGAATTAATTTACAATTATAACTTCAGTAACATTGGTTTTAATTTTAGTTTTAGTAATCGTTTATTACAACCAGAGCATTTAGATGATAAATATTGTAATTTAATGCTATCTGCGGCGAATGAAAAAAAAGGAAAAATGAATGGAGTTATTCTAGCTTCTGAAATTTTAGCAGAACATGTTAGAGAAAATTACCCTAATTTAAAAATTATTTATTCTGTATGTAATGGTTTAAATAAAGTAGAAGATTATAATCAAAAATGTGAAAAATATGATATAGTAGTTTTACATCCTGATTTTAATCATAATTTGGATTTTTTATCACAATTAATATATAAAGATAAAATTGAAATAATGGTAAATGATATATGTTCTTTTGGTTGCCCTTACAGAGCTAAACATTATGATTGGTTAAGTCAATGTGCTTTAGTTCAAGCTCATAATCCTATTATTCATAATTTATCTGAATTAGATAAACATAGAGTTGGTGGTTGTGAAGCTATACAAAATGGCTATCAAAAAGATAATAGGAATAAATTAAGTTTTTATGATTTAGATATTTTATCCAGTATGGGTTTTTCAAAATTCAAATTAATTGGAAGAGAACATGAATGGGAAGATTTTAAAAAAACAGATTTAATTCCTTATTTAGACCAATATCGAATAAGAAAAATCATACAAGATAATAATTTACATAGGCATATATGATAAAAAAAGTTTTAAGTATTGATTTAGATTTTATTTTAAAACCTATAATTCAATTATATAATGATATGGTTAAAAAAGAACCATATCAACTTTTATGGTCTAAAATTGAAGAAGAAAGATGTATACAAGATTTTTTAAAATATGATGAAGATAAATTAAAATTTATCTATGATATTTTAAATACTATTAACTTAAAAAAAATTTATTACGGTAATTCTCATGAAAGTATTTTATTAGCTATCCAAGAAGAAATAGGAAAAAATGATAAAATAGAATTATATAATATAGATCATCATCATGATATAAATTATAATATAGACCAAGAAAATTTGGCTTTAATTTATGATGTAGTTGATTGTGGTAGTTGGGTTACTCTTCTCCATAAGAATAAACTTATACAAAAATATATTTGGATTAAAAATTCAAATTCAAAAAAATATAGGGGTAAAAAAGAATCTTCTCCTTATTTAATTGAATATAATTTTGAAGATTATTCTCAAATAACTTTTTCAGATTTTGATATGATTTATATTACTTCAAGTCAACAATGGTTCCCACCAAAATTTTTATATATAATTGAAGATTTAAAAAAATTTTTAAATCAAAAATTTGAAATTATAGATTATGGCTGGCAAGAATTTAATGAAAATGGTCAGTCGCGAAAATTAATATTAAAATAAAGAAGCCTATGGCTTCTTTTTTTATTTAAAAATTTGATTTTTTTTAAAAAAAGTTATATAATATAAATATAAAAAATATAAAAAATATAAAAAGGAATAAACAAAATGAAAAAAAATATTCGAATATTTATCTTCTTTGTTCTCGCTTTAACAGTTATTTATCTATTACCTAATGTGATAAATCTTCCTCTCCCCGCTGAAGGAACTCAAATGTTAGCAATTTTTATTGCCGCAATTCTTCTTTGGCTAACAGTTGGAATTGATTGGACAAGTGTTTTTATTCTTCTTGCTATTCCAACAGTAATACCTTCTATTAAAATGGCTGAAGTAATGTCTGCTTCACTTGGTAATAATACAATCGCATTTTTAATCTTCAGTTGTATTCTTACCTATGCCCTTTCATCATCTGGATTTTTACGCAGGGCCGCACTTTGGTTTGTGAACAGCAAAATTAGTCAGAAATCACATTGGCATTTTGCCTTTATGTATTTTCTTTCTATCCTAATTATTGGTAGTTTTATTGCTCCAACAGTGCTTTTTGTACTTTATTTTGCTCTTGCTAAAGAAATCTACGAAGTTTGTTCTCTTAAAGAAGATTCTTCTTTCGCAAAAATGTTAATGATTGGAACGGCAATTTTCACTTCAATTTCTTGTGCTATGACGCCTATTGCGCATACATTTCCACTTATGGCGATTGGTTTCTACGAAACGGCAACCGGCGAAATTATTAGTTGGGGTAAATATATGCTAATTGGAATCCCAGTAGGAATTTTGCTTTCTATCTTTGTTTTTGGTATACTTTATTTTGGCTTTAGGAAGAAAATCTCTGCTGAAGGTTTCAACGTTTTCAAACTTGCACCGATGGGTAAAACTACTCTTGTAGAAAAAGAATCTATAATTGTTTTTGGTTTGATTGTAATCCTTTGGTTAATAATGGGAATTGCACCTAATTTAATTCCTGGGCTAAAAGAGGCGACAACAACTGCTCCTCCCATGCTTGGTATTGTAATTCTTTGCGCTTTGGGTACTTTGAACTTTAAAGAAGCAATTACTAAAGGAGTTCCTTGGCAATCAATTATTCTTTGTGCCGCAACTCTTGTTATTGGTAAATATTTAACTTCTGCAGATTTTGGAATTACTGATTATTTTGCTAATTTAGTAGCGCCTTTAACAACTAGTGCAAGCGCTTTTGGTTTAATTCTAATAATTGTCGCTTTTGCTATTATTATGACCAATTTAATGAGTAATATTGTTACTACTACAGTCGCATACAATATTCTAACTCCAATTATTATTGCTACAGGATTAATTCATCCTCAGCTTTCAACTATATTAATTGGTATGGCGGCGAGTCTTGCTTTTGCTACGCCTCCTGCGATTGCACATATAGCATTGGCCGCAGGTTCAGGTTATGCTGATTCTAAAGATATGTTAAAATATGGTGGCTTAACATCAATCGCCGCGATTGTAATTGTAACTTTGCTTGGTTTTGCTTTTAAAGGAGTATTTTAATGATATCTGAGCCTTATATAACAAAATTAAATAAATGTCGAGAAGAAATTAATGAAATTGACAATCAGCTTGTTCAATTACTTGAACAACGTATGAGTTTAGTTAAAGGAATAGGTCAAATAAAGCAACATTTTAATGAACCTATTTATGTTCCTGAAGTTGAAGAGAAAAAAATTAAGACCCTCTCTGAAAAAACAAGTTATCGAGGTATGATTGAAGTTATTTGGCCTGTAATTATGTGTTATTCAAGAACTCTTGAATAGTAAAATTGTATTTTCTTTTTTATTTATTTACTTTTTAAAAAGAATAAAATAAAAGGAGATAACAAAATGACTGGTTGTTTACCCCCTAAATTTGATATTAGGGATTATAGTTTTAAAAAGAAAACTGCTTTACAACCAATTTTCCTTCTGAATTTTCTTGTAAAAAGAATAACCGAGTAAAAAACCAAGAACAAATATGCTCTTGTGTGGCTCATGCAACTTCTACTATTTTAGAAAATAATTGTGAAGAAGAGCTGTCCACCAATTTTATTTATGGTGGACAGTTTTATATCTGCAACAAAGAAGGAAAAGGGATGTATCTTCGTGATGCTTGTAAGATTGCTCAAAAATATGGTGATCCATTAGAAAAATCTTGCCCAGGCAATGACGAAGTTCAAAAATGTTATCCAATAGCTAAAAAAGCTTTGGATGATGAAATAATTTTAAAAGAAGCAGAAAATTATAAAATTGAATTTTATGTTAACTTAAAAACAACAGATGAAATTAAATATGCATTAATGACTTATGGGCCTGTTTTAGCTTCAATTAAGTGGTATTCTGATACTCATTTAGTTCGTTGGTTTTCAAGTGGGAAAATTACCGATAATGTTTTAACATCATCTTTCCAAACAGATTATAGTTATCATGCTATTGTAATCTATGGTTGGAATGAAATTGGGTTTTTAATTCAGAATTCTTGGGGTAAAGAATGGGGTGATAATGGTTGCGCTATTCTTCCTTATAGCTATCAAATTGAAGAAGCAAAAGGTTTAAGTAAAGAAAAAAAATTGGTTATACATCAAAAGAAAAATAACAAACTTTTAAATATTATTTATAAAACAATTAATTTTATTGTAAATTTATTTTATAATAAATTTTGATTTTTTTCTAAATTTCTAGTATAATATATATATAAGGTTGAGAGAGAAACTTCCTTTCCTTTCCTTTCTCTCTCACCTAAAGCGTAATCACACCGTCTGATATCATCGGGCGCCTGTTCCAAGTCAGGATAAAGTGAGAGGACGCTTTGGAGAGGTAAGAGTAAAATCGCGATTGCTTTTATCCATTCACCTACCAGATGGGACCTGGTCCAACACGCGTGGATGCACCAACGGCTCGTTCGGAGTCATGACCCGACAAACAAATCCCATAAAAGATGAAGCTGAGCTGGGAGTAGAGAAGAGCGTGAACCAAAGCAATTTGCACCATTAGTTTATTGGTAGAACGGCGGATTTCCATTCCTCAGGGAAGGGTTCGATTCCCTTATGGTGCTCCATTATCTCCATAGGTATTAATTAACATAATTTTAAAGACACATACAGCAATTTTATAGGATCAGTCTGTTAAACTGATATACCTTTTGTGCCTTGTATTTTACGAGTGTAGCCTAACGGATAGGCAAGAGATTTCTAATCTCTCCGATGTGGGTTCAACTCCTACCACTCGTGCCAGTCACATTGTAGGTATAATGACAATAACTCAACCTTCTATGCCAACCCTGGGCAGTTGCCGGCTGTAAGAATACAGGGATTTAAAATGGAGAGTGAACCAGTTGGGAACTGGCACCGCCTGCTAAGTGGCTGGCACGCATCAAGCGTGTGTGAATCGTGCTCACCGCTCTCCGCCATTGAGTGGGTAGGAACACTCAAAGAAAAATTTTTTCAAAGAGAGGAATTTGAAATGAAGTTTTATAGTGAAGAAACTAAAAAGTTTTATGACAGTTATGAAGCCTGTGTAAACGCTGAGAATGAGCTTGCTGATAAGAAGGCGGCCGAAGCAAAGCGCAAGGCTGAACTTGAAAAGAACCGAGCCAGTGCTGCCAAGGAAGTTGAAGCAGCTTTTAAGAAGGCCGCAGATGCCGTAAAAGAGCGTGATAAGCTTCTTGAGGATTTCGTGCGCAAGTATGGTGCTTTTCATATGAGTCTTGACAAGGCTGATACTAATCTGTTTGATGTTTCAGACCTGTTTAAATCCCTTTTCTAACACAAGATGTCCGCAATAGCGGACACGTGGGGAGTTATACCGTAGATGGAAGCGGGGCAGACTGTAAATCTGCTGTCATTTGACTCGGGTGGTTCGACTCCATCACTCCCCACCACGGCGCCCTCTTGAGCGTGTGCGCCAAAGCATTTGGCCAATGTAGAGGAAGATAGAGGAACTTTGAGTTTTTGTGGTGTAAGAACTCCGTCATCGGTGGTACGGAACCCACTCGCGGCTGGCGAGAAAAGCACTCCTTCCCAAACGGGGAGTCTAAGAATGCGTTGGGGCGCCGCGTCCTGTTAGCTTAGTGGTAAAGCAGTAGACTTTTAATCTATTGACGTAAGTTCAATTCTTACACGGGACACCAAAGGGTTCCGGTTTCCTTATAATGCCGGCGGCTGGAATGTCGTAAACCAATTTAAAACTCTGGAGGAATCTTTATGAGAGACCGTGCTTGGAATCGTAAGACATCTATTAAGAAGGCCAGACGTAAGAAACGAATTACTGAAGAAGTTTATCGGCATGGGAAAGATTATCCTTGGTATAATAATTTACATCAGTATAGTAAGAATAAAATTCATTGTTCTTGTCCACTATGTCGTGGAGAATTATTTAGAACAAAAAAGGAAGAAATTCTTACTCGTGAATTGTTAAAAAATGAATTAGATTTTTAATTTTTAAAGACGCAAACAGCAATTTTTCTATAATAGGAGACTGTTTTATTTAATGCAAATAAATTGTTTATCTTCATTTTTTCGCGTCTTGTTAATCTGGCGCTGTGTCCGAGTCTGGTTTATGGTGATAGTCTTGAAAATTATTGGGTGTAACAGCCCCGTGGGTTCGAATCCTACCGGCGCCGCGGTCACAAGTAAGTTACCTTCACGTGGTGTGACTGTTTTGACTAAAACTTACAAGAAAAAATAAGCACCATTAGTTCAGTTGGATAGAACAACGGATTTCTAATCCGCAGGTCGTTGGTTCGAGTCCAACATGGTGTGCCAAAGCGGTTGTTTAGAAAGGAGATAATTATGCCTAACGAAGAATTACTTGAATTTATTCATCGTCGTTTTCCAACTGAGGATAAATGGCTTGATGGTAATTGTTATTGGTTCGCGCAAATTCTAAATCATTGGTTTTCTTTGAAAGACCCATATGTCACTCGTTATTTGGTGTATGATGTTGTTTGTGGGCATTTTTATCTATACTGCCGCGGTTGGTACTATGATTGGAATGGCGCACACGAAACACTCCCCGAAGGGAGCTATGACGTTCGTTGGGATAAGTTTGAAGAATATGATGACATACAGTATGATCGAATTAGAGAGGATTGTTTGTTGTGAAACAGAAAAGCTTTTTTGAAATTTACCAAAGCATTCGCCGCGATTGGGGTAATATAAATCCTGTAACACAGGTAATCCCTAATAAAAAGAAATATCGACGGAAAGATAAACATAAGAAAAATTACAAGGATGAAATTTGATTTTCTCTAAGAATTTTGATATAATATTTATATAAGATGAAAGGAGAAAGTAAATGGAACGACTTGATGATTTCGTTATTGGGCCTCAGTGTGAGGAATTTGACCATCACGGTTATGAGGAAGAGCTGAATTGTTATCGTGAATTTCAGGCTTATAAGACTCGTAAAGAGTCTCAGCGCCGCAGAATGATTTATGAGTATGCTGATTCTTATGAACGCCCTGATTGGGATGATGAATATGGGGTTTAAAGGACATAGATAGAGTTCGATTCTCTAGGACCCCAAATTGATATGGTGTGGTTTTCTTTTTGTTTTTCTGTGTCTTGTATTGTATTGTATTGTATTGTTTTAAAGGCATATATACAGCAATTAATGAATTAATAGATGATCTTATAGAAAGTGCTTTAAATTTTTTTCTAACCACACTAATATGGAAACCCCACATCTACTTGTGGGGTTTTAGTATAATTTTATTTATTTTTATTACTTATAATTAGCTTCCACATTTGCTACGGCAAAGTGTTTATATAGGAGGGAGTAATCCCTTCAACTAAAAAATTACTCTTAGGAGATTTTATATATGGCAGAAATTTTTACTAATAATCTAAATGTAGAAAATACCTACATAAGCGAAAATGTTGCTGGCGGCCGCCCCGTAGAAAAAACTGTTAATGCAAAAAATTTATTAAATGTCCGTGAAGAGCCTTCTCTTGAAGCCAAAGTGGTGCGTCAGGTTAAGAGAGGTAGTAAATTAACCGTTATAGACGATTTAGGTGAGTGGTCACAAATTGGCGATGAAGAATTTGTGATGTCACAATATTTGGTTTAAGGGAAGCGAAAGCTTCTCTTTTTTTTTGTTTGGAGGAAATTATGGCAATATCTTATGATGGAAATCCCTATATTCACTCTAATTTCTTCAATTTTACTGGAAAAGCTTTTAATAATGTTAATTTTTCTGTAGATAATAAGAATGAACCTTCATCTGTAATTCAAGATAAAATTCAAACTTTACAAGGTATAAAAAATAAATTAGAACAAGAAACGAAAGCTTTTCTTGGAAGATATGGGACTATAGAAGAATTATTAGAAAAAACTCACCAAACTGGGGATAAAAATATAGATGATTTATATATACAATTTCGTAGAGTAAGTTTAAATATTCTTAATAATTATGGTTTTTATGCCGATGTAAAAGATAATTTACAAAAACGTGTATCTTTAGAACAATTTGAAGAATTATTAGGAGAAAATTTAGAGCAGAATGTTTATGCTAGTTTAGACAAAGGAGAAACAATTACTTTAAATGAAGCTTCTTCAATTTTAGTGAAACAAAGAATAAATGAAATAGATTTTTCTAATAAAGCAACCTATACAAAACAGTTTGAAAAATTAGCAAAAAATTTTCCCGAAGATATTAGAAAGTCTTTTTTAAAAAATGTTAAAAATGATTTTAATAAGCGTTATAGAACTTCTTCTGGTAAGATTACAAAAGATGCTTATAATTTATTAAATAAACAATTTAAAGATTCTTTTCCAGAGGAAGATTTAGGAAAAACCGCCAAAATAATTTCCAATGTTTTTACAAGATATTTTAATCAAGAAACTAATTCAATTGTTAAAGATGATGAAAGTAAAAAAATAAGAAAAGAATATTTAGAAGCAGTAAATAAAATAATTATGTCAGAAGTTCCAAAAGGTAGAAAAACAGGAGGCTCATCATATAATTTATATGGAATTGGAGGAGAAGACCTTACTGTTGCTATTGAGTCAGTAGGAAATAATGTTTTAGATTTTACATTAATAGGTAATTATAATTATGACTCTAAGGAATTTGATGATTTTTTAAAAAATAGACTGGCTTCAAAAATATCAAATTTAAAAGAAAAAGATAATTATAAAGATTATTCTTTAAAAAGAAGCGGCCCTATTTATGGAGACATTCTTATTACTAATAAAGAAACTAATAAAACTGCAATAGTTCAATCTAAAAATTGGCAAGGTCTTAAAGAAAAATTTATTTCTTGGAAAGGAGAAAATTCTTCAAGCGGAGACCCTTTTTACCAAAGAATGAATATTTTAGGTAGGGGAGGAAAAGGTATTAGTTTTCTAGAATTATTGGACTTAATAACAGGAGAAGAAAAAATATTATCTTCTTTTGAATTAGAAGAATTAAAATATCTTCTTGCTAATGAAGCATGGTTTAATAAATATGGTTCATATAAAAGAGGAAAAGTTGTAAAAACTACAGCGCATCAAAATATCTTATCAGCTGCTTTATCTGATATAATATTAAATTATTTAGGTTTAATGTTTGATAAAAATTTAAATGTAATACCTGAAATTAGTGTTCTTTTTTATTATATTAATAATATTAAATACGTACCTACTTATGAAATTATTGATAGTTTAATAGAAAACCTAAAAAATTTTAAAAATGGGCTGGATAAACATTTTGCTACAACCTTCACTGTTGAACGCGCAGGAATACCTTATCCAAAAACTTTATATAAGCAAAAAGCATTAGCTTTGGCAGAAAAAGGTAAAACATTTGAAACTCCTGGGCTTTATAAAGATGAAGAATTATTAAAAGTTGGTTCCAAACAAGGTGCCGCGATTTTAAATAATTTAAAAATTAAAACTATTAAATTTAATGTTGATTTAAATACTCTTTTAACTTCTGCGTATCCTTTTAGTTAAAATATTAAATATTAAAAATTTGTAATTTTTCCGAAATTTTGCTATAATATATATATATAGTCAAGAAAAGGAGAATTATTGCTATGAATGATGGTAAGCTTTTCTACATTAAGTATGGTGCAGGCGAAGTTTATAACACTTCCATTGTGGAAGTAAAAGAACGAATTACTGCGGAAATTTATGCTTATGAGGAAGCAAAAGACATTTTTCACGATGTAGTAGGAACGTCCGGAATTTTTTCATTTGAGGAATTTCTGGAGCAATATCATTATGAAGATGGCGACAGTGATGCTATTTTTGATTATGATAATTATGTTGAGCAAACTATATTTTTTAAGGTTGAACCTTATAATGTAGAGAACGAAGAACATTATTCTACTTTCCAAATGCAGAGTTTTAGACCTGAGACTATAGATTTCGTAAAGGAATCTAATACAATTGAATAGAATTTTAATTTAATAATAATTTATTTTTGGAGGAAATTTATTTTGAAGAAGATTTTTGCTATTGTGCTGTGCATGGTAATGGTTTTTGCTTGTGTGACCTCTGCCTCGGCTATGTCTTGGGGTAAGGGTGAGAATACGACTGCGGCTTGCGAGAAGTATAATGTTTCTCTGTTTAAGTTCGAAAAGGTTTCTGGTGTAAATGGTGACATTTATCGTATAGTAAATACTGCTACTGCTAAAGTAGGTGATACTGTTTATTTTGGTGGATACGCTATTGGTGAATCTTCTGTAAATGCCGTTAATCGTGTCTTTAATGCTGAAGATTTTAAGCTTATTGACTTGGTGAACATTAGAAAGGTTGCTACTATTGACTCTAGAGTAGAAGGTCTGAGAGAACTTCTGCCTATATATTCTGCTCAGGTGTCTGGCGCTACTCCTACTGTTAATATTACTCTTAAGTCAGGTGATGATGTTACTGAGCTGACTTATAAGGGTAATAAGATTGTTGCTAGCAATACTGAGGTTGTACTTGGTAATTTTAAGTTTATTCGTGATGCTGCAACTGGCATAGTAAGTGTGGTAAAATATTGGGATGGCACTGCTCTACGTGATGTAAACAAGAAGGATTTTTCTGCGGAATCTTATGAGACTATAGTTAAAGAGCTTGCGGTTCTTGGTGTTACGATGGAAGATGTTGAAGCTGGTCTCGTTTGTATGAGTAATATAAATTTAATAAAGAATTTTGGTAATTATTGTGAGACTGTTAAGGGCATATGCTGGGGTGAACAGTGCGTAATTACTCCTAATGTTTCTCTTGGAATTCCCAAGACTGGTGATGCCTCTGTTGGAATGTACATTGGTGCAGCCTTTATTGCTCTGGCCATTGTTGGTGGTGTTTGGTACACAGTTTCTAAGCGCAGGGGAAGTTGCTAATTAATTGAAGTTCGTGGCTTCCTTAGCCACTTTAAAACGACTATTGAAAGGAGATTTTAAATGGATAAGGAAGCTATAATGACCCGTATAGGTCAACATCTTGACTATGTAAAAAGTCTCGGTTATAACCCTATTTATATTGCTTTATATGGTTCTCAAAATTATGAATTAGATGTAGAAGAAAGTGATATAGATACAAAGGCAATTGTTCTTCCTTCTTTGGAAGAAATTGTCTTAAATAAAAAACCAATTTCTGCTGAAATTGTTTTACCCAATGATGAACATTGTGATATCAAGGACATTCGGCTGATGTTTGGTAATTATAAAAAGCAAAACATTAATTTTCTTGAAACTTTGTTTACAGATTTTTATATAATTGATGATGCGGCCGCTGATGAAATGAAAGAACTGCGAGCATTGAATGAAAGAATTGCTCATTATAACCAAAAAGCAGCGGTAAAAACTATGGTAGGTATGGCAGAACAAAAATATCATGCGATGGAACGTGACTATCCAAGTAAAGTAGAGATACTTGAAAAGTATGGATATGACCCAAAGCAAGTTCATCATATTGTGCGCTTGAGAGAATTTTTAGAGCGTTATATTAATGGTGAAAGTTTTAAAAACTGTCTAATTTCCAAACATAAAGCATATCTTTTAAGAATTAAAAAAGGTGAGTTTTCTCTTTTAGATGCAAGACAAATTGCACAAACTGAGAGAACTAAAATTAAAACAATTTCTGATGTCTTTTTAGAAAAAGAAATTGATATAGACAATGAAGTTGGAGAGAAAATGAATGATATAATGGTAAGGCTTTTTAAGAAAAAATTGAATATTATATAAAGTGAATCACCAGAAAACTTGATTTTCTGGTGATTTTTTGTTATAATAATTATAGAAAGATTTGTTTGAGGAAAAAAAATAATGGCATTAAATAAAGGTTATTTAACCGCAAAAACAGATAAGGCTTCTGACGAAGTTTATACTCCTGCATATGCAGTAAAACCTATTTTAAAATATATAGACAAAGGAAATAAACCACAATATAGTATTTGGTGTCCTTTTGATACCGAAGAAAGCGAATTTGTTAAACTTATTCGTGCGGAAGGTCATAAAGTTATTTGTTCTCATATTGATGAAGGTAAAAATTTCTTTTATTGGGAACCTGAAGAAAAATATGATTATATAATTTCTAATCCACCTTTTAGTATAAAAGATGATATTTTAAAAAGACTTTGGGAGCTTGATAAGTCCTATGCAATACTTCTTCCAATTCCTTCTCTTCAAGGTCAAAAAAGATTTCCTTATATGAAAGATTGTCAGGCTTTGATTTTCGATAAACGAATTAATTATTTTAAAGATTTAAAAACTAAAGAGATTCAAAAGGGAGTTAGTTTTGGTAGTTTTTATCTTTGTCGTGATTTTCTGCCACAAGATCTTATTTTTTGAAGAATTAGAAGTATATTAATTTGATTTTTTTAAAATTTTTTAGTATAATATATATAGAAAAATTAAAGGAGAATTATTATGCCTTCTAATGTCAAAGCAGATAATCAATATTTTGGTAAATATAGAGAATGTTGTGTTGTTGCCTATTTGAACAATTCTGAAATAGAATATAATGAGAATTATATTTTTACAGAGGAAGAGAAAATAAATTTATCTAAAGAAGCAAAATTGATTGCTGATTTTTTAGGTAATCATACTGCTATTTATTTAGGTAATCAAACTATCAATGAATCTGGCGATATTAAATTAGATAATGGTGAAGTTATTGAGATTAAAAGTGTTAGTGCGGGTTCTGGAACTTATTTTAACACTTCAATTTTTTATTTTACTAAGTTCGGCTTTGACTTTAAGAAATATATGGTAGACTGGGGACTTTATGATGCTTTAGAGGAACATTTTGGCAATAACATTACTGTTAATCGTAAAAATAATTCTCCAGTAAATCAGAAAGCATCTTCTTTTATTCGACACAATTATGCTGATTTATATAATAAAGTAATTGTGCCTATTGACTTGAATATGCGAATGGCATTAACTAAAGATATTGCGGAATATTTCTCTACTAATCCTAATAAAGCTTATGAGTTTATTTCCGATATGCTAACAAAAAATAGTGCTACCAGTAAGAAGAAGATGCCAGATCGAATGATTGTATTAAATTATTGTAAAGGCTCTGTTCGTGAAGTTAATTTGAAGAATTTTCAAGACAATATTTCTACCAATGTTCGTATTACAAATACTGGGTTAGTAATTGGTAATGTGAGGGTTGCTTTCAGTTGGCAAAATGGGGTAGGACTTAATAATCCTACTATTCGAGTATTTTTGGAGGATTAATAGATGCCAGGATTAGATAAATTTTATACTCAAGATCATGTAGCAAAACAATGCTTTGAGTTTTTACATTCTCAGTTAAATATTTCTGAAAACGCTATTTATTTAGAGCCAAGCGCGGGGGCTGGTTCTTTTATTAACCTATTATCTCATTATATTGCTTTAGATATAGCTCCAGAAGACGACCGTATTAAAAAGCAAGATTATTTAAAATATGAGGTTGATAAAGAAAATTTTATCACCATTGGCAATCCGCCTTTTGGCAACCGTTCAAAATTAGCTATTGATTTTTTTAATAAGGCAGCTACAATGTCTGATGTAATTGCTTTTATCGTTCCAGTTTCTTTTATGAAATGGAGCGTTCAAAAAAATTTAAGTAGTAATTTTGCTCTTTATAATTATTTATATTTAGAGCCAGAATCTTTTACTTCTAATGGGAAACCTTATAGTATAAGAACTGTATTTCAAATTTGGGTTAAAAAGGGTAGTCAATATGATAATGGTATTAATTTACGTTTAACTAAACAGCCTCCAATTTCTCATGAAGATTTTAAAATTTGGCAATATAACGCCACACCAGAATCTGTAAAATATATTGAAGAAGATTGGAAATATGCCACCTATAGACAAGGCTATCATGATTATAACCAAATTTTTACAAGGGAAAATTATGATTATATTAAAGAAAAAATGACCGCAGATAAGAAGAAACAGCAATTTTTCTTTATTAAACCTTTAACCGAAGAAGCAGAAAATTTAATTCTCAATATGGATTTTAACGCTTTAGCCGAAAGGAATACTGCTACACCTGGTTTTGGGAAAGGTGATTTTGTTAGTTATTATATAGAAAGAAAAAATAAAATTTAAAAATGATTTAAACTTTATTTTTTAAAAAATTTTTAGTATAATAATTATAGAAAATGAAAGAAAGGGAGAAATAAAATGAGCCAGTTCTTTAAACTTGCCGCTGATTATTGTGGGGAGGCCTATGGTTGCGAAGTGATTGAAGAGAAGAATGTAGTTATTGGTTTTATTTGCCCTAATTGTGGTAAATTGATTTATTCAGAAGACTGGACAGATGGAGAAACTGATAATTGGACACTTTGTCCAATTTGTGAAGAATTTTTCGGAGAGGAAGAATAAAATGTATAATGCTTATGTAACTCGTATTAAAAATCTTCGTAAGCATCCCAATGCTGACCGACTTCAGCTTGGTGAATGTTTTGGTAATACTGTTTGTGTAAGTCTTGAATATACTGATAATCAGTTAGGGATTTATTTTCCTTGCGATGGTCAGCTGAGTGTTGAATTTGCAGAAGCCAACAATCTTCTGCGCAAGAAAGATGATGCTGGTAATAACTGCGGCGGCTACATGGACCCCAACAAGCGAAATGTAACTGCTATTCGTCTGCGTGGTGAAAAAAGCGACGGTCTTTTTCTGCCACTGACTTGCCTTGAAAGTTTTGGCGATGTAAGCACCCTCAAGGAAGGCGATGTAATCAATACTTTCAACGGTCATGAAATCTGCTGCAAGTATATTCCTCGTCGCAACCATCGTCAGGGGCATGTAAGTGATGGTAATCGTACTCGCAAGAAGAAGGTAGATGTGGCGCCGCTATTTGCTGAACACGCTGATACTGAGCAGCTTGCCTATAATCTGGGAGCATTTAAACCTGGTGATGAAATTGAAATCACTTTGAAGATGCACGGAACTTCGCAGAGAACTGGTTATCTGCCTGTATTCAAAGGGTATAAGCGCACTTTCAAGGATTGGCTGCTCCGCCGCGATGGTAAGCCCATCTACGATTGGGGTTATGTAAGTGGTACCCGCCGCACTGTACTTGATAATTACGATGGTGGTTATTATGGTTCTAATGAGTTCCGTGAACAGCACTCCAAGACTTTTGAAGGAAAGCTTTGGAAGGGCGAAACTGTATATTACGAAGTGGTCGGCTTCACTCACACCGGCGTGCCGATTATGGCGGAAGGTAATAATGAGAAGCTGGGTAAGGATTTTGTAAAGCAGTATGGGAAGACCACTGTGTTTAGCTATGGCTGTCGCCCACTAGGACTAGATATAAATGTATCTTACTTCGAAGGAAATATTGAAGAGGGAATTGTTAAAGAATATCCTCAGTCTGACATTTATGTTTACCGTATGACCATGACCAATGAAGATGGCGCGGTTGTAGAATACACTCCTGACTTCATGCGATATCGTTGTGAGCAGATGGGTGTTAAGTGTGTGCCAGTATTTGCAAAAGCCACGATTGATTGTGAAGGAGTCCACATTTATGCGCCTGATAATGAACTATATGGTTTTGTTCATGAAACGGATAATGTCGGTGATACTGTTAAACTGGTCGCAGAGAAGTATTATGATGGTCCCGACCCCATTGGTAAAACTCACGTTCGTGAAGGTGTGGTTGTAAGAATTGTTAATCGCCCTAAGTTCTGCGCTTATAAGCATAAAAATTATAATTTTAAAATGATTTCTGGAATTATTGTAGATGAGATTGCTGATTCAAATGTAGAAATTTCAGATGAAATTTTAGCCGAACTTTAAAAAAGATACTGCGGCCGCACCTGATATGGAAGAGGTGCAGGAGATTGAAAAGGAGTAATAAATGGATAAAGAAACGAAATTGCTTGAAGCACTTATTAAAAGTTGTCGTTGGTCTGACAAGGTAGCCAGATTAATGGGACCTGAGTGGGACAACGATGGCCGCCAGTTGATTGATCTCATTTGGTCTGCCTTTCATGACCGTTATGGCGCGGTAGGAATGGAATTGATAGGAGAGTTTATTGCCTGCGGCAGTACTTCTTTGTATGATGAAAATGATAAAATTATAAATGTGATGACTATACCAGAATTGATGGAAGTTTTGACGGAATATTGTAAAGGAGAAAAATAAATGGGATTTTTTGTAACAAAGAAAGAACGAAAGCATATTGATCGTTTTGGTGATGAAACCACTACTGTGGATACTGTTATTCATCATGGCAGAATTATTGCCGCGGAATTAGTTATTATTATTACTTTGATTTTCGCTATTAGATGTTTTAGTTTTGTACCTACTGGGCATACCGGAGTTGTAACTCTTTTTGGTAAAGTAGAAAATTATACTCTTGATAGTGGCATCCATTTTAAAAATCCTTTTGCTCGTGTAATTAAGATGGATAATCGTATTCAGAAGGAAAGTGTAGAATTGAGTTGCTTCTCATCTGACATTCAAGAAGTAGAGGTTGTTTTCACTCTTAATTATCAGATTAGTAAAGAATATGCAATGAATATTTATAAGACCATTGGTAAGAACTACTTTGATACCGCGGTATCACCTATTATTACTGAATCTGTTAAGACAGTCGCCGCGAGATATACTGCGGAAGATTTGATTAACAAACGTAATGAGCTTGCTATGACAATTGAGACCGATATGAAGGAAAAACTTCTTGCATTTAATATTGAATTGGTAAGTACTTCTATTGAGGATATGGACTTTACAGATGCTTTTACCAATGCAGTAGAAGAAAAGCAGGTTGCCGCGCAGAATAAACTAAAAGCTGAAACCGAGGCCGCGCAGAAAGTAGTCGAGGCCGAGGCAGAAGCCCAGATTCGTCGTGTAACTGCAGAAGCAGAAGCTTATGAGATTCTTCAGCGTGCTGAAGCAGAAGCACAGGCAAATCAGAAGTTGGCAGAAAGCATTACTGATAGATTGATTGAATATCGTTATTATGAAGTATGGGATGGCAAGCTGCCACAAATGGTGATGGGTGAATCGACAACACCGATGGTACAAATTCCTTAATAATAGAGAGACTATGTTCTAACATAGTCTCTTTTTAATTTGCTTTTTTTTGAAAATTTTGATATAATATATATAGAAAGTGAAAGAAAGGAAATAATTAAGGAGAAGATAATGCAAGAATTCGTTATGCTTGTTGGCCCCAGTGGTTGTGGTAAGTCTACTTGGGCAAAGAGTTATAGTAAGAATTATAATCATCAGTATGTTATTTTTTCTTCTGACGCAATTCGTAGTGAGTTTTGGGGCGATGAAAATAACCAGCAGAATCCTGCAAAGGTTTTTGAGGTTCTTCATCAACGTGTAAGGAATGCATTACAGCAGGGTAATAATGTAATTTATGATGCTACAAATCTTAACGCTAAACGTCGTAAGAACTATTTGAAGCAGTTAAAGCAGCAGATGGCGGCTGATGGTATTGAAGTAAAGTTCATTGCTCTGGTTATGGTTACTTCCTTTGAGGATTGTTTAAGAAATAATGAGAAACGAGTACGTCACGTGCCAGTTTCTGTAATTGAAAATCATTTTAAGACAATTTGTCTTCCTTGGTATGACGAAGGTTGGGATGATATTGGATATTATCTTAACAGTCAGATTATTTCTTGGGGTGATGTATTGAAAATGATTGATATTCCTCATAATAATGAGCATCATCAGTATGATGTGCTTGAACATTCTTTGAAGGTGGCTGCCGCGATGGGTAAACCTTTTTCTAAGTATTGGAAAATTGGTGCACTTCATGATTTCGGAAAACCTTTTACAAAGGATTTTCAAAAGTTGAATGGCAAGGTTGATGGGCAGGCTCATTATTATGGGCATAGTTTTGTTGGTGCTTATTTGAGTTTGCTTGTTGATGAAAATGATACTGATGGTTTTAAGAAGTATAAGCGTGCTATGGTAATTCAGTACCACATGGAACCTTTTCTAAGGGATGAAAAAGCTTTGGAGAGTTTGTATGATCGGATTGATGATAAAGAAATTATTGGTTTGATTCAGAAACTTAATAAAGCAGATAATGATTGGGCATAGAGGTAAACATATGATTAAATATTATTGCGATAGATGCGGCAGTGAATGTAATGGAAGATTTATTGTCGAAATAGCTAAGGATGGTGCAGAATTTCAGCATGAGCATTTTGACCTTTGTGAAACGTGCAAAACGGGGTTAAAGCTTTATCTAAAAAGGTACGGAAACTATGAAACAAAAAATGGACGGGTAACGAAGGGAGAATGATTATGGACGAAGTAAAAAACTATCCACCTTATTTAGATTATCCAAAGCCATATAAGGCAGAGGTTAGCACTGATTGCATTAATCGAAAAGCATTTATAAGCGAGATGGAAAAACACTATTGCGCTCCGTGCAAGGGACAAGGCGGCGACCTAGGTGGAGATTGGTGCCGTTCTTGCGTGATTAATAGTGTGCTTGAAAAGATACGAGAATTCCCTGCTGCCGATAAAACTGATGAATGTTGTGATGTACATCACGCTTATTGGATTAAACAAGGCCTTTGTCAAGATCCTGATACTCACTGTTCCTATACTGAGTATAGTTGCTCTTACTGTGGTATATGGATTGATGACCGGCATGGACTGCCAGAATATTGCCCTGAATGTTGGGAGAAGATGGAAAGGGAATAATGAGTAAATCTTCAGTGGTGGTTATATAAAAAAAGAGTGGGGTAAAACAATGAAAAAGTACATGCAAACAGATTTTGATAATTTTGAAGTAGATAAGTGTAGCCGAAAAATATGTTCTACTGGGGATGATGCCAAATGGGTCGATAGTGTTGGCGGTATACATGAAGACGGGTGCGGATGGGCACCTAATGGTGATTTTTGCGGTGAATGCTCCAATAAGACTTGTGAGAATTGTTTCGTCTGGAACAGAAAGGTGAATGTAGAGCAATGAAAAAGTACACGCAAGCGGATTTTGATAACTTTGAAGTAGATGATTATGGTCACAAGATATGCCCTGCTGGGGATTATACTGCAATAAAAAGCTTTGACGCAGGATGCCGCTTTGACACGTGGTGCAGCTTTGGCGAGGGGTGTCACTTTGGTGCATGGTGTCACTTTGGCGAGGGGTGTCACTTTGGCGAGGGGTGCAGCTTTGGTAACCAGTGTCACTTTGGTGTGGGATGCAGATTTGGTGAGCTGTGTAGTTTTGGCCGGATGTGTAGTTTTGGCGCGGGGTGCAGGTTTGGCGAGTGGTGCAGCTTTGATGAGTGGTGCAGCTTTGACGAGTGGTGCAGCTACGAAAACGGCGCAGTAAAAAATGGCCGCTATGTTGCTGTGGACAGAATAGGCAGCGAAAACCGAAAAGCCTATTTTTACATAGACGAAAACGGCAATATGTTTGTCCGCGCCGGGTGTTGGTTTTCGGATATGGCGGCATTTAAGGAGCGGGTTAAAGAAGTACACGATGGAACAATCCACGAAAAGACATATCTGGCGGCGTGCGATTTGGCAGAACTGATGTTGAAAGACGGTAACGAGGAATGATACGTGAAGAAGCAATCGAAGCATGGAACAGGAGAACATATGACAATTATTGAATGGTTACGCGATAAAAATTCTACTGAAAACAAAGACAATATTTTAGCTCCATGCATGGACGCACAAACCGCCGTGAATTTCTTGATTGATTACCTTATCGGGGATGATTGGTATGTGGCATATCCTGCTTGTACAGAGCAAGTAAATACAGAAGCGGTTATGTTCATTCTTCAAAAGTTTAGTAGGAAGTACAAAAAAGAGCTAAAAGCATGGAACAGGAGGTACGGTGATGGAATGTAACTGGTGCAAAGACGAAATTTGCGTTAATGCAGATTGCCCTATATGTTGTGATTACTGCCCCGTGCCGGATACGGAAGGCGTGTGCAAATTTGAGGACAGGAGCGAGAGGCATTTTACGGTGGTGGAGGGACGCATGAAAGAGTATATAGAGCGAGAAGCGTTGTTACACAAAATCAGATGGGCAAGTAGTGCTGAAGAGGCAGTTATGAGTGTACGGAGGATTCCCGCCGCCGATGTTACCCCGGTGCGGCATGGGCGGTGGCGCTGGATAACATATGATGCAAACCCTAAAATCGGGAATTGGCATTGCACATACTGCAACAGGATTCCGAAGTCATTTCAAAAAGAGGACTTCTGCCCCAACTGCGGCGCGAAGATGGATTTGGAGGAATCAAAATGAGCGAATGGGTAAGCGTGAAGGATAGGCTGCCGGAACCATCAAAGGAGGAATAATCCATGAGCAAGGTAGTAGCAAGATATTTTCAAAAATGTGATATGTGTAATCAAGAAGTCCAACTTGAATGTAATAAAGCAGAATTGGGGAAGGCTATATTACCTGGCTATTTTATCCCATGCGATGGTAGCAGACCGACACCACAGTTAATCCCTGTACATTTATGCCCCACTTGCTTGAAAGAAATGTCTGAATATTTGCGGGATAAGTATATATTGAATGATGTTGATTATGCAGGAATCCAAATTGATAAAATGCCACCAATGGAGGAGACCGAACATAAGTAAAGAGTATAGCAGATAAGGAGTATTTAATGGTTGATATTGTATTAAAAAATGACCAAACAGGCTATGATGTTATAAGCGATTATATTTATAGATATTGGAATCACAATATCTTAGACACAGTTATCATATCTATTGGTACTTCCTACGATGGGCATACCTATGACCTTCGTAATGAAATTGCTAGTCCAATAGGTTTTAGTGAAATCGAGTTTATGAATGACTGGTGGGAAGGTGAAAAATATATTAAACTCTTTGGAATTAAAACACTTGGTGAGCTTAATATCTTAGGGGGAATATATGAAGATAACCATATCAAATAATGCTAAAGCTTTGTTTAGCTCGTTAAGCCCAGGCGAGATCTTCCTAATTAACAGTTCTGACGTATGCGTGAAAATCGACTATGAGAGTAACACGTGGAATGCATGGAATTTTCGAGCCAAAGACCTGCAAATAATGGACGATAATGCCGAAGTCATCATTCCCAAAGAGGTAAACATGGAGGTAATACTATGACCAGATACGCAGACGCAGACAAGCTACTTTCATTTTTTTCATTTGATGGTGGCCCTGAGCTGAGTCATCTAGATGAAAGTGGTCGTATCCCAATACCTTTGATAAAGGATAGTATAGAGACATATATTGTAAACAACGTCGTCCCAATTACACATGGCTATTGGGTTAAACCACATTGGAAAAATAGTAACTATTGCTGTAACTGTTCGGAGTGCGGTGGAGAGGCGATGCACGCAGACTACCAGTGGGATAAAAATGGCATCTACCCTCTATGCCCACACTGCGGCGCAATTATGGATTTATAGGAGGAATATAATGACTAAGCGCGAATATATAGTTGAAGTTCTTCAACAAATGGAAACTGCAATGGAAAGGCTCGGCGGCACTCGTGCAGAAATTTGGCAGAATGATATTATTTATTGCCTTTGCCGCGCTGTGTGGTTACTTATGACATGGGAATTGAAGAAGCTATGATATTTTTTGGAATTTTTTTGCTGAGTATTTTTATTCTCGCATTGCTTATTTTTTTGTTTATTGCAATTTTTAGTTTTTCAGTTGAAGATGGAAATTATTTAGTAGCAGGATTAATGATTGTTGCTATAATAATAACAATAATTGGAATTCATAATCTTGCAAAAGAAGAACAACCTGTTGCTGATATAGAGCCTTCTATTGTTTATAATTATTGTCCTACTTGTGGCCAGTTAATGGAGGTAGAAAATGAGTAATGAAATGAAAGATTGGATGAATGATACAATAGAAGAAAATAGGAAGCTTTGTAAACTTTATCCTTTTCTCGATTGTGACCGTACTTACGAATTTACTTGGTTAGATTCTGTTCCCATAGGATGGCAGGAAAGTTTTTTGAGTATGTGCCAAAAGCTTGTTCCTTTTAAAGAAGATTTTAAGATTCTTGAGATAAAAGAGAAGTATGGTCAACTTAGGGTTTATTTTTGGACGGATGATGAAGTTGATGAATATGGAGAAATTTATAACCAAGTAGAAGAAATTATTAATTCTTGTTGTAATTCTACTACTACTATTTGTCCAGCCTGTGGGAAAGAAAAATCTAAAAAGAAATATCTTTGTGAAGATTGCTTGAGGAAGGTAGCGTTATGATAATGCAAAAAACAGGTTGGATGGTGCGAAAGTTGATTAATACCTTTCGTAAGCCAAAGAAGAATTAAATATTTAATAAAATTTTAAAAGCAAATTGAATGTTTCTTGTTTGAGCGATAAAAACATTTAATTTGCTTTTTTTTGAAATTTGTGTTATAATAATTATAGAAAATGAAAGGAGAAAGAAAATGAATTTGAATTTGTTCAAAATTAGTTTTTGGGAAGATAATGAACTTGTTGATAAGATGGGTATTGTAATGGGCAATACTTTGAGTGATGCCGTGAAGAATCTTGAAGATTATTTTGGAGATATTGAAGAAATTTCTTATCTTTCTCCTATTGGTGATTCTATGGCTTATGAATTAGATGATTCTAATTACGAATTTTTTTCTAATATAAAAGATAATTTTATTTGGTGATGATTATGTATGAAGATGAAGAAGTAAAGTATCGAAAGAAAAGACAGCATCGGCCGCCGAAGAAGTCTAAACATAAACATGATTATCAGCCTTGCCTGTTTAGTTCTCCAATAGATGCTTTTAACATAGAAAAAGGACATTATCCTGTTCATAAAATTTTTCGAGGAACTTATTGCCCTAAGTGTGGCAAGGTTGGTGAATGGAATTTTTTGGATTATCTTACAGGTAAGAAAATCACAGAAGAAGAAGTACTTACACTCCCCTTGTTTGATGTGGACAATGTATTCATGACAAAGTTTGTAGATTTGGAGGAAAATAGAAATGAGAGATTTTTTTCTGAGTGATTTTAAAGAAGAAGTAGTTCAGGAATTAATGGAAAGTCATGCTTATGATGAAGACGAGATTGTAGCGGTGCCTTTTGATGAGAAGTTGAATGAAACAATCTCTCGTATTTCTGGTAAATGGGAACAGATTTCTCAGATGATTCCTCTTTTAAAGGAAATGGGTTATACTGAAATGCGTCTTTATTATGAAGATTGCGGCATTTGGGTTCTTCAATGGCATAATCCCGAATTTGACAATAGTGAATGGGTGCTGATTAGTTATGATTAAAGAAGCGAAAGAATTCGCATCATACATGATTCAATATCATGACTATGGCCGCATTGAATGGGATGGAAATAAATGGTATATTACTACGCCAAAAAGTTCTTTTCAAATTATTAAGAGTAAAAAGGGTTATGCCATTTGGAGAGAGGTAACTAATGGTATATTTTTTAAACAAGAAGAACTTGGTAATTTAACTTTTGCTTTGTTCCGTTGTTATTTCAGAGATTATTGTAAAGAGAATGGTTTAAAGGCTAATGCAAAACTTTATACTTCTTTTTACAAGCAGTTTAACAGTTATTTAATTCTTAAAGCGATTGAGCGAATGGAGATAGAATAATGGAAGAAGTTCAGCAGTTTATGAATCAATTCTTGGAAGATGCTGTTAATTATGGACTTGGAGAATGGCTTGTTAATCCTAATAGAAATATATATGCTAATGCAGAACATACAGAAATGATTTGCAATTTGAAAAAAGATTATGATTTTTCTATTGAGTTTGGTACTTATCGTCATACTTTTATTTTTGATGATTGTGATTGGGTTTTAAAAATTCCTAGAAAAATTGGAGAGCATAATTACAATGATTGTGAAATAGAAGTAATGGTTTATAAATTGGCTGAAAAGTATGGATTACATCATTTCTTTGCATCGGCCGCGAAGCTCGTACCTTTTAACTGTAATTTGGGGGAAATTCCTATTTATGTAATGAAGAAAGTTGTTGTAGATGAAGATCGAGTTAGTGACCATTTTTATTCTCTTTATGATGGAGATTCAGAAGATGAAGAAGATGTTAGTGAATGGTATGAAAATAATTTTGATGAAGTAGATGCAACAATGCAGGCTTTTGTGGATTATTATGGTGGTGTAGAAGCAGATATTCTCCAAAATTTTCTGAATAACATTCATATAAACGACATTCATTCTGGTAATGTAGGCTATGATGAAGATGATAATCTGATAATTATTGATTATGCGGGGTATAGTAGTGAGGATTATTGGGATAAAGAGCATGAAGCTAAGATTAAGAATATTTTGGAGCAGCTTGAAGAGAAAAATAAAAAACTTAACTGGTAATGTTACTTTGACGCCAAGTGGTGAATGTTTATTGAATTATTTGAAAAAGAAAATTGCTGGTGAAATTAATGAAGATAATGAAATATCTCATTATGAAAAACAAATTGAATATTTTATTAATTTAGCTACTAAATATTTAATTGAATTAGGTTATGTTATCACTGATGATGATAAAAAAATTATAATGGAACAAATGGTAACAGATTTGGAATATGTAAAAAAAGAAAGGAAAATGAGAGTTTAATGGCTAAGTATTGTTGTCGTTGTGAAACTCCTGTTACTGATTTTGCTGCGGTTATTACAAAAGTGATTAATCCCAATGAAGGTGGTGCAATTCAGTGGCAGCTTTTGAAAACAAAAAATGATGTTGAAAAAGCAAAAAGAGTTTATTGTGTTGATTGTATTGAATCATTGGTTAATTGTTTTCCTGATGATGAACAGATAATCGTAGGAATAAGAGAAAGATAATGGACGAGAAGAAGATGAATGGCTGCTTGATTAAGCAGTCTTTTTTTTGTTGGTTGCGGCCGATGGTAAAAAATTTTGGGAAAAATCAGCATTGAGAATAGCATCGGCCGCAGAGTCCAATGGAATTTTGGGGAAAATTTTGTAGAAAATTATGGTGTGAAAATTTGGGAAAGAAAATTTTCGGAAAATTGTGGAGGAATCAAAGAGAAAAAAAGACTTTAATACGTAGATGAATACGTATTAGTATACGTTATTAAATACGTATTAGTATACATTATTAAATATGTATTAGTATACGTAATAATATAATTAATTATTAACGTATTAATAAACATAGTAGTATACGTAATAGTATACTTATACTTAAACGTAATTAGGGGCCAAGCAGCTCAAAGCAGAAGAAAGCTGCGCGCAGCGCCGAATTTGGCTTTCGCCAAGGGCGGAAAGGCAAATTCACGACAACGTAGAAGTATACGTATTTAATTACGTTATTAAGGGCGAGGGCCGAGGAGGCAGCGCCAGATTGTTATCTGGTTGTCATCAACGCAGGCTCCGGCGCAGTGCTCTGCATAGTGCTCTACGTAGTAGAATACGTAGATTATGCTGCTGGTGGTCAAAAAATGGTGTGCCAAGTTATGTGGCGGGGCAATGCTCGAAATGACAAGCAATTGGTAGTGAGTGGGAAAAATACCTGGCAAAATTTCAAACCCTTTGCAAATTTTCAAAATTAAAAAAACTTTTTTTAAACAAAAAAAAAGACACCTTTCGGTGTCTTTTTCTACGTATTCACATACGTACTCGTATACGTTAAGCCAGCTTGTAGCCCTTCTGCATACCCTTCTTGGGAATCTTTACATCGCCAACAGTTGCAATGCCTGCCTTAACAAGCTTACGACACAGGGAAGAAGTCCTCTGAACAGAACACTCAATCACACCCTTCAGGTCGGAAGCAGTCTGGAATTCAGAGGTCAGTGCGGCGGCCAGTGCATCAAGCAGAGGCTGGTCCTCAGCTGCCTTTTCAGCACGCCTTGCAGCGGCCTTTTCATTGGCGGCATCAATACGAGCGATTTCCTTTTCGGCGTGCTCATGCATTTCAGCGGAGAGGGAAGTGTTGGATACGATAGCTTCGAAGAATTCACGATTAGTCATAGTTTGTTATCCTTTCAGCGTCGGTCGCCACCCAGTTTTTTTTTGAGAGGAGAGAGTTACTATCTCTCTCTCACTTTCTATATATATTATAGCAGACTTTTTAGAATTTTTCAAAGTTTGAAAAGCTTTAAAATGCGGGCGACAGAAAATTTGACAGCTTCAAAAAGTTGTAGCTGCCGCAAATTTGTGTTATAATAAAAGGGGAAATGTAAATGTAAATCGCAGCTGCGTCAAGTTTTTACAGCTCAATTCGCAGCTCACCTACATGAAATTTGACAGCTGCGGCAATTCGCAGCTCAGCTGAAATTTGACAGCTGCCGCAATTTGACAATCGCAGCTCATTCGCAGCTCGTTTTAAAATTTGACAACCGCCGCGACTTGACGCCAGGGCGAACTGCCGCGAAACTTGACATTGATCAAAATTTGACACTTCATCGCTTTAACACGTTAAAGTATAATATATAAAAAATTTGACCCTTGACAACTTGACAAAAGCATGGTAAAATGTTAATGTGGGAAAAATTTGACGTGCGCCCGGGCATCTTCGGCGGCACTTGTCAAGAAAAACTTTGGGATTACTCCCAAAGTTTTCCGTTTTCAATTCCACGCTTTACACATTCACAAAAAATTTCTTTTTCAATCATCACATCTTCTAAACCTGTATGACTTTCCACAAACTCATTATTACCACTTAAAAAGCGATAAATAATTTCGGCTGTGAAACGCTTGCAACCTCTTTTAGTTACATAACCATTTTCATAACAAAAACTGTCATAATCTTCACACTGAAAAGCCTTGCGCGCCATCTTCAAAGTATCCCAAACTTCTACACCATAGGGAAGAAAATAACGATACTTGCTATTTGTTAAATAACGCTGAGTAGTAGAAAGACTGAGATAATCAAACCTTGCATTGTGCGCCATGATTACCTGTACATTATGACGCTTGCAACAATCTACCAGTTTGAAATGAATAGTCTTAAATCTTGCAAGGATACGTTTACCATTTTCAATATCTTCCCAATACTGGGGAATCTTATCCGCAAAATATGCGCTTTCCATCAGTTCTTTATCAAGGAATACATCAGCGACAACATAACTTGCAGTTTCATAAACTTCGCCATTCTCATCAATGACTGCCCACCCAATATCATAAGTAATGGGATCATCAAGAGAATTAGTGGTTTCGGTGTCAAGAACGATATACTTAGTCATGGTTTGTTTTTTCCTTTCCTTTATCTTACATTTAATATTATACAGTAAAAGATGGAATTTGTCAACATCTTTTTTAAAAATAATTTGTGTTAATTTTTTAACAATCGCCGCCCGGGCAGAAAGGGTTGACAATGTCAACCCCTTTTCCATTAATTCAGATGTTCTACATAATAATCTGCTTTCTTTGCGCAATAACAAATTGCAACATTCAAATCAAATTTATCGGAAGGATTGTATTTGACACTCGCTATACGGCCACTGTCAAAACCGCAAGTTGTTACACCATTGATAGAATTGACAAACACAATTTCTTTTGCGTGAGACTTCACCCACTTTGCACTCGCTTCGGAAAGATCTTCTTCGGAAAGAATATATTTCTGAAAAATTACCTTTTTATCTTCAATAAAAATTTCCAGTGCTTCACCTTCCCTAATATTCATCGTTCTACGAATTTCCTTAGGAATAACTACACGACCCAAATCATCAACACGCCTTACAATACCAGTTGCCTTCATTTTCTTTATTTTCCTTTCCTTTTGATGTATTAAGTATATCATACTAAACTAAATTTGTCAACACTTTTTTAGAGTTAATTATTTAACAATCGCCCGGCCATAAAAAAAGAAGGGTGTCAACCCTTCCTTAAAGTATTTTTGATTCACTTGCAAAATATTTTGCCTCATATTGTTCCACAATGGCTTTAACCTTTGCGCTTTCTTTTTGAGTGGCGCAATAAAAATTAAACAAAGTATATTTACCAAGATTTTCAATATAACTATGGGGAACATCTTTCAAATCAAAATGAACTGCATTAGTCCACTTAGAGGGAACAGTAACTTCAACCTTCCAAAGTTTGTCTTTACGTTTCTTTTCTTCCACCCACTTAACCACGAACACGCCCACGAGATTGGCGGCGGCAGTTACTGAAATCTTAAACCATAAATCCAAATCACTTGCGGTTAACACCACAATATAAGTATAAAGACCATAAGCAACTGCATTGACAACTGCGGCAATATACTTATTGCACTTAATGGTAACAATGGATTTAATAGTTTGAATGATAACATTGATTACATTAAAGATTGCGAAAGATACCATAATTTACGCTCCAATCATCCAAATTGCACAATACATTACATAAATACTTACAATTACGGCGAGTGTCATTGCACCACGAATTGCCCACCATGCGATAGAAAAGGGACGAACCTTTTTATTACCTACTTTGATATAATCATCAGAAAAAATTTCTTTTACTTCGTTAAACATCGTTTTGATTTCCTTTCCCTTACCTTGTATCTATATTATAAACCAATTTTCTTTAAATGTCAACACTTTTTTAAAAGTTAATTATTTAACAAAGTTGCGCCCGGGCACAAAAAGGAAGGCCTGTCAAGACCTTCCCTTGAATTTATTCTTCTTCTTTTTTCTTTTTCTTTTCTTCTCTCAGTTTCTTATCTCGTTCAATTTTCTTTTCTTTTGCTTTCTTTCGTTCCTCTTCTTTCTGTTTCTTTTCTACGAGTTTCATCTCATATTCTTCTCGTTTTGCGTAACCATCATCACCATCATCCTTTGTGACTTTGACAACAATTTCACACCATCCCTCTTCACCATCAACTACAATGGGGAAATTCACAGTATTGGAATTAATCATTCCAATATCATCACCAATTTCCGCTTTAAGGAAATCCATCATTTTAGCAACGAGTTCACCACGAAATTTGTTTGCAAGATTCAGTTTCATTTTTTGTTCCTACCTTTCCTTTGATATATTAAGTATAACACAAATTTGAAATTTTGTCAAGTTTAATTTTGATAGTTATTTTTTTAACAATCGCCCGGCCGCGACACCACCACCCCTAGTGGTGTCGCAAGTAAAGGAAGGAAAGGAAACACAATATAGTGTTTAATAGTGGGATGTGTGGGAGTTGCACCCACTTATGCTATTCATCCCATGAGAAGGGGAGAAAAATCTCCCCATTTAATTTAGGCGAGTTTGTACGCCTTGACCTTGTTCTTCTTCTCGTTCTTCACCTCACTTGCCACAAGTGCGCCATCTGCTACCAACTGCCTACAAAGTGCGCTTGCCTTATTGGGAGAAATTTCTACCAGTTCCGCAATGGTTGCGGCAATGGTGTAGTCCTTGTCTTTGAGAACATCGAGAATCCTCTGCTTGAAAACAAGGTTTTCCTTCTGGGAGGGAGTCACAGTTCCCTTCTTCTTTTCATTCGCTTCATCCATCTTGCGAATGGCTTCGGCGGCATATGCCATGATTTCTTCGTTCACAGTGCCATTAGATACGAGAGTGTAGAAGTTACGAGCAGTCATCTTTTCCATGGTAAATTTCCTTTCTTTGTTGGCGTTGGTCGCTACCCTTTTCTTGATTATATTGTACCACAACCCTTTGGGATTGTCAATACCTTTTTTTTATTTTTTTTTATTGTTCCAATGGGTGATTGTCACCACTGTAAAGGGTCATCTTGCGTTGCCAAAGTTCGTTACCGTGTTTCCCTTTCCCTTGGAACAATTATAGTATAACAGATAGAGAGAGAAATGTCAACACTTTTTTCAAAAAAATCTTTGTTAAGTTTTTAACGATGCGCCCGGGCGCGACACCACCACTCATAGTGGTGTCGCAAGAAAAGGAAACACGATATATGGTGTTAACTAAGAATTGCATCGGTAATATCAACCCAAGGCAAAGTTTCAATGTTTTCAACTTCGTTAATTTCTACTATGCCGCCGCAACACGCGCAGATTATTTCATCGTGATAAGCTATGCCCACAAAATAGTCTACATTGTTTTCGTGCATTATTTCCCTATCCTGCCAAAACATAACTTGTGTGGGTGTTTCAAAGTATTTCTTCATAATTGTTATCCTCTCTTTTCTTTCCTGTTCCCTTGGAACAATTATAGTATAACACAAGACTGTATTCTTGTCAATACTTTTTTCAAAAAAATTTTGGGAAACGCCCGGGCACTCGTGAAATTTTTAACAAACGATGTTAAAAAAAAGGAGGAAATTTCCTCCCTTTTTCTTAAAGCATTTCAATCAGTTTGAACAGTTCTTCTCTTTGTTTCATAATTTTCTGAAAACGGTTATTATCCTCAATTTCAAGTGCCATGTTTCCGAGTTCTACATACATTCTGTAAAGTTCCTGCTTCATTTTTTTTACTTCCTTTCCTTTTCTTTAATATAATTATACTATCAATCGGGGAAAAAGTCAATACTTTTTTCCAAAAAATTTTAGGAAATCTGCCGGGCAAAGACTGACTAAAAAGTCAATCTATTTTAGGAATTTATTTTAATTATTTTTTTCTGTAAAAATTTTCTAATATAATATTCTAAAAAACTTATAATTTTAATTTGACTTAATTCTAAAAAATATGGCGTTGGAAAAAACTTTTCAAAGTTTTTCAGATTTCTAAAAGACCTTTTATTTTTTACATAAAGTTTTTGAATTGTTTTATTATATTTATCTGTATAAAATGCGCAATAGTAATTCATTTTTATTCTCCTTTGTCCTTCCCTTTACTGTACTTGTATTATACACTCTTTTCTCTTTCTTGTCAACCCCTAACCCGCAAGTTATTTAATTAACGATCTCCGCGGCGGCCCGGGCAACCAAGACGATGGTTTACACCATCGCCTTGAGTGTTTCAATGATTGCATTCACATTGAACGCTAATCCATCACCAAGCATCCACTCTTTGCGGTTGCGTTCCTCATCATCAAAGAGAACGCCATTCGGATGTTCAACTACTTCATTCTTTGGAGTGCCATATCTTACAATACAAATCTCATTCCATGCAACAGACCCCAAATGCCTTTTCAACCATTTTCTTTTTGCCAACGCAACTTTTTCGGCATATTCATCACTACTATTTTTTGATAACCAAGTAATAATTCCAATATGATAACCTGCACGCTGAAGGCGATTCAGTTCATAACTCAGCTTCCGCATATCCACAAGGCTTTTAGCTTCTCTATATGGCTTCGTTTGTTCAGCTATCAAGCTGTCAAGCCAACCCTCTACACCATACAGGTCAGCGATAGTTCCATCCATGTCAAAGTATACAGCCTTCATATTCTTAGCTCCTTCCTTTTGTAGCTCTATTATAACACAGCTTGTTCAGATTGTCAATAATTATTTTTCAGCGCGGCCGGGCCGAGGTGAGGGTTAGACCCTCTCCTCGAACCATTTCAGCATCTTGCCGCTAGTTGCCTTGTAGCGGATGCGGCCCTCTTTGTTGTAGCTTGCCCACTCGGTGGTGAAGGTGCGGAACTCATCAGCGTTCATTATGTAGGCGGTGCAGGTGCCATCCATGATTACTACCCAAGCCCAGGATTCGGAGGCGGTGCGGGCGAAGTAGGTGTCCAGGCTGGATTCCATATCCTTGCCCAGGATTTCGTTAACCAGTGTAGCTTTACTGGACTTGACGCTCAAGTGTAGCTCCTCAATATCCGAGCCTGCATCAAAGGCGGTGTTAGCATCCTTTTCGCAGGCGTAGCCCATGCAGGACTTGAGGACAGCTTCAGAAAACTCACCGTTGTTCAGGTGCTTTTCACCGTCAAAGGTATAATGCGCGCCCTTATGATCGGGATCGTACTGGTAAGCAGGGATAGCGGTTGAGATAAATTTTTTCATGGGGTCGGTTTCCTTTCCTTTATCTTATGTACATATTATAAACGATACAAACGGGAAAATCAACACTTTTTTTATTAAACTTTTGTAACAGTTTGTAATAGTTTTGTAACAATTAAAATCCGTTTTGCTTTGCTGCTTTAGTGCTTTAATGCTTTAGTAAACTAAAGTGTTAAATATTTAACAAAGGCCCCCCCCGTGGTTTACGGGAAAGTTTGTGATCTTTTTAACAAACACGGGCTACCTGGAAAATTCGTACCACGAAGCTAAAATTCGTACCACGAAGCTAAAATTCGTACCACGAAGCTAAAATTCGTACCACG